AACCACATAGCCACATAACCCGCAGGATCATAGCCATGAAAACACCTAAGCTCTTAGCCTTTCTGTCCAGCTACCGCTTAGAGCGCCGTGCTCTTAAAACCATCAAGAAAGCCCAGGCGGAGGCTACGCGCTCCGCGCGCCTTACTCCCGATGGGTTAGACCCAAACGACCCGGACGATAAGGTGTTTATCCAGATCGGTCAGCGTGTCGAGGAAGAGAGAAACAAGGCTAAACGCCTCGCTCGCTTAGCCCAGATCAAGCAGATCGCCTATCGTCTTATGGAAGCTGAAATCACCAAGCAAGGGATCAATGTCAACCAGACCCTTGAGCTGAAAAGCCTGTCGATGTCTGCCTACAAGAAAGCCGTGCGTATCTACGACATGGTGGAGGAAGCGGAGAAATTCACCAATGCAATCTGACCAGAATCTCAGTGATATCTGGGGAGCTACTGACGAGCCTCCTGAACCAGACCTCAAGGAGCGTACCGACGCTGCTTGGTCTTACCTCGCTCACTCGATCTACCAAGCCTGGGGTCGTGGTAACGGTGTAGGCAATATCGCCAGGTTCTACAACGTCAACCGTAACATCATAGACGCCATCATCAATGGTGATCGAACCAAGCCCAAGCAGGCTGTTCCTGCTTGGATTCTTGCCCGTGCAAAGGAGGTAGGATGGAAAGGGTGAATCGTCTGACCCGGTGAGCGACAAGTCCCTTACTGTTGACCATAAAACAAGCCCAGCCTAACCAGCTGGGCTTTTTTGTTTGCCGTAGATTTGCCTGCTGTGCAAGCGTTTAATAGATAAACAGCAAGACAAGCTAAACAAGAGCTAATAACAGGATGGGAGAGTGATTTCGTGAGACGTCCAACGAAGCAAGAACTCCGGGAGTCGCAAGAACGCGAGGCCAAGCTGGAAGAGTATCGTCTGAACCAGTGGGCAGAAGTTAGGTATTGGGTGCATTTGCAGTTAGAGCGTGGTGCTGAACCCCAAGACCTGATGAAGCAGCTGGGTCTGACCATACAGGGCTATGATGCCTTAATGAGCACTGATGACCGTGCGGTGCATCGTATGACGGTCATGGAGGCTAACTCGCGTGTGCGAGCTTGGGAGTTGCGCTACAACGATGGTTTTAAGGTGTTCGCAGAGAACCTGATTGCGAGCAAGACGGGGTGGTAGATGACCAGCTTGAGTGATATCTGGGGCGTTAAGAGTGAAGAGGAGCCTTTGGGTGTCTGCCATCTCACCGAAGCGCAGTTGAAGGCTATACCCACGCGGGACATTGTTGATTGGCTGCACCATCGTATCGTGGCTATCAACGATATGACCAACGACGAGTTCGACAGCATAGTCATGCGATGTCACCTGCGCATGGCGCTTGGTGCGTATCGAGCCGTCTGCGGTCTGGACTACAAATGGTTCGATAGCGGTCTTCGTCCGATGCAGAACTTCAAACTCCGGCATCTGTACAAGGTCTTGGTTGGCAGTTACATCGAAGACCAGATCGTCATGATTCGTAAGGGGCAGGAGATATGAGCCTGGGTGATATCTGGGGTGCGAAAGACGAACCACAGAAAGCTGACATCGGCGCACTGATGGAGAAAGCGGCTTATGAGAACCGTATGCACATGCTCCGGAAGATCGAGAAGTGGTTTACTGGCGGCCCGGGTGTTGTGATGTCTGTGGCAGAAATGGAGACTGCTCTGGGTATCGATCACGCTGAGGCGGCTCAACTGATTCAAGGCGTAGCAGCAGAAATCTGGACAAGCGCAAGGACGATTACCGTGTTTAACGCCTTCGACAAGCTCAAGAGCGAGGTGGAGGCAGAACAAGCGGGGCTAGTATGAACGACGCAGAGAACCTACGTCGGTTGCAGTGCCTGTTTGAGCACTGCGCCGAGAAAACCATGCACGACAAGCTGGACGTGAGCAAGAACGACGCCGGCGCGTTTACTAATCAACGAACCAGTGACCTGTTCAAGCTCTGGCTGAGCGGTCACGGACAAGGCGTTGCAGACTACGCCGTACAAAGAGGGGACGTAAAGCTATGACCAAGATTCACCTGATTGACTGCCCGTTCTGTGGCTTCAAGCCCGACGAGCAGAACGATGACTGCATCTACCCGGTCAATCGAGAAAGAACCGTGTACAACCTGGTCTGTTACGAGACTGGCGGTGGTTGCGGCGCTTCCGTTCTCGGCTCTGATGCAATGGACTGCATTGATCGCTGGAACAACCGCAAGGGCAAGAAGTACCCGATCGTGCATACCAACCCAAAGATCCCGGGTTCTGTGGTTCAGTACGACGACAACGTGTTTATCTGGCACACTTTGGACGACGCATTGCGTCACAGAGAGCCGGAAATGCGTGTTGCCAACAGCTTGAAGCGAGCCTGGGCACACCTGGCTAGCCATTTGCGTATACGAGGTGTTCTGTAATGAGACTGTCCGAACTGAAAGCGCTGGTCGACAAAGCGACAGAGCAGTGCGCGAAACACCGTTGTGGTGATCCTTTGGTCTGCACTGTGGACTTTCGTCATGAAGGTCAGCGCCGTGCAGAAGCAGGTGACTGCGAGGAGCTGCGCCACGTTGAAGAAGCCGGCTTGATTGAAATGCGTAGCCTGGAGCCGGCGTGTAGCGATCTGGAATACTTCAATCGCGAAGGCATGTTCGCCAACGTGCCGATCTTCTACATTACTGGCGACGATACGCAGGGGATTCTGTAATGGAAGAAGGTGACGCTATCAGAGAGTTGGCCGATGTCGTTGAGGCGTGGTTCAACGCTCGATCCGAGCAGCTTCAAGGCATCATTGACGGCTGCACTAAGAGTAACGGCTCTATCATGCTCAAGACGCCTGATGGCGATGTAGAGATGACTGGTGACAAGCTCAAAGGCTTTGTTGGCGGTCTTGCTGTCGCCGCCGAGCTGTTCGACAAATTGCCGTTCACCCTTGAAGATGCCGAGCCTGAGGATGAAGAGTTGGAAGATGAAGACCCTACTCCGGTGCTCGATCATAAGGTTCCCGAAACCCCTAAGCCCGAAGGGTATGGCGTTTTCTCCTAAGCCGACTGGCAAGCGTTTACTTATCGCGTAAACGCTTGCATACTTTACACATCAGACAGACAAAACGAGATTTCAATCATGGCTATGCCACGAACCATCGAAGTAGGCGATATCAAGATGCCAAGTCGCCAGATAAACGTGGGGCTCAACATTCTTGACGTCCCAAAAGGCATCGGGCGCAACAATCGGAACAAGTGCTGGCAGGTCAAAATCGTTCGTAAAGGCGAGGTCGTGCTGTCCGGGCAGTTCACTGACGCCCAATATGGCAACGCGCAGAAGTCTCTCCAGAAGGCTATCGAGTTTCTGGCTGATTCGAAGCTGGTTGAAGCGCCAAAGACCTTGAAGCTGACCACCCGGCTGTCGCTGTTCTGGGGTTGCAGTGGTGCGAATGTGCTCGGTCTGAGCGCGAACCTGTACAACGAACACATCGGTCGCACGCACACGACCTACCTGATCAGCCAACATAAGATCGGTTCTGGCAAGATCGACGGTCTTCAAGAGAAATTGGTGGGTGTGTTCATTCGGCAGTGGGCGCAAGTCAACAACGCCAGTATGAGTGACCTGCCGTCTTGGAAGCATATCAAGATCGTCGCTCAGGTTGGCGACATCATGGATAGTCAGGAGTGGAAAGACTTCATGAACCTGGGCGCTGAGTTAGCCGCCCAGAAAGAGGCGGATCAAAGAGAGTCCAAAGAGACCAAGTAATTCCGGCCTTCCGTAACGACATTCCCGAACCCATCAACTAAAAACCCCGCTCTCAATGCCTTGTCATCAAGAATGACTGGCTGAGAAGCGGGGTTTTCGTCTTGTGCGTCTTCAATCAACGGAAACAGGTCACTTTGGCGGTCGCTGAAATCGACCAGTCTGAAACCCTTCCCGTCATCTACAATCAGGTAGAACATAGTGGCGTCTCCTCGAAGCACGCCACTAGCGTATCACTAGGCAATTTTCCGAGCTACATCAACCGGATAGCCGTCACGAACGAACGCAACCAGGTCTTTGAAACCGCCAATGTGATACTGACCGGAAGCGTTATCCAGAATGATCTGGGGCAATGAGCGCACCGGGCCTACCTTCTCGATCAGTTCTTGTGGGGTGAATTTCGTCACCTCTCGAAACGCCACGCCCTCGCGTTCCAGTAATTCCTTGGCGTTCTTGCAGTCGGGGCAGTCTGGCATTGTGTAGACGAGGTACAGAGCAGTCATGTCGAACCTATTGGTTTCGGGTGAGTTAGGGGTCTATGATAATGCACGCACAACGCGAATAACATGGGGAAAGTAGTATGACCACTCTCGCATTTGATGGACGTTACGCCGCTGTCGATGGCCGATCTTGCTGTGGTGGCACTATCACCGGCAAGTCCATCAAGAAGCTGTTCCTGATCAACGGTGTTCTCAACGGCAAAGAAACCGAGTTCCTGTACATGGGCGCCGGCAGCTATGCGATGGTCAATCTGATCAAGAATTGGCTGGAACAGGGTAACGATCTGTTCTCGCAAGACCCGGAACACACTATCCCTGAGATTCAACCCGATTCCTGGGAAGGGATGATCATCACCAAGGATCGAGAGGTGTTCGATCTGGAGCAAACCTTGATCCCTATGATGGGTGAAGCGCCATGTGCTGGCGGCTCCGGGTTCCCGTTTGCTCTGACTGCCATGCGTCTCGGTCAGAACGCTGTGCAGGCTGTGTACTCGGCTATCGAAATGGACTGCGGTAGCGGCGGTAAAGTGACCGCGTTCGATACAGAAGCCTGGCAGTTCGTTGAGCCAGGTGATGTTCGATGAACAAGGAAGAGTACGACGGTCTATAGACCTGGCAAGCTGTCTAAAAGCGCTCTATTTGAGCGCTTTTTGTTGAGCGCTATGCTGACTTGTCTTGATCGAGAAACGCGCTGTAATCGCTTAAAAACGAGCTTCCCAAGCGTGTCGTTTCTGCTCGCTGTGAGTGCTAAAACAAAGACAATAAAAAGCCCGCTTTCGCGGGCTTTTGTCTCTGCTTCGGTGTGTACCGAGGGTTCGTTCCCGTCAGAGTGCGGGCTTTAGGAGTCACAGATTTGTAAGACTGGTGGAGCAGGAGGTGGGAACAACACCAGCAGTCTCCCGGTAGGCTCTGTGATCTTTCGTAGTGACACCCACAAACCAAAGGCATAGTCACCGCTACTTACATTCACCTATCCGGCATGCTACAGAACGACACACCCAACCCTCTAACCAAGGGAGAGCAACCAAAAGATAAGGCATTCTCTTACAGAATGCCAACTCTTTTTGGATATGGTGAGGGCAAGGGGACTCGAACCGCCTAAAATCATCGGGTTCACCACCCGACCGCTTTCCCAATTTGCGTATACCCTCAAAACTGGTGGAGTATGAGGGAGTTTAACCCTCGTCGATCCTTCCGGACCCTGCCTCCCATATGTGGCAGTGATACCCCAAAATCTTCATTCTTGGTAAGCAGGCGCTTTAACCAGCGTAAGCTAATAGCCCTGTTAGGCGGGCCGTCCGAATCAAGGGAGTTGAACCCAAGTTCTCCTGCTTACCAAGAATGAAGACTTCTCAGTCTTCATTACCGTGAACGTGATAGAGGTAGTCGACAAACGCCTCATAGAACGTCCCGGCATTGCTCTCTGGTAACTCCAGAGGCCAAGTTTCTGGATCAGCAGCTTTTGACCGCTGATCCAGCCACCACGCTTTGAAGTCTGCAGGTGAGTTCTGAACCTCAGCTACAAACTCGTCCAGCGAGAAGGTGGTCATTTAGCTGCCGACTACGCGAGTGGTCAGGCTGCTGATCGCACTCTTCGCGGCCATGCCGTAGGCTTCGAAGGTGCCGGCCCAGTTCCACTCACCGAGAACCCACTCACCGAAGGTCTTCTCGTCCAGAGTGACTTCATCGCCAATGGACATTTCAACCATCGCGATAGCCTTGTCGAAGGACTTCGCGTAAGAGCGAGGCTTCTCGCAGTGGCGACTGAAGTCCAGATTGGACAGATCGCCGACGGCTACGCGCTCAGCAGCGGCCTTGACGAAAGCTTGAGCGGCCTTGACGTAATCGTCATGGGCTTCGGCGAAGTCCTTCTGATGCTTCGCCAGGCCGGCTTTCAGCTTTTCCAGCAGCTCAGCTTTGAGAACCGTGATCTTGCGTTCGTTACCAACAAACATGATGTAACTCCCGTTACGTTGATGAAAACTTAGGTTCTGAACCATCGACGGATTTCTCCGCCAGCCAGGTTTCGATGGTTCAGACCTAAGCTTTCGCTCGATGAAACGTGGACTCGCGCCGGCGGCCCACGTTTCTAGTCATCAATTATCTATTCATCGCCTCGCTTAGAGGTCGGCTCGGAGGTTTAACGGACCTCTGCTCGACAAGCCCAAACGAGGCTTACTGCTTTTCGGCGCTAGGTTTGGCTTTGATCAAGGGCCAGATCAAAGCCAAGATTACGATGGCGAGGAACCCGTCGGCGAAGGTGCTAATGATCCGGGAAGCAGCATCAACAGCAACAACACCGAACAGCGCTAAGATTATGAGAATCGCCCGAAGGCGACTCCCCAGCTCAGCAAGAAAACCCATTACAGGTAATCTTTAACGTTCAGGTTCAGCCACTGAGCAGCTTCGGTCAGAGCCTTCTGCTCAGCTTCACCGATGCCGCCCAGGTCGGCAATGGTGGCCATGATGGTCATGGCGATATCAGCTTGTTCCGGATCGTGCTTGAGGTCTTCCAGCTCTTGCTTGGCACGACGCTTGATGATGCGAGGACCGCCGTCGGTGTACGAAGCTTCTGCGGTGTCCAGCAGGTTGGACAACTCGGCACCGAAGCCGGCCATCAGAGGTTCGTTGGCGATCAGCTTTTCGATCTTCTTGATTTCGTCCTCGCCCAGATCGCCGTCAGACGATGCGACGAAGAAGCAGCCGTAGATGGTGCCCTGAACCAGATCACGGTTCACTTTCTTGGCGATTTCAGCCGAGATTTCGGTGGTTTTCTTCTTCACGCCTTTACCGAAGATTGCGCCCAATAGACCCATTTTGTAGCTCCTAATAATCAGCGAGTCCAAGACTCGACTTTTGCCCTGTCTTGCGGAATTGCAAGGTTCAGGGTTAGTACACCGGCTTTCGCAGCCTTCTTGATGTACCGTTCAACGTGATCGCCGGGTTCAGACCAGCAGATCAACATTTTCGCTAGGCTACTGTGCTTACCCAACACAGGAAGACCGTAGATCAGCGAGTTTGCTACCACTTCCCATTGCTTCTCAGCTGTAGACAGCATGAGGAATCCTGGGTCGAGTGACCTTGCGAAAGCGACATCGCTACTACCCGGGCTAAGGTCAGAGGTGATACCCCAAACACTTGGCTTGTAGGGTTTCGCATCCGGGTTATCCAGCGATTCATCGATACACCCGTGAGGAATGTATGTGAAGAACCTGCCTTTGCACCCTTTGACGAAAGTCTCGTCGGCGATACCGCTTTCGCTACAGCGTAGGGTGATGCCTTTCTGAGACATCACACCCGCAATCTTGAACATCAGTTCCAGCACATCAGGAGGGGTGTTGCCTGATCCCGCGCCCACATATGCTTTCATCGTTGCTCTCGTTTGCTGCTGCGTTTCGATGAATTGAACTTTACAGACGCTGTGTAAGGTTAGCAAGCGCTTTGTGTAAGTTTTTTATCGAAGCCCAGCGCAGCGAGTCGGGAGCGAATTTGCGTGTACGTTGCTATATAGAAGAGAAAGCGCTTGCAGGTCATCCTAAAGCCCGGTTAGTATCGCCCTGTCGATTGCGGGCTAGCTCAGTCGGTTAGAGCGACGGACTCATAATCCGTAGGTCGCGTGTTCGAGTCACGCGCCCGCAACCAAATTCCAAGGTAGCTCAGAGGTAGAGCAAACGACTGTTAATCGTTTGGTCCCTGGTTCGATCCCAGGTCTTGGAGCCAATTTAAGACTCCGTAGTTCAGCCGGTTAGAATACTTGCCTGTCACGCAAGTGGTCAGGGGTTCGAGTCCCCTCGGAGTCGCCATTTACGCCGATTGATTCCACACTGGGATGTGGTAGGGGCTGTAACCCCCGAGTTGATGACTGCGTGGTTCGATTCCATCGGTCGGCACCAATTTCTAGGTTAGTAGCTCAATTGGGAGAGCGACGGATTCCAAATCCGTTGGTTGGTGGTTCAAGTCCATCCTAGCCTGCCAATTACCGTCCCACTCGAAAGAGCCAAGGTAACGAAAAGCCCCTCCAAGTGAGGGGCTTCGTCGTTTCAGGCTTTCGTGAATCCTAAGCCCTCGAAGTCGAATCTCTCCACAACGTTCTCTGCGAACCCCGGAGTTTCCATGACGATCCGCCGGCACTCGCGACTGTGGGAGTTTGTGTGGTTGTTCCAGGAATCCTGGAAGATCACCACCCAGCACACGTTAGGGCCAGACTTCTTCGAGCGCAGACCACGACCAATACGCTGACGCACTGCTACTTCTGCTTTGCCTCCACCTGCCAGGATGATCTGACCCACGGAAGGAACGTCTACACCTACGTCGAGAATGGTCGTACCAATCAAGACATCGAGCTTGCCGGCGCCCAGCATATCCAGAGCGCGCTGACGTTCTTCCTGAGAGTCCTCGCCCCTGATGAACTCCACTCGAAGACCGGCGGTCTTGAGCAGATTCTTGAGCAGATCACCATGAGCAGTGTGCTGAACCAGAATCATCGAGGTCAGACCGTACTTCTTGGCTTCCATTACAGCTTGGAGAACCTGAGTGTTACGGCCGGCGTTCTTCACGATCCCTCTTTCATACGCAACCGGGAATGCAGAGCCTCGGGTTACGCCTGTTGGAATCCGACTCTCCACGAACTTGAAGTACGGGGTTGCCAGAATGCCTTTGTCGATCAGCTCTTTCTCGGTAACACGAATGCCGATCGTACCTGCCACGGCAGCCAGGCGCATGTTGGCCTCTTCCGAGTCCTTCATGTTCGGCGTAGCAGTGAGAGCCAAACGGTAGTGAGCATTGGTCATCGAGTTGCAGAGGTCGAAGAACCCGGTACCGGATACCTCATGAGCCTCTTCAAGACACAGGAAGCCGATCTTCTCAAGGAAGGCTACAGTCTCAGCGCGGATACGAGCCTTCTTATCAGCGGTGTCCTGAGCCTTCTGACGCATATCCCGGGTCGAGGGTTCGTGCTTGTCCGTGATGGCCTGACGGATCTTCTCTGCCTTTGCTTTGGTTGCAGCGTCGGCCTTCTTGAGCAGAGAGGGATTCAGTGGAATGGATGCGGCTTTGTAAGCTTTCTCCACCTCCTTTTCGATCATGGTGCAGTGCTTTTCAACAAGCCGGTCCAGCTCGATGTCAAACGAGGACTTCTCCATACGCGATACCAGAGTATCCACGATGGCGAAGTTCACACCGTTCTCTTGTGGAGACCAGTGACCGTCACCCAAGAACCCTACAGGACGAGACGACATCGCGGTCTTGTAGCCCTTAGCCATCTGATACATCAAGGACTTACGAGTGGTGATGAACAGGGTTGGAAGTTTCAAGCGCTCACAGCACAGCTTGAAGATTTCGGACTTACCACCGCCAGTTGCTACCTGTGCAGTCATGCGCTGGAGTTGAACCAAACGCTGCATGGTTTTGTTCTGGTAGTCGTATCGAGGGTCAGGTGCGAACCCACTCACAACAGGGAACTCCGGGCCGCCAGGTGGAGGGACGACTTTACCCTGCACGATGATCCGGTACCCGTGCTTCTCCAGTGTGCTGCGAACGAGGCGGACGAACCCTGTCGGGAAGAAGTCCTTATTCATATCGAACATGGAGCCGTGAGCGACGCCCATGCCTTTAACACCCGTCTCTATCTTGTAGGACAGGAGTTCGTTCACAATCAGCCTGGCGTTGCGATCAGGTTCAATCAGTTTCGCCCGCACTGCGTTGTGGACGATTTTCAAGGTTTTGGACATAGATCACTTCCACTATTTGGTGTCAACCGCTATTGTACTCTTACTGTAAGGTTATCAACCACCCTATCAAGGTACACCAATGTCCACTAATGACTTCTCCGACCTCGACGACCTCGAAATGGAGCTGAATGACCTCAACGCGGTCGACGAAGCTCTCAAGGCGGCCGAGATTACTCCGACCACTTCGATGGAAGTTGAGTACGTCAACCCGCATGATCTGCTACCCAACCCCTGGAACCCGAACTCTGTCGATCCGGTCAACCAAACGAAGCTGGAAAACAGCATCAAGCGTGACGGCATCAAGCGCCCAATCGTGGTTCGTCAGCTCGACAACGGCGACTATCAGATCATCGGCGGCCAACATCGCACCGAAGCTGCAATCGAGCTGGGCATGAAGCATGTGCCTATCATCAATCGAGGCAAGATCAGCGATGCCGAAGCGAAGAAGGAAACCCTTCTGGACAACTACCGCTACGGCTCCGACAACCTGGATCGCCTGTCAGCTCTGCTGAGCGACCCGGATATCGGTGATGCTGCCACTCTGCTGGACACCATGCCGATCGACGAGGAAGAGCTGGCAGAGTATTTCAGCCACATCACTTCCGAGAACATCGACCTGGATATCGAAGCGGCCCTCGATGACGGTTCTGAAAAAGAGCCAGAGGAAGACGAGACGGTCGATCTGTCTACCGGTAAGCCTCTGCGTACTCACACCATCATTCGCTTCCGGGTGTCTATCGAAGACCAAGCGAAACTGGCCGAACTGATCAAGCAGGTGAAGATCGAGGAAGGCTATGTGACTTCCGATGACCTCACCAACGACGGTGATGCCCTGATTCACATGATCCGGGATATGTTCGAATGAGGGGAGGTGAATATAGCTCCGCTCGACTCGAAGACCTCAGCCCGGAAGAGCGGGATGAACTCACCAAACGAATAGCTCGACGGATGAGGCGCGAAAATGAGGATGCCCGTCCAATGAGCCCTGACCAGGACTTCTCCTGGGAAAACACTGACTTCAAGGATTACGAAAATGACTGAGGTTTACCAAAAGAAGGACGAGGTATGGTCGATCGATCGCCTCGTTCCTTACGCCATGAACAGCAAGAAACACGACCCTAAGCAGGTGGCGAAAATTGCGGCGTCTATTACCAAGCATGGATGGACTACTCGGATTATTGTTGAGCCTGATGGCACTATCATTGCAGGTCACGGTCGTCGTCTCGCTGCTATCGACCTGATGCAAGAGAAGGTGCCGGTCACCGTCTTGCACGGTATCAGCAAAGAACAGGCCCGGGCTTTGCGTCTGATCGACAACAAGACCAACGAAGGCGGTCATGACACCGCTCTGCTCAGCCAGGAATTGAAGGAGCTGGTACTCGATGAAGGCATCGACATGGGTGATTTCTTCGATGTACGCGATCTTTCGTTCGCCATTGACGACCTGGGCGATATGGATCTGGATAGCCTATCTCCTGATATCGCCCCCGAAGTGACTGCTCAGACTGCTCGCACCGAAGCTGAAATCGAAAACAAGGACGAGGAAGAAGTCTCCTTGACCAAGGCGATCGGTATCAGCCGTATCAGTGGTGCCCAGTCCCGTGAACTCAAGCGCTTCATTGGCGAAGCTCAAGACTTCTACGGTGTAGAGCCGGCAGAAGCTCTGCTGCGTGCCCTCAGTGACTGGCACGATGGCCAGGCTCGCGATCTGGATGACCTGAAATGAAGTACACCGTCAGCAAGACCTTCAAGAGCAACGTGGTTCGCAGCAACCGGGTGCTTGAGGTAGCAGAAGCATTCGGTCTGGGCCTCGAAGACAAGGACTTCACCGTCTATGACAACTTCGAACTGGATGTCGAGAAGGGCGATGTCGTGTATATCACCGGCCAGTCCGGGTCGGGTAAGTCTCTCCTGCTCAAAGAGCTGGCGAAACAGATCGCCGAACATGAGCCGGTAGCCGATATCGACAAGGTTCAGTACGAAGAGAAGCCTCTGATCGATCAAGTCGGGTCGAACACCGATGAAGCCATTCAGATGCTGTCTCTGGCCGGCCTGAATGACGCCTATCTGCTCGTTCGCAAACCAAGCGAGCTGAGTGACGGGCAGCGCTATCGCTTCCGTATCGCGCTCCTGATCGCCTCTGGGTGCCGTGTCTGGGTAGCAGACGAATTCGGCGCTGTGCTTGACCGTGTTACCGCGAAGGTGGTGGCATTCAACCTTCGCAAGCAAGCTGCAAAAGTAGGTGCTACGGTGATCGTAGCGACCACTCACAAAGACCTCCGAGAAGAACTCGCACCCACGATCTATGTGGACAAGCGCTTCAAGGACAAAATCAACGTAGAGGTAACACCATGAGCTTTGAAAAATTCGCAGTCTGGCTGTCCGGTTTCGCTGATCTGAACATGGGTAAAGAGCCCACCAAGGAACAGTGGGAGCTGATTGTTGAGCGCCTGGCCGAGACCTTCGATGAACCCGCCGGCGTTAATGTTGCGCCTGTAAAAGTCACTGTAGCCCCGCCATCCTCGTCTCACCCTGATTATGGCAAATGGGGTGGTGGCGGTCTTGCGGGTAATACCGGTGGTGCCATTGCTCGCAGCGCCGAATTTCGCATGAGTGATCATCTGAATTCCGTGTGTACAGCGCACACCTCTTCGATACCTGCCTTGGTCAATAAGGTGACTTCTGCCGGCGGCACCATTACCTCTCAAGCAACACCGATCACTACCCTAGAATCTCTCGGGTAACGAAAGCTGAGTAACCTTACACAGCGAACCAAAATAAGGTACTCTTCGCGGAGTACCTTTTTCTTATCTGGAGCATAACGATGTCGGAATTGATTCTGGTGGACTTCAAGAAACGTGAAGTGGTCAAACGCACCGATCTGGAGAAGCCAGCACCTGAATGGAGTGCGGCAAAGGACGCCGGGTTCAAACGATTCGTAGAAGGCATGGTTCATGTAGCCGAACACATGCACGCAAACGGCCGTAACTGGCGTCGTATGGTTATCGTTGCCCAAGAGGGTGACACCTGTCTCGCTATTTGGGACGAAAAAACCTGGGGTAACGAGGAAGTCTCGGATGCTCTGATGATGGCCTGTAGCAAGGTCGACCATGAAGTCCAAGGAGAAGAGGGTGAACCCGAACCTGCCTGAATATGAAATTGTGGTTGAGAGAAACCCGGGTGCTAAACCCCGTTTCTCTCTGCTGGATGGGATGCGAGTTGAACCAGGTTCGAAGGAAGACTGGGATCAACTCCATGACCTGCACTACAAGTCCGAAAATCTCCCTGCTGGCCCCCGTTATTGGCGCTGCGTTACTGCCGATGGAGACCTGGTAGGCATCGTCGTGCTCTCGACGGTGAGTCTTTTGCTGGCTCCTCGCCACGCTGTATTCCCGAAACTCAAGCCGGGACAAGACAGCAACTTCACCAACGTACACCGGGCTACCTTCCTGAACGCGAATTTCAGGCGAGCAGCTCGTATCGTCACGGACACAATGTACCGGGGTATCGGTGTTGCGTATCGAATGGTGAACCTGGCGATGCGAATGGAGGGTAAGCGGTTCATCGAGATTCAGTCCTCGATGTCCAAGTTCAACCCATTCGACGTGAAGGCTGGCTTCAAGCACGCCCATTTGCGACCTGCTGCAGCCTACGAGCAAGGCTTGAAGTTCATGCGGTCGCAGTTCGAAGCGCACCCTGCGGATCACCAGGCGGTCATGACTGAGCTTGATAGTTTCAGCCCGACCCATCGCAAGCGTGTGATGACCGCTATGCAAGACTTCTACTACCGCCACAGCGCACGCGAGAAGACCGGTTCGAACCTCAACGCGGGTACCAGCAAGGTCCAGTCGATGGACGCAGCACACCTGCTCAGGGAGCTTCAACAGCTCGTCTTCGCCAGCCCTGTTTACGGGATTTGGACGAACCCAGATTTGGGCCGGCCGATCCCACAATCTCTTCCACTCCGGGCCTTTGATCTACAAGGTCCAAATGAACCATTGAGGCTTGATCTGTTATGAAACCGTTGACCAGTAAGCAGCGCCACATCGTGAAGGTTGTGGTAATGGGGAACCTGGATTCGAAAGGAGACCGGGAGTCAGACGTTGACGTCTACCAACTCCAGAATCGGTTGCCTTATGAGACGACCCGGGAGTCGTTGATGTGTAGCCTGGCGATCCTAAAAAAGCAGGGTTGGATCGTGAATGGAGGGAAGGTGTACCGGGATGGTCGCATGAAGCAGACCTTGCAACCCACACCTGTAGCGATCCGGGTTATCACGCCACCAGAACCTGTAAAGGAACCGGAGTATGTAGAAGTCGAGGGGGATGATGACGTGGTTTTGTTGGAGCTTGTCTAGCACTCCGGGTGCCTGCTTTTCCCTTTATTAAGCTTGTTCTACTAACCTTGTTTCTTACAAGTTGTTAAGAGGGACAAGCAGTATAATCTTACAGAGCAAGACCCGAAGCAAGTGGCATCTTCAAATAAACCCGGAATACCGTCGTAATGCCTCAGAAATGTGGTCGATTTGACATTTTTCTGAGGCGCTGATCCAATGAAGTCAATGTTTCCTATCGTGGCACAGCCTTAGCCACGCACTTTGTGACGGACCCTATGACTGAAAATACTGCCGCACCTACTCCGGTTGTCGAAGAACAGGAGCTGTCCAAGCGTCTGACACCACGGGAATACGCCCGGGCCAAGACGATGTGGCAGTCCGGTGACTACAGCCTCAAGGAAATTTCGGATGCCGTCGGCGTCAGTGCAACCGCATTGAGTCGCCGGTTCAAACGCGACAGCGTGTCCAAAGGTAGTGACGCCAAGAAAGTCTCTGCCGCAGTGAAGCGTGCCATCGAAAAAACCAGTGCTGCACAGGCAGAAGAACTGGCAACGGCCGCACACGACATCAAGATGCTGGCGCTCAAGTCCATTGAGCTATTCAACAAGAAGGGTTACTCGGATGTCGCCAAGTGCATCCGTGACAATCGACCTCTTGCTGAGATTCAGGGTGACCTGAAAGCTCTCAAGATCGCCTCTGAAATCGTCTCGATGAACTACGGCACCGGCGCTCGTATCCTGGGTCTCGACAAAGACCTGAATATCGACGACACCCTGCCGGAACTCCAGATCACTCTGATGACCGAGAACGATGTCGCCGACCTTCGCGAGCAGCAGCGCCGAGAAGAAGCGGAAGCCAATGGCGAAATCGATGACGAGGATCTTCTTGGTACCGAACTGAGTGCCGATGACCTCGACGCCTTGGATGAGGCTCTCGACAAAGAGGCTGCCGAAGAAGACGAAATCGTTGTCGAGGGCGATGAGCCGGCGGTGTCCTGATGAAAATCAAGAACGCCGCACCTGCACCCATCGCTATGGCGGTGAAGATTGGCCTACATCCAAAGCAGGCCGAAGTCTTCCTGGATACAGCCCGGTTTCGGGTTGTAGTCGCCGGCCGACGTTGGGGTAAGACAGCTCTCTCCAAGACGGAGATGATTCAGCGAGCCAAGAAGCCGAACCAGAAGATCTGGTACATCGCCCCGACCTATCGGATGGCGAAGCAGATCATGTGGAACGACCTCAAGGCTTCGATTCCCCGTAAGTGGATCGTGCGCGAGCATGAGACGGAGATGTCGATCACCCTGAAAAACGGGTCCGTCATCGAGTGTAAAGGTGCGGATAACCCTGACACACTCCGGGGTGTTGGTCTGAACTTCGTTGTAATGGACGAGTTCCAGGATATTCGACCAGATACTTGGACTACGATCATTCGACCTACCTTGGCGAAAGACCGTGGTGAAGCTCTGTTCATTGGTACGCCGAAGGCTTACAACCAGTTGTATGAGGTCTACCAGTTCGGCCAAGATCCTCAGCGCAAAGCCTGGTCGAGCTACCAGTTCCCTACGATCACATCCCCTTTCATCCCTGAATCGGAGATTGCGGAAGCTCGTCGGGATATGGACCCTCGCACGTTCAGACAGGAGTTTGAGGCGTCCTTCGAGACAATGAGTGGTCGTGTCTACTACCCGTTCGATCGGCGCGTACACTGCGACCCTGACATCAAGTTCAACCCGGGTCGACCGATCTTCGTGGGCGTGGACTTCAACATTGACCCTATGTCTGCCTGTATCATGCAGCCACAGACCAATGGTGAATTGTGGGTCGTCGATGAAATCTTCCTGCACAACTCGAACACCTTAGAGGTGTGTGAGGAGTTGGAGAAACGATATTGGCGATACATGAGCCAGATCACGATCTTCCCTGACCCCGCCGGCGCAGCTCGTCAGCACGCCCGTGGTGAGTCGGACTTGGAGATTTTCCGACAGAAGGGATTCAACCGAATCAAGTTCCGTCGGAAGCACCCATTGATCGCCGACCGTGTGAACAGCGTTAACCGTTTGCTGCTGGATGCGTCCGGCAAGATAACCCTCAAGGTGAACCCGGGTTGCACAAACGTGGTTCAATCCCTGGAGCAGACGCTGTATAAGGCTGGTAGTCGAGACATCGACAAGGCTCAGTCGATGGAGCACATCACTGATGCAATGGGTTACTGTGTTGAATTGGAACACCCAGTCAAGAAAATCGTCCTTCACGGACATTCCCTATAAAGGCTTGCACTATGGTGAAATTGTCCTTTACCATAGTGCCATTCAAAAGTGGATACTCCCATGCCAATTGATAGTAAAACAGCAAAGGCAATCGTTGAACGCAAGCATCCTCTGTATGAGGAACTTGTGCCTCATTGGGAGTTCCTCGAAGCCAGCTACAAGGGCGGTCGCGGTTGGTTCAAAGAGAACATCTTCCGCTACATCAAAGAGGGTGATCGGGAGTATAAGGACCGCGTTGAGCGTGCCTATCGCTTCAACCACACCCGCGAAACCGTAGACCTGGTAAACAAATACCTTTTCCGTGCGCCTATCGCTCGCAAGATCGATGATGCGCCGAAGGCCATCCAGAATTTCTGGAAGAAGATCGACAGCACCGGTCTGGACATTGACGAGTTCATGCGCGTTGTGTCCCTGAAACAGTCGATCCTCGGCCGTCCATGGATTGTCATCGACAACCGTGTAACTGAAATTCCAGTGAACGCGAGCCAGGCTGACACCAAAGGTGTTGATCTGTACGCCTATCTGGTACCACCTCAACAGGTTCCCGACTACGCATTCGATGATGCCGGCGAGCTGCTGTGGGTGCTGATCGAAGAACACGTCCGTGACGATGCCGACCCAATCAACGGCACTGGCAAGATTTGCAAACGCTACCGTCTGTGGACCCGCTTTGACTGGACTCTGATCGAGTTCGTCAAAGGCCCGGGCAAATCGGGCGGTCGCTGGGAACAGACTGGATCCGGTGTTCACGATCTGGGTCTGGTTCCTGTTATCCCTGCCAACAACAGTATCGTGAGCGATAAATGGGACTGTCCTGCGTTGATCGCTGACGTTGCATACCTCGACCGAGCGGTGTCCAACTATGCGAGCAACCTCGATGCCATTATCCAAGACCAAGCGTTCTCCCAACTGGCTATGCCAGCTCAGGGCGTACTTCCTGGTGACGATGCTTACAACAAGGTTCTCGAAATGGGAACCAAGCGTGTATTCCTGTATGACGGCGAAGGTGGAGCTGCACCCCAGTTCCTGAGCCCAGACCCTCGTCAGGCTACACTGATCCTGTCCGCTATCGGTCAGCTGATCAACGAGATTTACCACTCTGTTGGCTTGGCCGGTGAACGGACCAAGCAGGACAACAGCAAGGGTATCGACAACAGCTCCGGCGTTGCCAAAGCTGCGGACTTCGAGCGAGTGGTTGCTCTGCTCTCGTCCAAAGCTGATGCGCTGGAAGTGGTCGAGTACAAAATGATGCAGATCGTTTGCGCCTGGGCAGGAGAGAAGCTGCCAGAGGACAATGAATTGGTTAGCTACCCTGTAGAAAGCCAGTTCGACGTTCGCACCATGTATGACGATCTTGATGTCGGCATGAAGATCCGCTTGATGGGTCTGCCACCGATGGTGGTTGAAGAACAAGTCAACCGTCTCGTACTCAAGCTGTTCCCGGACCTTGGGAAAGAGATTGTGGACAAGATGCGCAAGGAAGTTCACGAATGGGCCAATGAGCCTCCACCCGAAGAGAATCAGGGTGCAGGTGATAAGCCCGGTAGTGCTGCTGCCAAGCGTACTGTTGAGGAAGCCAAGCGCAACCGAGCTGATGCTTCCCAAAAGAAAAGCGATACCCAAAGCCGAGCGAACGGCAAAACCTAAAGGCTAAGAGAACAGCCGAGGAGAAATACAATGCACCGTAACTTCATCAAGCTCTTTGGTCGTGCAGGTGTCTACCTGGAAGAGGCGAACGGCGAAGGCAATGATCTGCCAGGCGGTCAAACCGCTGAGCAAATCGCAGCCGCTGCCAAAGCGAAAGAAGAAGCTGACGCAAAGGCCAAAGCCGATGCGGACGCTGCTGCCGCTGCCGAAGCAGAGAAGAACAAGCAGCCAACTGGCGAACCCGGCAAGCCCTCTGACGCAGAAGCGAAACTGCTGAAAGAGTTGATGGCTCTGAAAGACAAGGCCAAACAGGCCGACGCCGAACTGAAAGCGTTCAAGGACGCTGCCGGCGAGTTGAAGTCTGACGAGCTGAAAGCACTGATCGATGCCAAGAAAGAGGCTGACCGCCAGGCACTCGAAAAGCGCGGCGAGTACGATCGCATCCTGGAGCAAGTGAAGACCGAGCACGCGAAGGAACTCGACAAGCTGAAAGCCGAGCTGGATCAATACAAGCTCGAAGTCTCGAAGCGCGACGAATCCCTTGTGGAACTGACCGTTGGCCGCTCGTTCAGTGAAAGTGCCTTCATCCGCGAGAAGTCTGTGTTGCCGGCCTCGATTGCCCGTAACCAGTTCGGCGCGTATGTTGACCTCGTAGATGGTGCCGCTGTCGTGTACGACAAGCCTCGTGGTGCTGCCGAACGTACTCCGTTCGTGGGCGCCGATGGCAAGCCGAAGTCCTTCGATGAAGGTCTGGCTGCTTTGTACGCTGCACACCCGGACCACGAATCGCTGATCAAAGCACAGGGCAAGCCAGGTGCAGGTTCGCATAGCGCGGATCAGGGTAAGAAGCCGCAGAACGAACAGACTCAAGTTCTCTCCGGCGTCTCCCGTATCGCTCATGGTCTGAGCAAAAAATAATCAGTAGAGGGCCTGACAAAGGACGGTGCTACTGGTAATGTAATGCAAACCATGTTTTATAAGCTAACTAAGGAGTTAGTCGAATGCCTCTGTTGCGCGCTGTAGCCGAAACGCTGTCCCAAGAGGACATGCTGCGTGGCGTGATCGAAGAAATCATCCATCGCGATGACCTGCTCGGTCTGCTGCCATTTGCCCGTACCGACGGTAAAGCCCTCGTGTACATCCGTGAACTGACCAACAGCGAAGGTACCTTCCTGGAAGTCAACGACGTCGTGCCAGAAGGCACCTCGACCGTGGAAGAAGTCGTCACCAAGCTGCGCATCATCGCCGGCGACGTGGACGTCGACAAATTCCTGGACGAGACCATGAGCGACAAGAACAGCCAGCTGGCTCTTCAAATCGCCATGAAAGCCAAAGGTATGGCCACCACCTTCCGCCGCGCTCTGGTGCTGGGTAACAACAGCGTCAACCCGAAAGAGTTCGACGGTATCCAGAAGCTGGTTGCCGACACCGGTAACTTCTTCGAAGCTGGTGCCAACGGCGCTGCCATCAGCCTGTCCATGCTGGACGAGCTGATCGACAAACTGCAAGGTCGTCGTCCCGATGCCCTGATGATGCGTTCCGGCACCCTGCGTGCGCTGAAAGCCCTGTGGCGCGCTGCTGGTGGTAACACCGGTGGTATGCTGCAAATCGACAACTTCGGCCTGTCGGTTCCAGCACACGACGGTATCCCGATCATCATCAACGACTTCATCCCAGGCAACGTTGCCCAGGGTACCGCCCCGAACACCTGCTCGATCTACGCTCTGCGTCTGAACGAAGTGGACGGTCTGCACGGCCTGTACGGTGGCGAGTCGGCTGGTATCCGTGTCGAAGACATCGGTACCGTGCAGAACAAAGACGCCACCCGTACCCGCTTGAAGTGGTACTGCGGTCTGGCGCTGAAATCGACCGTTTCGCTGGCGGCCGTCGTTGGTGTAACCAACGTGTAAGTGGTAGGTTGCCTCGGCAATCTGCTATAAAGGGGCTTGGGAAACCAAGCTCCTTTTTTATTACCCTCGATAAGGTACCAAACATGAAAATTCGCATTACCGATAAAGGCTTTGCCAACCTGACTGGTCTGCTGGGCCAGGTCGAGTTCGTTGACGGCGTATCCGTTGATGAAGTCTCCAAAGCCGAAGCCGCTCGCCTGGGCACCATTCTGGCTATCGAAGAAGTGGATACCGGTATCAACCCGTCCACCACTCAGCTGATGGTCGACCTGCATCACAAGAACCTGGAAGAGCTGGGTATCAAGGAAGCTGGTCTGCGCAAGGTTGTTCCTGGCGAAGTACAAGCAAGCCCGGAAGTCATCGAACAGGCTTCGATCACCACTCCGAAAGCGCCAGAAGGCGTTGTTCGCAGCGAGCTGACCTACGACTTCACTGCCGATGACCTGGCCGCTCTGGCTGACAAGCAAGGTATCGCCGGCCTGCGTGCGTTTGCCGACAAGTACAAGGTCAACGACAAGTCGATCGGCGGCCTGATCGCCAAGCTGCTGGCCCTGAAAGCCGAGTTCGACAAGCCTGCTCAGGAAGAGCCTGTGGTCGAAAAAGAGGTCGAAAAAGAGGTCGAAGACCTGACCGAAGAGCAAAAAGCCAAGCTTGCTGAACTCGAAGCTGCCGCAGCTGCTCAAGCCGAAGAAGTTCAGGAGTAATAGGTAATGGCGAGTGTCATCAAAAGTGGCGCCGCCATCACCTTTCCTGTGACGGAGGGGCAGGGTCCGTTGAACACGGACTCTGTTACCCGGTCTGTCAGCATCGGTGGTGTCACGGTTTGGGAAGACCCAACCAAAATCCTGTGGGCTGATGCCATCGCTGATGGTGTAGCCTTCCCTGCTGCGGCTTCGGTAATCACCGACGCTCAAGCTTACGCAACCTTCTCGATCCATGTTCTCGACGCCGCAGATGCTGAGCTGGCGAAGCTCAACTACCCGGTCATCATCGAGTCTGACGACCTGCTCCGAGTTCTGGAGAACAGCTTTGGCACCTGGCCTGAGCTTGCTCTGCTGGAACGCAACATGGTCAGTCTCAAGTTCTACAAGTTCGCCACGGAAGAAGAACAGAAAGCTGCGCTGATCAACGCCTACCATAACATCGCCGATGTGCATGTGGACTTCTGTCCGCCCCATCGTCGTGGTCGTTGGCACAATCAGTCGCGTATGTGGGATGACACTGGTGTATTCGAGAGCGAGCTGGAGAAGATCTACTCGACCCGAATGCTCACTCAGGAAACCTGGGATCGTCTCCCCCAATCGACCAAAGAAAAGCTGATGCGAGCACAGCTGATCGAAGCCGACTTCCTGTTGGCTGATATGACGCCCGAGAAACAACGCCTGGCTGGTCTGCTGTCTCACTCGGCCGGCGAATCTGCTCACTTCTACCGCACTGTGAAACCGCTTGAGCTGCCAGTCAGTCGAGCAACGGCTTTGGCCATGAAAGGAATTATCAGCTATGTCACTCGTATCGCCGGATAACCAACAACTAACGGCGCGTGTAGCTCGCATCCGTGCGGGCTATGCGAATTTCGAGACCACTCTACGGGGCGCTGTAGCGGAAGTCCTGAATGGCCTGGGCAATGGTGTTTACAACCTGGGGAACATGAATCGCCCCATCGATGCTGTCGCTGACGCTTATCTGTCGAGTGCTCGCGAGCACACGCTGGAAGACCTCGGGAACGTGTCTGAGAGCGCGCTCAAGACGTCCAGAGCAGAAACCGACAGCGACGTAGTGAGTAAAGCTTTGGTCGTCGCAGACGCGCTCTACAAGGGCTTCGCGGTCGAAGTTGAAAAATCGTTGGAGCGAGCTGTAGCGGCCGATGTCAAAGCTGCACAGTGGTTCATCCGCAACCAGATGATTCAAGGTCGGTTCGTTGCTACCACTGAACAGCTGACCCATGAGCTTGAGTTCAACATCCAGACCGGCAAGATGAACCTCGCTACCCAGGACTTCGTAGCCCGGGAAGTGAACTGGGCATATCGTCAGCAGTACAACACCATCATGGTTCATGTGCTGTTGGGTCTGGATACCGATGTTGCTCGGATTGATGGTGGCAGTCATGACGGCGAGGAGATGAATTTGCTGACCTACGATGTTGCGCAGGCCAGAATCTTCCATCACAACTCGAAAAGTCTTCTCCAACCACTTGACGTCGGAATATAATATTGGCATGAGCGCATTTATCCCAACGACTGTGGGTTGGTTGCAAGCTGCTGGTGTTGACTTCACCGTAACTGGCGATCGCCTATACAGCGAACCTGTCAAAGTGGGACTGTCCGTGATTCGGGTAACCGATGATGTACAGCCTACTTCCGTGCGTGCGGATACCTCTGGCTCCAAATCCTTTGCAGACGAAGAAGTCGAACAAGGCCGGTGCCTGATGCACCCACGCATTCGCCCAAAGATAAATGACCTGCTGACTATCGGTGACGACAAGCACGAAGTAAAAGGCGTGCGACCCGTCTACGATATGTACGGCAAAGTCGACCACTACCAAGTTGAGTTGGCAACGTGGGTCTGACGATCAAAGGCTTAGCGGCCGTCCAGGCTCGTATTGCTCGTTCTGAGGAGCGAGTGATGGACGGCTCGCTGAGTGCGTTGCGTGCGATGGCTCAACTTGTTGTAGAAGAGGCCAGACGCAACGCTCCCGTTGACACCGGTGATCTGGAGAACGCAATCGTTGCCGTTGAGGAGCGTGAGCGAACCCTACTCGGTCGATTCGGGCAAACAACTATCCGGGTCGGTGTAGACGTATCCAAACTGGATTTAGAAGCCCATGGTGGATATGACTACTCGATCAGGATGCACGAAGATAGCTCATACAACCTTGGTCCTCGATCAGAGGAAAAACAGGCAGCTCTCGGTAACACCGTTGGGTACAAGTACCTTGAGCGAGCACTGAAAGAGAACCAAGCGAAGGTGCAGCGAGCAGTTGAAGAAGCGATTAGACGAGGCATTTCATGAAACTGGAAGACGCTATCGTTGGAAGAATCGCAGCGAACGTCCCAGGCTTGATTCTCGGGAAGACGCTGTTCCACTCTCATATGCCGGCCGAAGCGAAAACGGGAATTCTTGTAATGACCCGGGTTCCAATCGGGGTAGATCCTTACCACGGTGTACGAAAAGGCACCTTTCAAGTAATCTGTCGTGATCTAAAGATTGTGGATGCGCATGACCGCGCAACCGCAGTCATGAAAGCGATAGCTTCCGAGGGTGTAGTCCAAGGTATGGTGAGATTCATGTTCATCAAACCTGCCCATGAACCACTGGTGTTTCCACGCACCGACGGCGGTCAATTTGAGGCTTCCGTAAATTACAATTTTGCAGCTGACTGGAGTTAAACCAGATGACGAGTTCTACCGAAAACATCCGCATGGGCACCTGCCGCGTAATTTACGACGGCACTGACCTGGGCTTCACCAGCGGTGGCGTTGAAGTTACCGTTGCCACCACCACCCACGAAACCAAGGTTGACCAGTTCGGTGACACCGTGGCGAACGAATACGTGATGGGTCGTACCATCAGCGTAAAAGCGCCGCTGGTTGAAACCACCCTGGAAAACATGGCCAAGATCATCCCGGGCGCTGTGCTGACCGGTGACGGCGTGAAAGCCACCGGCTCGATCACCTTCTCGGGTCAACCGTCGGCGAACGACACCATCACCGTTGGCGGTGTTGTCTTCACCTTCAAGGCATCCGCTGTTCTGGATACCGACCTGGTGATCGGCGCCAACCTGGCTGCAACCCTGGCTGCAGCCGCGATCAAGATCGACGCCAAGATCGCTCTGGTCACTGTCTCCGCTTCCGCTACCGTTCTGACCATCACTGGTGCTCAGCAAGGTGCAGAAGCCAACAGCGTGACCCTGGCTAAGTCGGGCACCACCGCTACCGTTTCGGGCGCGACCCTGACCGGCGGTGTTGACGCTACCAAGCGTAAGGTATCGGTAAGCTCCGGCACCGGTATCTCTCTGCTGTCGGTCGCCAAGGAGCTGGTGCTTCACCCGATCGCCAAGGATACCAACGACACCAGCGAAGACCTGGTGATCCCACTGGCTGCTACCGCTGGTGCCATGAACTTCGCGTACAAGTACGACGCCGAGCGCGTGTTTGACTGCGAGTTCAAAGGCTACCCGAATGCTGCAACCGGCGTGCTGTTCATCTACGGCGACAAGACTGTCGTCTAATCCACAAACGGTGTAATCTCACCACAAATAAGCGGCCCATATCGGGCCGCTGACTTGGAGAAATACAATGGAACTTCTGAACATCGACGAACTGTCTGGCCCTGAGCGTCGCGTAACCATTCGTGGTGTCGAATACTCTGTGGTTGATCGCAGTGTCGGTCTGATGCTGGATAGCATTCGCGCTGTGAAGCAACAAACCAAGGGCAACAAGAACCGGGTTGACGAAGAAACCTTCTTCACCAATATCATCAAGACACTGCGCACGATTCTGCCGGAGTGTCCCGAAGAAGTTGTACGAGGTCTGTCGATGCCACAAATGATGGCCATCCTGGACTTCTGCAACCAAGATCCAAATCAGATGGCCGAAGAGGCTGTCGCAGAAGCAAAGGCTGCCGGCAACACTGGTAGCGTCAACGATTCCAAAGTAGTAGAGCCGGGAAAGGTCTAACCGTCGAGGCGATCGACTTTTCCTACGCCTTCTCCCGTTTCTGCTGGTTTTACGGTTGGACGGATACCCATGTGCTGGCAATGCCAGCACGTCGGTTTTGGATGATGGAGCGACAGATCAGTCGAATTCAGGCGGAGAATGAAATCCGTCAAATTCAAGCTGCAAACCTGACCTCACCTCCACAGTCCAAGGACGCCCTAAACGCGATCAACGAGCACATCGGCAGATTGACTCTTGAGATTGGCGATAAGGTAACGGTTCGACGGGACATCGTAGTCGCTCCAGAACCCGGCGCAGCAGCAAAATTCGCGAAATTCACCGGGGGTTAAGAAATGAGTTTGGGTCAACTGGTACTGGAGCTAAAGCTCAACGGCAACGAATTTACCGTGGGGCTGAAATCAGCTTCGGGTCAATTGGGCCAATTCGTTGCTGGCGCTCAGCGTGCTAACACCGTAATCAAGCAAGCTGAGCGCTCTACCTATTCCTGGGGTCGAGTCATCCGTGACACGATCATCGGCTTTGCGCTGGCCCGGGATGCTATTCGGACTCTCGCGGCCGTAACGGTAGGCTGGCAGAAGTCCATCATCGATGTGAACAGCTCGATGGAGAAATCCATCATGCTGATGAAAAACTTCTCCAAAGAAACCGATAGCGTCAAAGCGACCACCGAAGCGGTTGCTGACGTAAACCGGTTGCTAACTAAAGCATCTACCTCTCCATTCTCTCTGACTGCCATCACTGACGCTTTCGTAAAGCTCCGTGTGGGCGGCGTTGAGCCTGCATTCAAATCGATGGATACCCTTATCGACTCCGTAGCTGCCTTTGGTGGTAGTGGCGAGCAGTTGAAGCGTGCCGGCGTTGCTATTCAGCAGATGGCCGGTAAGGGTGTTGTGTCGATGGAAGAACTTCGTCAGCAACTCGGTGAAGCGGTCCCGACTGCCATCAACGCAATGGCTGACGGCCTGGGTACCACCTACCAGAAACTGGTTAAAGAAATCAGCCAGGGTAAGGTGCTGTCCAAACCTGCAATCATCGCCATGATGCAAGAGTTGGAGCGCTCGTTCGCAGGCTCTGCTGGCGCGATGATGGATACCTGGGGTGGTGCGGTAGCTCAGTTCGAAACGGGCGCTAAACGGCTCGCTGTGGCCTTTGGTGGCCTCGAAGAGACTGGCTACTCGGAAGACGGCTACCTCAAGACCGTAACCAACGAGCTGAAAGAGCTGAACAAGGTTCTCGCAAGCCCGGAGATGATGGAGAGCGCCAAGGAGCTTGGTAAGTCCATCGCCGAAATGGTCACGACTGTAGCTACCGGTACCAAATGGATCATCGAACACCGTGAAGCCATCTACGAGTGGGGTAAAGCTCTGCTGTACCTCTGGGCCGCCTATAAGGGCGCGTCGATCATTGGTGGCGTGCTGAGCGCAGCTGGTGCGGCCTCGCAGGGCCTTGCGATGAAGCTGATCCAGATGCGTATGCAGGGTCAGAGCGCTATCGGCACCTTCGGGACGATGGCTGCCGCTATGACTGGCTGGAACAGTGCAGCTGCTGTTGCTGCCGGCGGCGCAGTCAAGATTGCTACCGGCTCTACTGCGGCCGGTACCGCTGTGCGTTTGCTGGGTGGTGCGCTGGGTGTGCTCGCCGGTCCAATCGGTATGGTCACCGCTCTCGCGATCAGTGGCGGTATTGCCTGGTACGAGTACAAGAAGGGCATCAACGACGCCGAGAAGGCCGTCCTGAGTATGCAGGGTGCGTTGACCACCATGGCTCAGCTGCAAACTCTTGGTACCGTGAAGGAGCGCCTGGAGAACGACTACAAGGAAAACTTCGTCAACAACAACAAGGCTATGATCCTGTACACCTACGGGACGATGGAAGCCTACCTTGCAGCCAAGAAAAAAGCTGAGGATGAAATCACCAAGGTTAGCGGTGACATGCTCAAGGCTCGTCAGAACGTTTCTGACAACCAAGCTAACATCCTGGCTCAGAACGAGATTCAGTCCAACTCTAAACGACTGGCTGAAATCTCCCGGAAGTATGTGATCGACAAGGAAGCCATTCGTAAGAAGATGGAAGACGAAGCGAAGACTTCCGGTAAGAAGCTTGACGAAGACAAGCTGGCCGAAGCTTTTGTGGCTGAGCAGAAGAACCGCGTTCAGGCTGAAATCGACCTGTACGAAGGCGCTCTGACCAAGCTCCAAGAGAAGCAAAAGGAGCTTCAACCCAACAACGGTAAGGCCGGCTCTACCGAAGACACCGACATCGGCAATCTCTCCGCTGTGAAAGCGAACGAGAAAGCAATGGACGAGTATCGGTTGAAGATCAGCGAAGCCAAAGACTCTCTGCTTGAACTGGGCAAAGTGAAGCTGCCGAATACCCTGGTCGACCCGGGTGGGGACGGTAAGCCTCAGAAGCCTATGTTCGACGCAATGACCATGTACGTTGATGGTCTGCGCAAGTCCGTAGCTGGTCTGGGCGCCAAGCTGGAAGAAACTAACCCGTACCTGGCTCAGCTAGATGCAACCGTTGAATCGCTGGGCGGTAAGAAGCTGCCTAACTTCGACACCGTGTATGCCGAAGGCAAGAAGCTTGCTGAACTGCGTTGGGAGCAAGAGAAGGCTCAGAAGGCTCTGACTGCGGCCGGCAACACCTACAAAGATTCGATGGAGCGAATCGAGCAGATCGAGCGTACCGTCAACAACAAGCTGGCCAAGGTTGAGAACACCAACCCTTGGGAGAATGCTTCTGCTGACGCCAAGCGCTACGAGGAGGAGCTGAACGACCTGATCGTCAAGATGAACGAGGCTCAGCTGGCTGCAAGTGGTAAGGCTGGCAACATTGCACCAGGTCAGATGGAGAAGCTCCAGCAGGCTGCACGCGAAGCTGAGAAAGCTGTCGATGACACCCGAGCAAGCCTTGAGCGCTTGAAGGTTGTAGACACCGGCAAAGCGATGGAGACTGCTTCGCAGGCTATTCGTAATGCTCTGGCGTCCAACAGCGAAAAGGCGAAGATGGAGTATGACCGTCAGACCGCATGGGCCGACGAGTTCTACGCCAACCACAAAGAGCAGCTGGACAAGGATTCTGAGGCTTACGCTCAGTACGACGAATACCGGAAGGCTCTCGATGCGCAGTATGCCCGCGAGCAAGAATCCGGTCTGGCTCAATGGATTCGTCTGAACAAGGATGCGACTGATCAGTACAAGAGCCTGTGGGGCTCCGCGATGGACAAGTTCACCGACACTCTTGTCGATGGTCTGTCTGGAGCGAAGATGAACTTCCAGGACTTTGTGGTGTACGTCCTGAAAGAGTTCCTGCGGATTCAGGTTGCACGTACCATGGCATTCGCAGCTGACGCTATGACTGGCGGTTCGAGTGGCGGTGGCTGGTTGAGCGGTCTGATGTCTGTAGGTTCGAGCATCGCCGGCGCGTTCAATGGTACCGGGGCGAATGGGTTCCAACTTGGTTCCATCGCTGAGAAGTCGTCCTCTCTGGGTGCGACAGCTGCTGGTTATGGTAGCCAATACCTCAAGTTCGCCAACGGCGGCATCATGACTGAGTTCGGTGAGATGGCTCTCCGTAAGTACGCCAAAGGTGGCATCGCAGATCGGCCTCAGATGGCTATCTACGGTGAAGGCGATATGAACGAAGCGTTTGTACCGCTGCCAGATGGTCGCTCTATCCCTGTCACGATGAAGGGCAACGCCGGCGGTCAGATGAACAACATGCCGGTGAACATCAGCATCGTGGTGAACAAGGATGGTACCGAGGTCACCAACGATAGTGACTCCGCTCAGTTCAACGAAATGGCCGGTAAGATCAAGACGCTGGTGAAAGAAGTCTTGCTGACCGAAACTCGCCCTGGTGGCATCATCGACAAACGGAAATAAGGGGTGAGTAATGGCTAAGCAAGTCTTCACCTGGCTCCCTGAGTTCTCTGCAACCAACACAGAGGAGCCAGCGGTAAAAACAATCAAGTTCGGCGATGGCTATGAGGCTCGCGTCTCAGATACCATCAACGTGAATCGTCAGAGCTGGTCTCTGACGTTCACCGAACAGCGTTTGAAGGGACAGGTCTCTGCTATCAGAGCGTTCCTTCGACAACACCGGGGTGTCTTGTCCTTCACCTGGACATCACCCCTCAACGAAACTGGCAGCTATGTGGCTCGCAAATGGACTGTATCCACCGAGCAAGGCTTCCTCACAATCAAAGTGACCTTTGATGAGGTATTCGAGCAATGAGTAAATTCACCGAGGAGCTTCAATCTCTGGAGCCCTCTTCCTGGCTGGAGTTGTTCGTACTGGATATGAGCAACACCACCAGTGGTGGCATCCTGTACTTCCACGCAGGAACAAACGGTCTGAACGCCCCTGTCGTATGGCAGGGCAACGTTTACTCTCCTTGGCCTATCGAGGCTACCGGGTTCGATCAGAACACCTCTGGCGCGCTCCCACGGCCTAAGCTCAAGGTTGCTAACACCGGTGGTCTGTTCTCTGCTGAGGTTGCTGCGAACGATGACCTGCTGGGTTGCAAGCTGATCCGTAAGCGAACGTTCGCTCGCTTCCTGGACGGCATCAACTTCGCAGGTGGCGTGAACCCGGATGCCGACCCTAACCAGGGTGCTGCTGATGACATCTGGTACATCGACCAGAAGACTTCGGAGAACCGGTACCAGCTGGAGTTCGAACTGGCATCCGTGTTCGACTTGATGGGCGTACAGCTCCCATATCGTCAGGTGCTCAAGTCTGCGTGCCCATGGAAGTATCGCGGACCAGAGTGTGGTTGGACCGGTCCTTTCTACGACCGCTTTGACAACCCGACCATCATCGCAACCGATGACGCCTGCTCGAAGCAGCAGTCTGGCTGCAGATGCCGGTTTGGTAAAAACCCGTGGCCATTCGGTGGCTACCCAGGAGCAACTCGCTATGAAGCCTAAGCTCTCTAAGCTCGTACAAGCGTTCCAAGACGAAGCTGCGCGTCAGTACCCAAATGAAGCGTGCGGCTTCGTTGTAGCGAAAGGGAAGAAGCAACAGTTCGTTCCGTGTGTGAACAGCTCAGCTAGCCCTAGCAACGAGTTTGAAATCAGCCCAGAAGAGTATCAGCGGGCATCTGAGGTAGGCGAAATCATCGCTATCTGGCACTCGCATGTGAACATCAACAGTCAGCCGTCCGAGATTGATCTGGTTGAGTGTGAGAACTCGGAAGTACCCTGGTTCATCACCGGTGTGTCTCAGTGCGACGACGGGTCGTTCATGTTTACCGACACCAGTACAACTGAGCCAAGCGGGTACGAGCTGGACTATATCGGTCGACCGTACTCTTACGGCGTGATCGACTGCTACTCCCTTGTTGTGGATTACTACAAGCGTGAGTTCGGGATCGTCTTACCCCGGCTGCCCGAGAACCGCGCTACTCGCTTCTGGGAAGAGAACCCGCCGAAAGCACTCATGGAAGAGGCTTGCGAAAGTATCGGTCTTGACCGCGTAGATGGTGATCAACCACAAATTGGTGACCTATTCCTCATTCAAACTGAGGGTTCTGTGGCCAACCATGTCGCCGTGTACATTGGAGATGATATGATTCTCCATCACTGTGAAAACAGGCTGTCCGGCCGAACCATCTACGGTGGTTATTGGCACAAGCACACGATCCGGCATTACCGGCATCCAGAGGTAGGCAAAACAAATGGCATTGACGAGGGTAATCCTTGATGGTCCGATGGGCCGCCGGTTCGGTAAGGAGTGGGACTTGGCCGTCTCCACTCCTACCGAAGCCTTACAACTGATCGAAGCGAACAGCCCAGGGTTCGGCGCCTGGATTCGCACCAAAAGCTCGCAGTACGCCAGCTATCGCGTGACCGTCACCGATATGTTTGGCAAAAAGATGACGCTGAACGACTCCACGTTCGGCCTCAATCGCTCTCGACCTGCTATCATCCGTTTCACCCCAATCACGAAAGGCGCCTCTGCTGTAGCCCGAATGGTTGTGGGTGTAGCCCTGATGATCTCCGCAATCTGGCTTGGCCCGTCGGCGTTCTTTGCCGGCGCAAGTATGTTCGTAGGCGGCCTCATCGAAGTTCTCTCCCCTCTCCCCAAGACAAATGACGGGGGTACTGAGGATGACGGAACGTCCTACTACTTCAACGGTGCTGTGAACACCACGACTCAAGGTGTACCAGTACCTCTTATCTACGGCCGTTGCCTGACTGGTAGCCAAGCTGTGAATGCGCTGATCACCATTGAACAGTTGATGGGGTAATGATGAAAGACAATTCCCGTATTAAGGGTGCAGGCGGTAGCAAGCCGTCCAGCTCTACGCGAGAGCCAGTAGTAGCACCTGATTCGATTCAATCCCGGGCCTTGCTGTCCATCCTTGACCTCTTGGGTGAAGGTCAGATCAAGGGTCTGGTAAACGGCGCGCAGTCGATCTTCCTGAACGGAACTTCGCTGGAGAACCCTGACGGCTCCAAGAACTTCGAGGGCTTCTCCTGGGACTTCCGCGACGGTAAACAGGACCAGGATCTGATCACCGGCTTCCCGAACGTCTCCACTCCGTTCAACATCGGGGTGCAGATCAAGCAGGCTACTCCATACACGTTCACCGTATCGGATAATGACGCCGACTTCGTGAACGTGATCATGACCATCCCGGCGCTGTCGTCTCAGAACGCTACCACCGGTGATGTGAGTGCCACTCAGGTCCAGTACCAGTTCACCATGTCTGTTGATAACGGGCCTTTCAACCCGATCAACGTAGCGGGTACCACTTCTGGTACCGTGATCATCAACGACAAGTCGCGGTCGAAGTACCAGCGTCAGCACAACATCCCTCTGCCAAAGCCAGGGTCGAACTACCGTATCCGAATCACTCGAATCACCCCTGATTCGACCAGCTCTCTGCTGCTGAACGATACCTACATCGATTCGTACTACGAGGTTCTGGATCACCAGCTCACCTACCCTAACTCGGTAATGTGCGGGATCAAGATCAACGCCGAGCAGCTGAATGACAACCCGTCCCGGTCGTATCTGGTTGACGGTCTGTACGTTCAGATCCCTTCGAACTACAACCCGGATACCCGTACCTACACCGGCATCTGGGATGGCTCGTTCAAGATCGGCTACACGAACAACCCTGCGTGGATTCTCCGTGACCTGCTGCTAAACAAGCGCTACGGTCTGGGTGAGTTCATCAACGCCTCTCAGGTCAACTCCGCCAAGCTGTACACCATTGCTCGCTACTGCGACGGTATGGTGACTGACGGCAAGGGCGGCCAAGAGCCTCGTTTCACTATCAACACCGTGATCGCTGCACAGCGTGACGCCTACAAGGTTATTCAGGACATCTGTTCTGTATTCCGGGGTATGTCGTACTGGGCGAACGGCGCTGTACAGGTGACTCAGGACTCCCCTGCTGACGCTCAGTTCCTGTACAACAACTCCAACGTCATCGATGGCGTATTCAACCGTACCGGTTCTGCTCGTAAGGACCGTCACAGCGTCGTGCATGTAACCTGGAACGACCCTCTCGACCAGTACAAGCAGAAGATCGAGTACGTTGAGGACAAAGACCTCATCAACAAGCTGGGCTACCGCAAGCTCGACACCGTAGCTTTCGGTTGCACCAGTCGCGCACAAGCGCACCGTATTGGTCTGTGGATTCTGTACACCGAGTCCGTAGAAACCAACGTCATGACCTTCGAAGTGGGCTTCGAGGGCGTACAGTGCGCGCCTGGCGATATCGTCAAGATTCAAGACCAGTACAAGGCCGGCAAGCGTAACGGCGGTCGTCTGAAAGCTTCGAGCCGTACCGGTTGCACGCTGGATGCGACTGTCAATGTTGCGGGCGGTAGCAAGATCGCCATCAAGATGCCCGATGGCAAGTTCGAAGAAGTGGCCGTCAACCAGATTGGCGAGACCGATACTCTGACCTTCGTGACCCAGCTCAGCGTAGAGCCAAAGCCAAACGCTACCTGGATCATCACTGAGCCAAACCTCGTTCCTCAATTGGCGCGTGTCGTAGGTGTGTCGCAGTCGGATACCCCTGGTCAATTTGTGATCAGCGTGGTCGACCACAACCCTTCGAAGTACGCCTCGATTGAACAGGGTCTGAACCTCGAATCTCAGCCGACCACCATCCTCGACCCAACCAACTCCAACCCGGAGTTCATCAAGATCGAGGAGTTCACCTATCTGGTAGCTCCTGGTCAGCTGGGTACCAAGCTGGAAGTATCGTGGGAAGGCAAGTCGCCAAGCTACTACGTCAGCTGGCGTGCAAACTCTGGTGCAGGTGCATCGGGTTGGGTGCGCACGAAGGTCAGCAAGCCAGCCTTCACGCTTGAGAACGTCTCTGGTGGCGTGATCTACGACTTCAAGGTCGTAGGTATCTCTGTGACCGGAAAGCTCTCTAGCGAGCTTGTAGGGACTTACACGACCCTTGGCACTCTGAACCCACCGAAGGCTCCTACTGACCTGACCGCAGTGGGCGATTTCCGTCAGATCATCCTGAACTGGGTGAACAGCGGTGACGTTGACTTCGACTATGTGGAAATCTTCGAGAACACCGTTGATGACGTAGATACCGCCTACTACCTCGACCGTACCCCGAGCAACACCTACACCCGAACTGGTATCCCGGGTCTGATGAAATACTGGTACTGGGTGCGTACCGTCAACAAGCGTGGCATGGTTTCGGACTTCAACTCCGAGGCCGGCGTGTCTGCGATTGCCGGTCTGATTGCCAAGACTGACCTCGAAGAAGAACTGGCTAAGCCAATCGAAGACATCTCCGACATCAAGATCGGCCAGGAAGAACTTGAGCAGGCAATGGCTAACGCCAACAGCGCTCTCGACAACCTGAACACCGAAGTTGATTTGGTTCAGGGCGACCTGGCTAACATTCAGGCTGACGTAGCTAATCAGATGGCCGGCGTGAACGCTACTCTGACTGATGTAAACGGTCAGATTACCGGCATCAAGAACACCGCGACCGCTCTGCAAACTCAGGTTAACAATAACCTGGCTGCGACCAACACGGCGATCGGCAACGTCAACACTGAAATCACCAACGTCAAGAACACCGCAACCGCGTTGCAGACTCAGGTGAACAACAACAAGACGGCGATCGAAGGCACCGTCAGCGGTCTGCAAACTCAGGTAACGAACAACAAGACCGCTATCGAAGCGACTGCGGCCGGTCTGCAAACCCAGGTGAACACCATTCTGGATGCAACCGAGTACGACAAGAACAAGGCGTACACGAAAGATCAGTTCATCCGTGTTGGTCGCTCTCTGTATCAAGCCAAGATCAACGTTCCAGCAAACGCTGCCGGTACCAACGCTCCACCAAACGGTACCTACTGGCGTGACGCCGGCTCAGTTGTGTCTTCGGCCGACGGCCTGGCTGCGCGTGTAACCACCGCTGAAACCAACATCGGTACCATCAATGGCACCCTGACTTCTCAGGCGTCGACCATCAATGGCATTCAGACCACTCTGAACGGCAAAGCTGACGCTTCCGCTCTGACGGCTCTGACGACCCGTGTAACTGCGGCCGAAGGTGTGAACACTTCGCAAGGCACTGCAATCACCAACCTGACCAACAGTGTTGCTGGTAAAGCAGATGCGAGCGCCGTTAACGCACTCACCACCCGTGTCACTGCGGCTGAGGGTACCATCACCTCGCAAGGCAACTCGCTGACCAGCGTGCAAGCCACTCTGGGTAACATCGCGGGTAACGGCAGCAACATGGTGCCGGCTCAATACTCCTGGCTGACCAGCGCTACCCTGCCAACCACTCCGCTGAACACCGGTACTACCGTTGTGGGTGTGGCTGTGGCAGAAGCTATCAGCGGTTTCGGTTACAAGTTCACCGCAGGCTCCAACAGCGCTGGCCTGTTCTTCATGCTGTGCCCAAGCAACAACGCTGCTGGCTACAACATCCCGATTGAACCCGGCATCTACTTGGTTTCGTTCTACGCTTCGACCACTACCGGTGCCTCGATCCGTGCGAACCTGTGGAACGGTGCAAGCCGCTACACCACCACTACCGCTCTGAGCGCGACCCGCACTCGCTACTCTCTGCCGGTTACTGTCACTGATTCGGCCAAGATCGCAGTTACCCTGTATCCAAACGTTGGTGGTGTAACTGGTACTGAGGTCATCATTGACTCGGTGATGCTGGAGAAGCGTATCGGTGAAAGCAACGTAGCTTCCCCGTTTGTAGCTGGCCCGACTGCTTCGCAGATTGCAGGTCTGGCTTCGGCTACCTCTGCTCTGGATGCGCGTGTAACGGCAGCAGAAGGCGTTAACACGTCTCAGGCTACCTCGATCACCAACCTGAACACTTCGCTGGCTAGCAAGGCTGACGCAAGCGCTCTGGCTACCAAAGCCGACGCTTCTGCACTCAATGCTCTGACTACCCGAGTGACTACCGCTGAGGGGAACATCACCTCTCAAGGCAACAGCATCACCTCGCTGAACAACAGCCTGGCTGGTAAAGCTGATGTCTCTGCGGTGAATGCGCTGACCACCCGGGTTACTGCTGCGGAAGACACCTTGACTTCTCAGGGCAACAGCCTGACCAGCGTACAAGCAACTCTGGGTAACATCGGTGGCGCAGGTTCGAACATGCTGCCGGCTGAGTACAACGTATTCGCGGCGAACCCGCCTGTTCTGTCGAGCAACGCCGTTTACTCGATTGTCGGTGATGCGGATGCTGCGACGTTCAACGGTTACGCTCTCAAGATCACCGCACTGACCTCCGCTAACGGTGCGATGTACTTCGTACCATCCGGCCCTTCGTCGATCACCTATGCTCACGCGAACATGGGCTTCAAGCGTGGCAAGTACATCCTGTCCTACTACGCTCGATCGGCAGTAGCTGGTCACACCATCGCACCGTTCCTCAAGTCGATTTCGTCCGACGGTTCGAGCGTCAACTCGACCATCGTTACTCAGAACCAAGCGCTGACCACCAGCTGGACTCGTTATAGCGCGGTCATCGATATGACCTCCGCTACTCATGTTGGCGACATGATGCTGCTGTGTCTGCAGACCAACGTGTCCGCAGTAGCAAACCGCATCTTCTGGCTCGACAAGATCATGATCGAACCTATGATCGGTGAGAACACTTCGCCATCTGCGTTCGTTCTGGGTGATAGCTTCCGTCAAACTCTGACCAACGCTACCGCGAACACCGCTCTTGAGGCTCGCGTAACTGCGGCTGAGGGTGTGAACACGTCCCAGTCCAGTTCGATCACCACTCTGACCAACAACCTGGCCGATAAAGCTGACGCCAGTGCTCTGACCGCGCTGAACAACACCGTTACTCAGCAGGGCTCTACGCTGACCGCTCAGGGTTCGCAGATCACGACTATTCAGACTGGTCTGAATGCTCTGCCGCAAGAGAACCTGATGTATGACCCGGACTTCACGGATGGCCGCAACGCTTTCCCTACCGTGTCCAATGTCACCATCACCAACGTTGATCGCACTGACGCATCGGCGCCTGCGGCTGCACCTTCGCCACGTCTCTTGAAGTTCGTCTATGCGGCAAGCTCCACCGGCAATATCTATCAGCGCACCGCTTGGCCTGTGCTGCTGCGTGATACTACTGGTCGCCTGGCTGTTCAGGAAGGCGAGGTATACGACGTATCCTTCACCGTATATCGTGAAGGCACCAGTGATCGTCAGTTCGGTATCTGGGTACAGCCGTACAGCCTGAATGGCACTTCGATTAACCACGGTTGGCTGACGCCTTCGTCGACCAGCATCACTGGCGTAAACGGTCAGTGGGTTACTATCTCTGGCTCGATCACCATCCCGGCGACTGCTGTCAGCCTGAACATCACCCTGCGCGCAAGCATTCACGCTGAACCACTCACCGTATGGGTTGGTCGACCAGTCATTCAGCGTCGTTCGGTACAGGCTCGCAACCAAGCGGATGCCACCAGCGCTCTGTCCGCTCGCGTCACCGATGCCGAGGGCACGATCACCAGCCAGGGTTCCGCAATCACCGGTCTGAACAACAGCCTGGCCGGCAAAGCAGACGCTAGCGCGTTGACCGCTTTGACTACTCGCGTGACCGCAGCTGAGGGTGTGAACACCAGCCAGGGTAACTCGATCACCTCGCTGAACAACTCGGTAGCGGGTAAAGCGGACACTACCGCTCTGAATGCGCTGACCACCCGTGTAACCACTGCTGAGAACTCGATCACCTCGCAGAGCAACTCGATCACCAGCTTGACTGCATCCATGGATGCAATCGGTGGTACCGGTACTAACCTTGTTCCGGCAGAGTATTCGACCTTCGGTGCTACCAAGCCGGATATCGTCTATGCAACTTCCCTGTCCGAGACTGTGGTTGATGCACAGGCTTTCAATGGCTATGCACTCAAGGTAACGAGCGCAAACACCAGCACCAGTGCTGCGATCTACTTGTCGCCAACCCCAGAGGACTATGCTTCCGCTAACATCGCGTGCAAGCCGGGTAAGTACATCCTGTCCTACTACGCGAAAACCGATACTGCAGGTCACACCATTGCGGTGTTCGCACGCACTCGTAACTCCGCTGGTTCCGCTGCAAGCTCCGCCGGCGCTCCACAAGATGCTCTGACAACCTCTTGGCAGCGGTATTCGAGCGTTGTGGATCTGACTGGCTCTGGCTTTGCCGACAAAGACAAGATGATCGTTGGCATCCAGATCAACCGATCCGGGGTAGCAGGTCGAGTTATCTACCTTGATCGCTTCATGTTGGAGCCAATGGTTGGCAGCAACACCGCTCCTTCGGTATTCGTGCCTGGTAACAGCCTGCGTCAAGCAGCTGCACTTGGCTCTGCCGTTCAGGCCCTGGATGTCCGTCTGACCAGTGCAGAGGGTGTAAACACCTCGCAGGCTACCTCGATCACCAACCTGACCAGCTCGCTGGCTGGTAAGGCCGATGCTTCTGCTCTGACTGCTCTGACTACCCGAGTTACTGCGGCTGAGGGCGTGAACACTACTCAGGCGAACTCGATCACCAGCCTGAACACCAGCATGGCTAACACCAGTCAGGACAACCTGCTGCGCAACCCAGACTTCAACGCGGCCGGCGACCTGATCAGCGGTACTGCTGACTTCCCAATTCAGTATTTCAGCAAGACCGACGCCGGTGTACCCGCCGCTGCCCCCGCTAACCGTCTGCTGTGCATGTCGAAAGCAGGTAACGTATCGGGCTGGGGTGGTAACGCGCTGTACTTCACCAACGGTAGTAACCGTACCGCAGCAACCCCGGGTGAAGTGCTCAATGTTGAGTGCCAGATGTACTGCGAGAACGCCACGCTGAACGCGGGCAAAATCGCTATTACCTACTGGATCAACGGTTCTACAAGCGTAAACGGCAACGTTCGCATCCTGGGCTATGATATGGCCGCAGGTGGTTGGCAGAAGCTGTCTGTGCAGGTCACAGTTCCTGCGCAGACCACTGAGGTTTCCCTGTATCTGGTACCAGACGCGCCTGCAGTTGTCGGTTTCAAGATGTGGGTTGCCAACCTGTCGCTCTCCCGCCAGAACGCCGCTGAGCGCTCGCTGGCAACTGCTACTCAGGCTCTGGATACTCGCGTTACCGCAGCGGAAGGTACCCTGACTTCTCAAGGTAGCTCGATCACCTCGCTGAACAACACCGTAGCAGGTAAAGCGGATACCTCCGCGCTGAATGCCCTGACTACCCGGGTTACTGCCGCCGAAGGTGTGAACACCTCGCAGGGTACTTCCATCACCAACCTGAACACTTCGGTGAGCGCGATTGGCGGTGCCGGTACCAACCTGGTGCCAGCAGAGTACGCCTGCTTCATGGATGCGACTGTACCGCCAATGACCTACGCAACTAACGTAGGTACTGTGGTAGCTGACCCTCAAGGCTTGGGCGGGTTTGTTTACAAGACCACTTCGGTGAACACCACCAACAGTGTGACCATTTACACCGTAAATGGTACCGACGTGTATGAAAACTACCGTATGCCGTTCAAGCGCGGTAAGTACATCATTTCGTTCTACGCCAAGGCTGAGACTGCTGGTCATCAGGTGTCTCTGTTCCTGCGCGCTAAGGACGCCGCCGGCGGCACCGCTAACCCGACTACTGTGGTTCACACTCTGACCACTGATTGGGCTCGCTACAGCGTAGTGGTTGACCACGACACCTCTGCCTACGACAACAAAGACCGGATGAGCCTGGGTATCCAGTTCAACCGATCTGGCGTAAGTGGTCGCGTTGTGTACTGGGACCGATTCATGGTCGAGCCAATGATTGGTTCGAACTCGAATCCATCTGTGTTTGTTCCTGGTAGCTCTTACATCCAGACTGCTGCTCTGGGTGCTGCAACTCAGTCGCTGGACTCCCGGGTAACTGCCGCAGAAGGCACCCTGACTTCTCAGGGTTCTGCGATCACCAACCTGAACAACAGCCTGACCGGAAAAGCTGACGCTTCGGCTCTGACGGCTCTTACTACCCGTGTAACTGCTGCCGAAGGGGTTAACACCTCTCAAGGCACCAGCATCACGAACCTTAACAACTCGGTGAATGCTATCGGTGGTACCGGCTCTAACATGATGCCGGCCGAATACTCCGCTTTCACTTCTGACGCGCCTGTAACCTCGACCAACTCGGCGTACTCCGTCGGTGTTGAGGCTGATGTTGCAGCGTTTAGCGGTTACGCTTTCAAGGTCACCACCAACAACACCACCAACAGCACCATGTACTTCGCGCCTTCTGCTGGTTCGAGCATCATCTATGCTCACGCCAACATGGGGTTCAAGCGCACCAAATACATCCTGTCCTACTACGCGAAAGCTGCTGTAGCTGGTCACACCATCGCTCCGTTCTTGAAGACCATCCGGTCCTCGGATAATGCGAGTGTGAACTCGACCATCTCCAGTCAAAACCAAGCTCTGACTACCGATTGGGTACGATACAGCGCGGTCATTGATATGACCTCCGCTTCCCATGTTGGTGATCTGATGATGCTCTGCTTGCAGACCAACGTATCGGTCACTTCTGGTCGCACCTTCTGGCTCGACAAGATCATGATCGAAGAGGCTATTGGTTCTAACACCGCTCCGTCGGTATTTGAGCCGGGCAATAGCTTCCGTCAGAGCGCTCTGAATGCGTCGGCTGTAACTGCTCTCACTACCCGAGTTACTGCTGCCGAGGGTGTGAACACTTCGCAGGGCACCGCGATTACTAGCCTGAACAACAGCATTGGTAACAAGGCTGATGTATCGGCACTGAATGCGCTGACCACTCGCGTAACCACCGCAGAAGGTACTATCAGCAGCCAAGGTACTTCCCTGACCAACGTCTCGGCTACCCTGGGTAACATCGCTGGTAACGGCTCTAACCTGCTGGCTTCGACCTACAGCTGGGTGACCTCCACCTCTATCCCGGCTACTACCGTTTCGAACGCAAGCCGAGTTGGGGTAGCTGTAGCGGAAGCAACTAGCGGGTTCGGTTATAAGGCCACGTCTACCACCACTAACAGCGGTGCGTACCTGATGTTGGCGCCAAGCAACAGCGCTGCCGGTTGGAACCTGCCTCTGGACCCGGGTACCTACATCTGCTCGTTCTACGCCTCGTCGCCAAACGGCTCTCAGGTGCAGTTGAGCATGTATGACGGTGCTCAGCGCATGACCTCGACCTTCAACATCGGTACGACTCGCGCTCGCTACTCCGGTGTAATCACCGTTACCGCTGCAACCAAGGTTGGCTACACCTTCTTCTTCAACCGGAACGGTGTAGTTGGTACCGAAGTAACCATCGACTCGGTGATGATCGAGCGTCAGATCGCCGGCGGCACTGAGCCTTCTGTGTTTGCTGCCGGCCCAATCGCAGCCGAAGTAGCTGGCCTGGCAACTGCGCAGACTGCATTGGATGCTCGCGTAACTGCGGCCGAAGGTGTGAACACCACTCAGGCAACTCAGATCACCAACCTGACCACGACTGTGAACGGTAAGGCTGACGCTTCGGCGTTGACCGCTCTGACCACTCGTGTAACCACCGCTGAGAACAACATCACCTCTCAAAGTGGTTCGATTACCAACCTGACTAGCAGCTTGGGCAACATCGCGACCGAGAACTTCATTGAAGATCCAACCTTCGCGACAAGCACTGGTATGACTAACACGTCTTCCGCAACGGTAGTTCAGAGAGCTGACGCTCCTGTAGGCTGCCCGAGTGGTCGAGCTGTTAAGTGGTCTGTAGCCCAGTCGACCGGCAACAACTACAGCGGTTTCATTGTGTCGCCTAACGTCCGCTTCGGTGGCAGCCGGCTTCACGACATGATGACCACCGGCGGTGAGGTCTACGACTTCGAGGTCTACATCTACAGCACCGTAGCCGCACGGGTATTCGGTATCTGGGTTCAGCAATACGATGCCGCTAACGCCTCTATCGGGCATACCTGGGCAACTACTGGTGGCGACGGTGTTCAGACAAGCCAGACCGCAAACGCTTGGGTTAAGGTGACTGGTACCTGGACTGTCGCCCCGGACTGCCTGCGTGTAGCCATGAACCTCCGGGTTTCAGCTGGCTCTGCTGGTGACTTCTACATCAGCAAACCGTCGTTCACCAAACGTTCTGGTCAGCTGAGCGCTCAGGCTGCCGCTATCCAGACTCTGGATACTCGCGTAACCACTGCCGAAGGTACTTTGACTTCGCAGGGTTCTGCGATCACCAGCCTGAACAACACCGTAGCCAACAAGGCAGACACCAGTGCTCTGAACGCGCTGACCACTCGTGTAACCACTGCTGAGGGTACCATCACCTCTCAGGGTAACGCCGTGACCGCGCTGCAAAGCACTGTGGGTGGTATCGGTGGTTCTGGTAGCAACTTGAACCCGTCCGAATACTCCGTGTTCGGTCCAAACAAGCCTACCATTGGCGCAATCAGCACCGGTCTCACCTACGATACCGTTGTAGATAGCGCTGCTCTGGGCGGCTATGCGTTGAAGTTTGCGACCTCTAGCACCAGCACCACCGTCGCCTGCTATCTGCATACCTCTAACGTGGTTGGTGCGGTCGGCTCGTTCCCGATCAGCTACGACAACTCGAAGTACATCCTGTCGTTCTACGCCAAGGCGAGCGTTGCTGGTCATCAGATCCGGGCCTTCACCCGGTATGTGACCTCGACCGCTACTGTGGGTAGCACCACTTCGGCTCTGTTCTCCCTGACCACTGGCTGGGTGCGCTACTCGATGGTCATTGATATGACCAACGCTACCACCTTCTCCGGCACTCAGATGGCTGTAGCGCTACAGCCTAACGTATCGGGTGTTTCTGGCCGCGATATCTTCTTCGACCGCATCATGATCGAGAAGCAGATCGGTACCAACACCACCCCTTCGACCTTCGAAGCCGGTACCAGCTACACCCAGGCACAGGCTCAAGCGACCGCTCTGAACAGCCTGACTACTCGCGTGACTACTGCCGAGGGTAACATCACCTCTCAGGCGTCCTCGATTAGCACTCTCCAGAGCAGCGTGGGTACCAACACCGCTTCGATTTCCACCACATCGACCGCATTGTCTACGCTGGATGGCAAGTTGAGCGCCTCTTGGACTGCTAAGGTTCAGGTGTCCTCTGACGGCACTCAATACTTCGCTGGTATGGGTATTGGTATCCAGAACACCAGTCAGGGTATCACTCAGTCTCAGATCGCCTTCCAGGCGGATCGGATTGTGATGATCAACCCGGGCAACAGCAACGCGATTGCTCCGTTCCAAGTTGTTGGCGGGATCGTGCGTCTGAACGTAGCCACTATCGCTGCAGCAACCATCACCACTGCTCACATCGCTGATGCGGCTATCACCTACGCGAAGATTGGTACGGCTCAGATCGCCGACACCCACATCATGAACGGGCATATTACCAATGCCAAAATTCAGGATCTGGCTGTCGATACGATCAAGATTGCGGGTAACGCGGTAACGATCCCGTACTACGCTCAAGTTAACGGCAACGGCGGTGCGACTGCTGTGATTTCGTACCCAGCTGCCGTTAACCTGGCGATCATCGTGACGGCTAACCGGTCGTCGAAATACATTGGTGGTCAGCCGATCTACATCAACCTGTATAACTCCGCCGGCACCCTTCTTAGCCGTGTCGTTGGGGGTTACACTAATGGCTTCTACTACCAAGGCGATTACAACCCGTCTACCTCCTGCGCAAGCTATAGCTTCTATGTTGGCGCTGGTAGCTACTATGTAACCGTCGACAGTGATGCCCAGTCGTCCTACGGCATCACCATTATTGGAGCGATGAAGTAATGAACTACCTGACCGTGTACGACCCGGTCACTGGTGAGATCCTGGAGACGCATTCGTCTCCAGGCTCCATCCGCCTAGTGAACCAGGAAGCCAAGTCGTTCGTCGAAAAGGAAGCCGATATGACTCGGCAGTACGTCAGCATGGGCGAGGTTGTCAATCGCCCTATCCTGAACGCTACTCTGAATGGCAACATCCTGAGTGGTGTACCCGAGGGTGCGTCGGTAATCATTGACGATATGGAGTACGAAGCGGATGGCTCGGACATCGAACTGAGCTTCTCTATTGAAGCGGCTCACAAAATCGAAATAAAGATCTGGCCGTATATGCCGATGGAGTTACTATATGAAAATTAAGCACGAATCGGACCACAGGAAGCGCCGGTCCGAGGAATACCCCTCGATCGAGGAGCAGATGGATTCCATCTGGCACGCCATGGATCAAGGCATGATCCCAAAGATAGAGCCTATGTACTCAAGGATCAAAGCTGTCAAGGACAAATACCCAAAGAGATTTCAGGGTGATTTGAACTCGTAGCTGGTACACTTGGAAAAAGCCACCATCCCGGCGGCTTGTCCACTTGTGGTAACTGAAAGGAAATGGAAGAAATGACCTTCATCGTTCTGAACAAAGAAAACCCGTTCTCGCCGAATTTTGGCGTCGAGTACGGTACCTTCCTGGAAGCCGAAGCAGCCGCAGAAGCCTTCCTGAACACCAACCCGAAAGCTCAGCTCGCGGTTGCCCAGGTTCAGAAGACCTACACCGCCGCCGTTGTGATCACCAAGGCTGACCCGGCTCCGGTCGTCCCTGCTGAACCCGATCCGGTGGAATAAAAACGACGCTAAACTTTAGCGCCATCGATCAAAAATCAGGCCAATCTTTCGAGATTGGCCTTTTTCTATCAGGTGAAAAAGTAAAATTTGCAATAGAATATTCCGTGCTAGCACTTAGCCAACCATAAGAGGCGCAAGACTATGAAAAAGAACCTCAGCTCTAAACCTCAGATGGTAATTTCCTGATGAGCGCCGCAGTAGAAATTGGGGTGGAGGGCTTGAAAGTAGCACCACCAGTTGCAGTTACGGGAGCGGTACTAATGGGCATGACCCCTACAGAGTGGATCACGGTCCTTACTCTGCTGTATTTGGTGATGTCTATCGGCCTTTTGATCCCGAAGTATTGGGTTCAGATCGGCGAATGGGCCGCCAAGTTCAAGAAAAAGAAAGGCTAACGCCTTAGTGGAGGTGAAGTGTGGACGTTAAAAAGACCTTACTTGCTACCGCCTTCACCGGTGCTATTGCCGCTTCGGCGGCATTCATCGGTCCAGAAGAAGGTATCAGTCTCAAAGCCTATCAAGACAGCGTGAAGGTCTGGACTATCTGTCGGGGTCATACTGGCCCGGAGGTCAAGAAGGGTCTGGTCTACACGAACGCCATGTGCGAAACCTTGTTCCGCACCGACATCTGGAAGGCGATGCAAGTCGTTCTCCAGAACACAAAGGTTGAATTGCCTGAACCCGTACTGGTTAGCTTCACCAGCTTTGTCTTCAACGCCGGTGGTGGTAATTTCAAGTCCTCAACTCTTCTCAAGAAAGCCAACTCAGGCGACATAATCGGAGCCTGCAATCAGCTCCCACGTTGGAAGTTCGCAGGCGGCTTAGACTGCTCTGTCCGTTCGAACAACTGCTGGGGAGTATGGGAGCGCCGGCTTCGTGAACAAGAACTCTGCCTGAGTCCCTACCAATGAATCTTCAAGCGAAAATCACAGCTGCGCTAGCAGCGCTTAGCGTGCTCATAGCGCTTAGCGCTGCAATTATCTACTACAGATCAGCGCTCGACGTTGAACGCGCTAAAAACAGCGTTCTAGCGACTCAGAGCGCTAGTTTTCAAGCTGCGCTAGAGTCGCAAACGAAACTGTACACCGACAGAGAGTCGGTCATCAGCCAGGTTCAAGAAATTCGTGTGGACTTTGAGGCGTTGAAGGGCGATATTCGTAGCCAAGGCCGCAAGCTCGATCAAGCCATCCAGCAGGTAAAAGAGAATGACCAAGCAGTCCGCGATTACCTCGCTCAGCCTGTACCTGATGCTCTTGGTCGGCTGTTCATCCGTGAAGCCACAACCGATCCCCGTTTATACGGAATCGGAGAGCAAGGTGGAACGGTGCGCTCTGACACCATGCCCACTCCCGGGATTCAATCAACCTCGAAGCAATGAAGACTGGATTTCCAGAGCTAACGTTCTGGAAGCCGAACTCAAGCTGTGCGCCACACAAGTGCTTGAGTGCATCAAAACCCAGCAAGTCAAACCCAGTCCTTTGAAGTAAGGAAAGCCCTATGTCTGGTAATCAAGCTCGCCAAAAACGCCGTGAAAACCGTCGTCAAACTCGCCGCGAGGAAAAACATGGGGGTAAATTCCCCGAGCTGAGCAACGCCAACCACCAGAACCAGGAAGACCTGGAAGCTCACCTGGAGTACCAGGCGAATCGAACCCGCTTCGGCAAGCTGGAGCCACGGAACGAATCGCAATCCCGAGCTATCAACCTGATCGAGAACAACCGCCTGATCTTCCTGACCGGCCCCGCTGGTACCGGCAAGACCTTCTTGAGCGTGAGCCTGGCCTGCGAAGCCCTCGAAGCTGGTGAAATCGAGCGGATCATCATCACTCGCCCAATGGTCGGCTGTGACGAGGACATCGGCTTCCTCCCGGGTAGTGAGTGGGAGAAGTTCCAAGCCTGGATCGGTCCAGCGCTGGAAGTCCTCGAAGGCAAGCTCGGTCGCAGCAAGGTCGAGAGCTATGTGAAATACGGCCTGATCATCGGCAAGCCACTGATGATGATGCGTGGTGCCACCTTCCGTAACGCCTTCGTGATCATGGACGAGGCTCAAAACTCGACCCAGGGCCAGATGAAGATGTTCCTGACCCGGATCGGTGCAGACAGCACTGTGGTTCTGACCGGTGACTTGAAGCAGTCTGACCGTGCCGGCGATGAAAATGGCCTGGCTGACGCTACCCACCGTCTCCGCAACAGCAAAGCCGCCGCCATGTTTGAGTTCGATGTGGATGACATCGAGCGCGATCCTCTGGTCCGCGATGTAGTCTTGGCTTACCGCGACAACTGATACAGCCACATCCTACCCTTCCCTATTTAATACAATTCTTCTTGTTAGAAGTCTTATATAAGGGAAGGGTTGGATGTGGACACACTGACCCACCTTCTTGCAAACCCGGTCTCCTCGCTTCATCATTCACAGCTCAGCAACGCACAGAGCTACCCATCATGGTTAACAGCGCAGAATGGACCCCACTCCAATGTGACGCACTGTCACTCCGGTACATTCCTCTCAACCTTCTCCAGGAAGAGGCTGAGCTAAACGAAACCAAATTCTGGGACTACCGTTTCATGCACCCGGCTCAAGCTACCCAGGCTTACGCTGAGGCTTATGCGTCCGCTCTGAAACGTGCAGTGTCCCGGCGTACTGATCTGTGGATCGGTCTGAACATGAAGGGCCTCAAAAAGGACGTCATCTTCGAATTGCCAGCCCGCGCTCTCAACGGCCTATGGCGTGGTCGTCAGATGGCAGATCGCATCGGTTGCCCTTATGACTTCTATTGCGAGCACGCGATGCAGTTTGCCGACAAAGCTCGCATGACTTTCTTGCCCACTACGTCGCAGATGTACACCCAGACCGTCCCTGAGCGTCTTAAAGGGCTGCCATCGCTTGTCGAGTATGTCGTAGAGCGCTGGGTAGCCCGGACGTCTCACAGCGCGTTCTACGCAGCCCACGAAGCGTATCTGGCAGAGAACTATCAGGGTGGGCAGGAGCAGATCAAGTATCTGAACTGGCTGTTCAACAGGATCAAAGGCTCAAGCTACCCGGAAGGTGTGCTCGCGACCATCATGGAGAAGGGTCAAATCTCCCGCGAACAAATCATGTTCGCCTTCCCTCGATCCGGTAGTGATCTGATTCGCCGTGCGGTAGCTCTGTCTAGCTAGTTTTACCCCACTTCGCAGCGCGTATACTTCGAGTGCTGCAACGCACAAATCACCCCAAAGGGCCAACAATGTCTGACGAATCCGAAATTAAGAATAGTCTCGCCGATCAATTGGCGAGACAGATGGGCATGGTCGAACCCGAGCCAGACGAAGAATTGGATGACGAAATCGAAACCGTCATGCAAATGAGCACCCGGATCAAGCCGCTCCCAACCCTGGAAGAGGGTGCTGAGGCTTTCCAATTCGAAGCAGACTTCCAACAGAAGATCGCGGCACTGACCCTACGCGATGAAGCTTTCTATCGTCGCGTAGACGGGTTGGTCAAACCTGAATACTTCGAAGACCGCAGTCTGTCGGCACTGGTTCACATCAGCCAAACCTATCATGAGAAGTACCGTCGTCTACCCGAGCGCGGCGAGTGGGCAGAGCTGATCAAGGATGCGAAAGCAGAGAAGGCGATTCGTGACGATGACGTCCCGGATATGGTCGTCGCTCTCAAGAAAATCCTGAAAGAGGGTCTGCCGAGCCGTGACTACGCTGTAGATAAGGTTGCTGAGTTCGCCAAGAAGCAAGCAATCAGCGCGGCTTACATGATGACCATCCCGCTTGTGGAGAAGGGAGAACATGCGAAAGCCGAAAAAATCATGCAGAAGGCGTTTGCTACAGGCGCGCAGGCTGTGGTTCAAGACAACGACTACTGGAACAGCATCGAGTCCCGTACTCAGTACCGTCGTGACGTTGAAGCCGGTCTGATTAAGAAAGACGGTGTGACCACGGGTCTGCCGAAACTGAACAAGATGCTGTACCACGATGGATGGGGCCGAAAGGAACTGTCCGTTGTCATGGGTGGTGCCAAGAAGGGTAAGTCCACTGGCTTGCTTCACTGGGCAATCGCTTCTTCTAGCGCCGGCTACAACGTGCTGTATGTCACCCTCGAAGTAGCAGCCAAGATCATCATGGAACGTATGGACGCAAACGTGTCCGGCGTTGATATGGCTGACTTGGCAGCCAAGGGTAACGAAGTCGAGAAGGGCGTCAAGAATCGGGCATCCATGCGTAAGCCTGGCGTCTTGAAAGTCGTTGAGTATCCATCGGGTACAATGACCTGTGCAGACCTGCGCAAAGTCATCGAGTTCTACCGCGCACAAGGCATCATCTTCGACCTGATCGTAGTCGACTACGCCGACATCATGGCGGCCGAAATCAAATCGGGTAACGACATCAACGAGTCCAAGCAGGTCTGGTTGGGTCTGCGTGCAATCGCCCACGAAGAGAACGCCGCTGTACTGACCGCAACACAGACGAACCGTGCCGGCTTCACTGCTGACGTAGCGAAAGCAGAGCACGCCGCAGAAGACTTCAACAAAATCCGCATCGCCGACTTGGTGTTGACCATCAACCGCACGGATGAAGAGAAGGCCAAAGGTGAAGCTCGCCTTTACTTCGCAGCATCCCGGAACCAAGCTGGTGAATTCACCCTCAAAATCAGCCAGGACTTGAGCAAGATGCGGTTCATGACTGGCATCTTGGAGATTAGCTAATGGAACGAATGAAGTTTGAAGACCTTGTAGGTAAAACCATCGTCAAGATTGACGGAGCGAGTAAGGACAGTGAGGAAATCAGAATCCACACCAGTGACGGTTTGGTTATTCGTATGCATCACGAGCAGGATTGCTGTGAGTCTGTATCGGTTTCGGATGTTGAGGGCGATATTGGTGACCTCATTGGTTATGGGCCTCTCGTCCTCGCAGAAGAGTCGTCCCAGTCTGGTGATGAAGAGAATTATGGAACTTCCACCTGGACTTTTTACAGGCTTGCTACCGAACATGGGTTCGTGGTCATTCGCTGGCTGGGTGAGTCCAATGGTTACTACAGCGAGAGCGTGGATGTGAGCTTCGAGAAAGACCCGGACTGGGTAGATCCGAACGCTATTTGGGCAGACTGATCAAACCCGCTACACCCCAGACTCAAGCGTGTAATCTCGCGCTTGAGTCTTTTCATTCATAGAGGAAACGTAATGAGCGACGAAGCACCGAAAGAAGGCGTGGTAAACAACTACCACACTCACACCGTCGAGAAGCACCCCTTTGTGATCGACTGGGAGGAGATGACCAAGATCATCGCCTGCTTGTCCGTTGTAGCGATCGTTGGCTCGATCGCCTGGGGTGTCACCTCCTACAACCTGGATGCAAACGCCAAGATGGAAGCGGCTATCAAAGCTGGCTCCAATCCTATCGACGCCTACTGCGCTTTCGATGGCAGCAGCGAGAACAAGGTATGCCTTCTGCGTGCCGCACAAAAGGATGAAAAATGAAAGACTTCGCCAAGCTGTTCCGCTTTGACGACATCGGCCAGGTTCTCGTTGTCCTTGACGAGAGCGACGCTGAAACCCGCTCAGGCCCGGAGTTGCGTTTCAGCTTCATGACCGGCAACCAGATGTTCGGCATCACTCAACTGATCACCTCCTTCAAGGACAGCGATCAGGGCTGGGACGACGCTGAAAAGGCGTTCGATGGCCTGACCGAAGAAACCGTTCGCAAGCTGATCGACCCAACCATTTCGCAGGTCAACAGCATGTTCCCGGATGAAGCGATTGCTGAACGCGCCTCTACCGCGAACGAAAGCGATCTGATTCCACTCGAAGATATGGAGCAACACTTCTGATGAAGCTACCAAAGTTCTCCTTCGACAAGCTGATTCACAAGCTCACTGGTCGTACCTGGAACTATCATGTGACGTTCCGCTACAACATGAACCCGGGTGTCCCAAATACGGGCTATGTGACCAACTCAATGACCATGAGCGTTACTGACCGTAATGAGCTTGCGTTTCATCGCAACCTCAAGAAGGCTCTTGTTCCGAACATGATCAAGGATCTTTCGCCGCAGTATCGAACCAACGGCTCTCTGTTCATCGAGCAGCTCACCTACATCGGCTGGTTCAAACCAAGACCTCAGTCGACCATCCCTATCCAGACTCGTCACCTGGGTCACAAGAAACGTTTCGGCCAAATGATATGAGCTGCCGCAACCCAAAGAAAGCCTGCGCAGAGTGCGTATTCAACCGCAAGTGTGAACCTGGTGCTTTGGGTGGCAGCGATGTGACGGTGTATATCGGTCAAGTGTATGCACCGTTCTCGATCCCTTGTCACCTCCACTGCGACTTCAACGACCCGGAATGGAAGCTGAAAGCCGGCCCAGGTCAGACGCCGCAGTGTGCAGGTACTGCCACGTTCCGTGCGAATCTCGGCATGAATGAGAAGCGTGGAACTGGCAAGGCTTGGGATACACTGCTCACCCACGAACCGGACCATGAGACTTGTTTCTCCAGCTATGCGGAGTTCATGGCCCATCACACGGGAATGACAGTCGAAGAAGCCGAAGTGGTACTGTCGAAACCCTATTACACCCCAGTTCAACTCGCATATGCTGAGCTGAACAAAGCAAACGTAAGGAAAATCTGATGGCTCAAAAAGTTTATCTGTTCGCGGAAGACTTGGGTGACGGCAGCTCAGCTGTGCGTTTCACCACCGATTACGATCTTCTGGATCGCCTGTGCGAGGAACAGCCTGAATGGTTCGGTATGAACGAAGGCTACTCTCGCACTCTGACTCTGCCTGACGACCTCGATCTGAAAGCGGCCGGCATCGATCTGTATAGCGAGGAGTAAGTCATGGCCAAGAAAAAAGCAAAGTTCGACATCGTTGTCCACAAGCCCAAAAAGCTGAGCAACGGTATGAAAAGCACCAACGAAAACTGGCGCGAGTTTGCTCGTCTGGCTTTCGGTGACGATTCGGCCGCTGTGAAGTACATGGACGGCCGCATCGCTCGCGGCGGCAGCAACGCCTCTGTTCGTGAGGACGAGCCGGTCATGAAGCTTCTGCTGGCAACTATTCACGACCACCCAGAGGCCCTGGCCCAGGCGCACTAACATGACCAAAGCAAAGGATGATTCCGAGATTGAAGACCTGCTCGATCTGGTCGACATGGAAGACTTCCTGAGCTTTGAAAGCATCGACTACCGGGTCACTCGCGGGCGATCCGGTACACAGTTGAACCTTAAAGAGTGCCCCCGTTGTGGGGGTACTGGCTGGAAGGTCTACCTAAACGCTGAGACAGGTTTGGGTAGTTGCTTTCATGGGTCATGCTCAGGTGAGCCAGGCTTCAACAAGTACAGCTATATGTTCCACCGTAACGACAAGAGCCATCGCGAGACGATCCAGAATCTCAAGCGATACGCCAAGACTCTTGGGTGGACAGCAACCCGCAAACGCGCCCCAAGACCAGCTGACGAGAACCCGGATGAAATTGTGATCCCGGACAGCTACCCTCTGCCAATCAACGGCAAAACTCTCAAGTACCTTTCTGATCGTGGGTTTGGCCCTGACCTTGCCGAGTATTTTGGTTGGCGATTCAGCAAGACCGGAACCTACAGCTACACGTTAGGCGGCGAAGAGAAGTCTCAGGACTGGGCAAACCGAGTTGTCATTCCTGTATATGGCATCGACGGACAGCTCGTTACGTTCCAGGGTCGAAGCATAGAAGCAAACCCATTCCAGAAGTACCTGTTCCCACCTGGGTTAGCTGGAGCTGGTCGTTTTATATACAACGCCCACAATTCCCTAGGATTGTCAGAGCTTGTTTTGGGGGAGGGCGTGTTTGACGTAGCCGCAATCAAGAAGGCGTTCGACGAGGACATCACCTTCAAGGATGTGGGTATCTGCGGGACATTCGGTATGCACCTTTCTATCGCCGAGTCTGGCGGTGAGAAGGATCAGCTTAGCGACCTCAAAGCGATGCGAGAGAAGGGTCTCCGTGAAATCACCATGATGTGGGACGGATCACCCAGTGCAATCCTGAACGCTGTGAAGACCGGCGTTAAGCTGAGAACCTTCGGGTTCAAAGTAAAGCTGGCAATCCTGCCGTTGGACAAAGACCCCAACGAAGTAGAAACCGAAGTAGTACGACAGGCATTCGTAAAGGCTAAAGAGCTTACCCCGCTCTATGCCGCATCTGTGATGTCAAAATTCACACTTTGAAAGCGCACATTCATAGGCAGATCACATGACCATCCCATTCACTCCCTTTTCTACCACGAATCTTAGCCTTGAAACCGTGTCTCACAGGGTAGCCTGGCCCACTTACGACAACGCCGGCCGGCAATCTCTGGCTGATTCGTTCACCGCCATTTCTGAAACCAGTGGCGCGGTCTACAGCTCGTCGTTCGTGTCCTGTCATCACCCGGAAGGCAAGATCTGGAAGTCCATGTTCATCGCTTTGAACAAGTCTGGCTCTACCGGTATATCCGTAACCTGGTGGGGCAAGAATCTCGGCGTAAAGGGTCAAGCTCAAGCCAAGATTGTGAGCGAGAAGGAGTGGTACGGCGTAGTCAAGTCGAAGGCTGTGGGCAAGGACTACAAGATCGAGCAGTACATTGGTCGATACATTCCAATCGACTCAAATCACCAGTTCGTTTACGACGTTCTCGCCGATGAAGACGCCGGCAGACTGCCGGCTATGGGGTTCTGCCCAGCTCAAGCTGCCAGTCTTATCCAGATGGGTACCGAATCCAAGATTGGTACTCTGATTGGTAAGGCGATCGCCGAAGACATCTTCCCAACTGCAGACTTCATCACCTTCCTCGAAGGTAAGGGTCTATCGATTCAATCTGAAATGGAATTGGCGCCAAAGGATCGTGTCAGCCAGGACATCGTGTCAGCCATGACAGCCATGATGTTCGGCGCTCAGAAGGGCAAACCACCAGTCGCTCCAAAGACCCCAGTGCCCGTTATTGATCGCGAAGAGGTCTACGGTAGCGGTTGGGGTGGGTTCGCATAAGAACGCCGTATAAGCCCTCCAGCGCGCTTGTATCATGCAAGCGCGACAACAAACGAGAGAGTCTCCCAATGTCCGAAGTCAAAGAAGACCCGGAGCTGATTGCTATCCTCCCCGTAGAGGCAAGCATGAGCGGCCGCAACGCCTTCTACCAGTTCTGTGACGCTCGCCAGCAGCAGGTGAACTACGCTGTATGCCTGCACACGCTCAAGGCCATCGAAGAAGATCGTTTGGCTCGCGATCAGTTCACCGACTGCCAGCGCTACTACTGCCATAACACTTGCCCCGCAAAGGGTATGCGGGAGGAAGAGCGTAAAGCCGGTCACGCTCTGTACTTCAAGGAGCGCCCTCGTCATGTGTACGAGTCTGCTAAGAAGCAAGCAGCTGTCGATGGCGCAGTAAGCAGCGGCAAATACGATATGTCGAACCCGAGCTACGCACGCGGTTGGGCTATCGGCGGTCGTGAAGGCTACAGCACTGACAAGCCTATTCCAAAGCGTCAAGCTCCACGACCCACTCGCAACATTGGCCCGATCAAGAAGTCCGGGTTTGTTGAAGAGGGTATGGCCGATGTAGTCAACGTGCTTATGAAAGAGCACGCAGAGAACAAGGCGGCACCTACTCCTACTGTCGCTGCAACCCCAGCAGCTGATCAATCATCCACTCGTCCACTGCCAGGTGAGTCCACTGCGGACTTCATCAAGCGTCGGGCCGCAATGAAACTCAAGGCGGGCAAATGAACTCCAATCAAATCATGGAATGTATCAGCTCAATCGCGCTGACTCCTGGTAAGAACGACAAGCAAGCGTTCCTCAGCCTGGCTATGGAAGATAGCCAGTTCGGTAAGACCATGCTGTACGCCTACAGCCCGTTCATTACCTTTGGTGTTCGCCCAGCGCGTTTCACCGGTGAGCATTGCCCGGATCATCCGATGTACACCGGTGTCTGGACAGACGAAACTTGGCAGATGCTTGACGACCTTGCCACTCGCAAGCTCACCGGCAACGCAGCGCTGTCCGCCATCGGCGATCAGTATTCGGCACTTGATGTTCGTTCGGCCGAGTTGCTGTGGCGTGTCCTGAACAAGGATATGAAGGCCGGCTTCACTGAGAACTCCATCAACAAGGTCAGCAAGGACTTCATCCCTTCTTCACCTTACGAGCGCTGCTCTCTGCCGAAGGACGTAGACTTCGAAGCCTGGCCCTGGGCAACAGGTGTAATCAGCCAGATCAAAGCTGATGGCATGTTCTTCAACGGCATTGTTGAGCCTACATTGGTCAGCTTCACCAGTCGCCAGGGTCAGCCGTTCCCAACAGAAGGCTTCGAAGGGCTTATGGAAGCGTTCTACGAGACCTTCAAGCCTCTACTGACCAGTCACCCTGAGTTCGCCAACGGTCTGAACACTCACGGCGAGCTGCTTGTCCTCGACTCAGAAGGTAATGTCTGCGCTCGCGAAGTAGGCAACGGCCTGATCAACAAGCTGATCAAAGGCACACTACTGCCGAAAGGTTACGAGCTATCCGCAGTTCTGTGGGATGTCATCCCCAAAGACAAAGCGGTCAAGAAGGGCCAGTTTGATCAGCCTTATGTGACGCGCCTGCGCACGCTGAACGCCGCAATCAGCTTGGTTCAAGCCAAGCGTTTGAATCATCCCATCAGCGTCATCGAAACCCGGGTCGTCCGTAGCTACGAAGAGGCGATGGAGCATTACTACGATGCTCGTCGGCGCAAGCTTGAAGGTACGATCGCCAAGAAGCCTGGCAAGATCTGGAAGGACGGTACTTCCAAAGATCAGGTGAAGCTCAAGCAGGAAGTGCCTGTCGAGCTGGAAGTCTATGACTTCGAAGAGGGCAAGGAAGGTGGCAAGACCGCTGATACCTTCGGCTCACTCAAGTGCAAGACGTCCTGCGGCATGTTGAAAGTCAACGTAGGCTCCGGCTTCACCGATGAACAGCGCCGTGAAATCAACGAGAACCGTTGGGATTGGATCGGCGCAATCATCACCGTCAAGGCCAACGAAATCATGTACGCCAAGCGCGGCAAGATCGAACACAGCCTGTTCCTGCCGATCTTCGTTGAGCGCCGTTTCGACAAGCAGTTCGCCGACAGCTTCGCTGAGGTCGAGCGCCAATTCGAGAACGCTATCAAGTGAAACTACCTCACTGGGAGCCGAAAGCTCCCAGTTTCATTTCTGCATAATGTGCGCAGTAGCAAAGCGCAACTAACAGTCCATTAACACAGGTTGGAAACATGGATCGCACTCAACGCATCGTCATCATGAGGGAGGCAATCACCAAGATTGCTCAGATCCTCTCTGATGGCAAAGTTCTCGTAACCCAGTCCGGCGTCAAAGCCTTCGTCAAGTACGACGAACGCACCATGAAGGCCACTCGCGTCAACTTGCCTATGATCCCTGACGATGCCAGCGAAGAGCTGATCGAAGCGGTACAGGGCTTCCTTGACAGCGAAATCTCCAAAGTTCTGTACGCTGACGGCAAGTCCAACTTGCGAGCGGCGCACGAGAACATGGCTTCTCTGTACAACCCGCTCGAATCCTTCTTCTGCGAGAAGGAAATGGTGAAGAACTTCTCTGGCTCTCGTCATAACCTGGCGAACATGCACCAGACCTTCGTGGACAAGTTCATCACGCCTCGCTTGAAAGAAGCGCTCGCAAACGGCGCGGAAGAGCAAGAGCTGTTCCAAGTTCTCGCAGTGCCTGCGCTGCGTGCCTGGGGCGGTCAGAAGTTCTTCCAGGATTACATGAGCGACAAGTGGTCGCTGATCGCCGGCATTCAGAAACAGCTGGAGCCTATCCAGAAGAAGATGCAGTCCATGACCAAAGCGTCCGACTGCTACGACATGGCGAAGGAAATTCGCAACATCGTAATGGGTGAGCCGCCAGAAGGTGATGGCGACAACCCTTACGGTGACGAAGACCCTAGCAAGAAAGGCAAAGGTGGCGGGGGTGGCGGTGGCGGTAAAAGCAAGGGTAAGGGCGGTGGCGGTAAGCCCGAAGCGAACAAGGGTAAAGGTGCCGGCGACCTCGAAGGCGAAGAGGAAGAAGAGGAAGAAGACGAAGCTGGTGGTGGCGGTGCGCCTGGTGACGAAGAAGCGGAAGAGGACGATGAAGCCGACGACGCTGCTGACGGCGACGACGAAGGCGACGAGTCCGAAGACGAAGCCGGCGACAAAGACCCTCGCAAAGAAGACGCCGCTGTAGGTGCTGACGGTCAGTCCAAGCAAAGCGAGCGCGACAAAGCGACCGAAGACACCGAATCGGCTCAGTCCGAATACGGTGGCGCCAACTACATGAAGAACTTTGACTGGGACAAGGTGCAGGATATCGGCACCGAGTTCGGTCAATACGTGTCTGACCTCTGCTCTACCGAAATGGAAGACGAGGAATACACGGTGTTCACCCGTGAGTGGGACATTCTCGAACCGCCAAAAATCCCATCGTCCTACAGTCCCAAGTGGATGGACGACCTCGAAAACTCCATCGCTGGTATGGTTGGCCCGGTTGCACGCCAACTCGAACGTGCGTTCGCAGCCCGGAACAAGTCGCTCACCCAGCAGGGTCTGCGCAAGGGCAAGCTGTCCTCGAACAACCTGTATCGTCTGACCGCCGGCGACGATCATATCTACAAGAATAAGATCGAACACAAGACCCGCGAAATCGCAGTGTCGTTGGTGATCGACTGTTCGGGTTCGATGGGCGGTTCGAAGATCCACACCGCAATGTGCGCTGCGTGGGTGCTTGCAGACGTACTCGGCCGCCTGGGTGTTGATTGCGAAATCATGGGCTTCACTACCGGTTATCTCGGCAGTAATCGCTCGCAAGACCTGTATCGCGAAATGCAGGACGCTTACAACGCCGGCAAACACTTCGACCGCTGTGAGCCTCTCATGCTGCCGATGTTCAAGACCTTCCAGGAGAAGTTCTCCATCGAGGTCAAGAAGCGTATGGCGTCGTATGCACACGTCCAGTCCTCGATGGCATCGAACATCGACGGCGAATCGGTGCAGTATGCCTACGAGTCCTTGTGCCGACATGCCAACAAGGGCAAGAAGAAAGGCAAGATGATGATTGTATTCAGTGACGGTCAGCCGGCGGGTGGTGTAGATGGCCGCAAGCTGAATGCCCACTTGAAGAAGGTCGTCCAGCGTATCGAGAAGGACGGCACCAACATTGTTGGCGTCGGCATCATGTCCAACTCCGTTCAGCACTTCTACCGTAAAAACGTGAAGCTGGACAACGTTGCGGACCTGCCGGGCATCGTCCTCAAGCAACTCCGGGACGCGCTGCTGGCCAGCTAAAACCCATTGAACGCCCATCAGTGAGCGTACAAAATGCGCTCACTGAAACAAAACAACGCAGTACAAATTAACGTAAACAAGGATACAACCTGTGAGCAACGACAAAATCAAGTGCCTGATCTGCGGTGAAGAAGTACACAGCATCGCGAACCACCTGAAAACCGCGCACGGCGAGGACTCTGCTCAGCCGATGGATCTGGAAACCTACATCAGCACTTACGCCACCGAAGATGGCAAGAGCCCTGAGCTGCTGTCCGAAACGGCCAAGAAGAAGATGGCCGAAATGAAAGCCAAGCGTGAAGCGGAAGAATCCGCAGTCGCTGCGAATGCACCGGCCGAAGGCGCCAAGCCTGCTCAGACCGGCAACCCTGACCTGACCAAAGTGTTCTTCCACGAAGCCTTCCGCTTCCCGAAAAGCACGAAGTCTGCGTACACCAAGTCGGGCCAGGGCATTCCTTGCACCGCTGACGCTCGTCCTGCTTCCGGTGATTACGGTCACATGATCCCGGCCTGGAGCGACAACTACATCCTGAACCCTGATCTGACGAAGACCGTCATGATGGCGATGGAACTGCGTACCCCGATCTTCCTGTTCGGCCACTCGGGTGTGGGCAAGTCCTCGATCTTCAAGCAAATGTGCGCCGGTTTGAATCGTCGTCTGTTCCGCTTCCAGCACACTGTCGATACCGAAGAAAGCCACATCGTCGGTCAGTGGGTCGTCAAGCCTCACGTTAACCCGGACGGCAACGCTGTATCGGTGACCGAATTCGAACTCGGCCCACTGCCTACTGCGATGCTGAACGGCTGGACCTACCTCGCTGACGAAATCGATCGTTCGTCTCCGACTGTCCTGTCGGCCTACCAGGCGATTCTCGAAGGTGAGCCGCTGATCATCAAGAACGCTCCGCCGCACCTGCGTGTCATCAAGCCTCACCCGCTGTTCACGTTCGCTGCTACTGGTAACACGAACGGTACTGGTGACCAGTCCGGTCTGTACCAAGCAACGCTGACCCAGGACGCCGCGACCATCGAACGCTTCGGTGTCGTAGCGATGGTGGACTACCCACCAGAGAAGCAAGAAATCGCCATGATCGCTGCTGCGACTGGTCTGAACGAGGCCGACGCGAAGAAGATCCGTCAGTTCGCCGACGAGATTCGTCACAAGTCGTTCCCGAACATCGTGTCGCTGACCATCGGCCCGCGTGTTGCCATCAACATCGCTCGCATCGGCATGATGAAAGCGGACTTCGTAGAAGGCGCGATGTACGCCTACTGCAACCGTCTGCCAGAAGCAGAAAAAGAAGCAGCACTGGGTGTTGCGAAGCGTATCCTGAGCTAATATCGGTAGCTCGTTAGCGAAAGCAGGTCTTCGGACCTGCTTTTTTGTTTCCAAAGAAAGGAGTTGGCGATGTACGACAAACCCGGTTGCTACGGCAACGCCATCACCTACAGCAACAAGTCGCCTGCATGTGCCAAGTGTGACGAGAGCCAGTCATGCGCTCTGGCAGCGCTACAGCGCATCGAGGAACTCAGAGCAATGGTGAGCGTCGACTCGGTGCTGAAAATGTCTCACAGCGCGTCACAGAAGGCACAGAAGCGACTACCTGACTCTACCGAGCGCATCGTCGCTACAATGAACTCTCGACAGCAAAAAGCTGTTGGGATTCTGATGACGTTGGAGAGCCCCACGCCGGGTGTTCTCGTTCAAACCCTCATGCAAAAGCTGAAATGGCAAAAGGATGAGGCTGTGCAGACGGCAAAAGAAACCGTCGGTGTGCTGTTAACAAACAACCTTGCCAGTGTGGAAGGTGGAAGGATCTTACTAAGGTACTGACCATGAATAACCTGCTAGGAGCCAAGACACATTTCAGTCTTGGCGAAAGCATCTATGACCCAGAAGCTCTAGTCAAAAAGGCTGAGCTTGCTGGGTATGATGGCTTAGTGGTAACGGACGTTGAGTCGATCGACGCCATGCCCATTCTCATGAGCAAGGCAAAGACCCTGCGTATCGGACTGGGCGTGCAAATGGCTGTGGTCGAAGACCTCACCTGGGTAGCAGCCAAGCGTGGTGAGCCGAAACGCAAGCCCAACCCGGTGTTCGTCACGACCTTGTTTGTCCGCAACGAACAAGGCTTCCGTGACCTGTGTGAACTCATGACCCTCGCACAGCAGGAAGACCACTACTGCACCAAGCCTGCACGCGCACAAATCAGCCGCGAAGAGCTGATCGAGTTCGTGTCTCGGGGCAACCTGACGATGACTCTGGGAAGCGCTTACAGCGCGTTTACGCTGCGAGACAAAGATAAGTTACTAGACATGCTGTGCGATCATTTGGACGTGTCACAAGTGCTCGCAGAAGTCGTCCCAGTCAACTCAATGTATTACGACGCGCACAATGCGCAGAGCTACAAAGCATTCGAGGAACGGGGCATCAAAGCTATCGTCACTCGACCGACCCTCAATCAGAAAGGCGAGTCCAGCTTCCGGTCGACGATGAACTCGATCCTGTCCCACGACAAAGCAGACAGCATGTGGCGGCGTGAACCTCCAGAAGACCTCTATGTCTTGGAGCAAGCTGAGTGGCTCGACCAAGTAGCGAAGACTGTCGACCGGATCTGCAATCGCGTGGATGACGGAGCCGACGGTGACAACGTTACTGAGTGGCTCAACGATGCTTTGGCGAAGACCAACGACTACTTCAAGGATCATCCGTACCAATGGAAGAAACTTGAGCCCAGTCTCCCTACGATGTCCGCTACACCAATGGCAGATATCGTAGCCATCTGTAAGCAAGGCTGGAAGGATCGCCTGGGTACGGAAGTCTTCGGCTACAAGCCGGCGTCTGCTGATCTGCCGAAGTATCAAGACCGTCTCAAGTACGAGCTGTCCATCCTCCAGAAGATGAAGTTCGAAGCCTACTTCCAGTTGGTTCACTATGTCGTGAACTGGTCGAAGACAAACGAAATCATGGTAGGCCCGGGTCGTGGTTCTGTCGGCGGTAGCCTTGTCGCGTATCTCATGGGCATCACTGACGTTGACCCGATCCGCTTCAACCTGATTTTCGAACGTTTCATCAACCCGGAACGTATCGACTTGCCAGACGTTGACTTGGACTTCATGTCCAGCCGACGCCAGGATATCGTTGACCACCTTGTAAGCAAGTTCGGCAACGATCACGTTGTCCAGATCGCCAACTACAACACCCTTGCTGGCGCTGGTGCGATTCAAGCGGTGGGCAAAGCGTATGGCCTGCATGAGAGCGAGTACGATTGTTCCAAGCTGGTGCCCAAAGAATCTGGTGTACCTGTTCCGCTTGAGAAAGCGGTCGCGTATGTCCCGGAGCTTGAGAAGCTTGCGCTCAACCATCCTCAAGTCTGGGCAACGTCTGTGGGTCTGCAAGGTACGTTCAAGAACTTTGCCAAGCACGCAGCTGGTGTCGTTGTAGCCGGCGACAAGATCGTCCATCGTGGCGTAGTCAACAACAGACAAGGTGTGGGTATCGTCAACTGGGACAAGCGGGTCGTGGAAGACTTTGGCTTGATCAAGCTCGACGTACTGGGTCTGTCCAACTTGGACATTCTCCGTCTCTGCAAAGACTACATCCACGAAAGCTCTGGCGTGTCTGTAGACTTCACCAGGTTGCCTCTTGATGACAAGAAGGTTTTGCAGGCGTTCGCAGAGGCTAAGACCTACGGCGTATTCCAGTTTGAATCCGGCGGTATGCGGAAGCTTCTCAAGGAGCTTGGATCAACCGGTACGTTGACATTCGAGGACTGTGTAGCCGCAACAGCTCTGTATCGCCCGGGTCCAATGCAAGCGGGTCTGATGGAAATGTACGTCGCCATCAAGAAGGAGTTCCAGGAACCCGAGTATCTTCACCCGAACATGAAAGCTGCGCTTGAGCCTACGATGTCCGTCATGGTCTATCAGGAACAGGTCATGCAGATTTCCCGTGACCTTGCGGGTTACACCTTCCCAGAAGCAGACGGCCTGCGAAAGATCATGGGTAAGAAAGACCCGGTGAAGATGGCTGAGCAACGCGACAAGTTCGTTGACGGCTGTATCGCTACGTCCGGGCTGGATCATGCGACCGCGACCTTCATCTTCGAGCAGATCGAGAAGTTCGCCGGCTATGGCTTCAACAAGTCTCACTCTGTGGCGTACACCCTGATCAGCTACATGACCATGTGGGTGAAGGTGTACTACCCAGAAGCGTTCTATGCAGCCTGTCTGTCGATTCTGGATGAGCAGAAGCTGCCTGGTCTTGCCAAAGACGCTCAAGCCAGTGACATCTACATCGTCCCTCCTGATATCAACCATAGCTCTGACCGCTATGAGATTGGTTTCGATAGCGCACGGGGTCAGAAGATCCTCTATGCACCGTTCCAGTCTGTGAAGGGTCTGTCTGAGAAGTCGGCCGCAGCTATTCTGGCTGCACGCAAGAAGCTTGGTCGTGGTTTCAAGAACAAGGCCGAAATGATTCTTGAGGTCGACCGTCGTGCGTGCAACAAGACCGCACAGGAGAAACTCGACAAGATCGGTGCATTCAGCAAGATCGAACCCGGGCAACTTGATAGCCGTCACCCAGATCGGTTGCGTGACCAGAAGGAGCTGCTACCCGGGATTGTGGTTAGCAACGTCAAAGCCGAACGGGTGATCGATGTCACCGGCGCTGTGAGTGCTGAGCTGGTTCAGATCGTTGAGGACTACCAGACCTACAAGGGTTGTGACGGGTGTCCGTTCATTGGTCGCAACCACCCTCAACCAGTCCTGGGTAAGAAACCCAAAGTCATGATCGTCGTGGATGGCCCATCCTACAAAGAGGAAGAGAAGGGTCAGATGATGGTGGGTGACACCGCGAACTTCATCAAGGCGTCCCTGACCAAAGCAGGTCTCAAGATGTCCGAAGTCTATGTGACCAGCTACATCAAAGCCCGCAAGCTGAAAGACGAGGAGATTACCAACGTCACTGCGAACGGTTGTGGCAAGTTCCTTGAGCGGGAGATTGCCCTTCTGAAACCACCGGTGATCGTAGCTCTGGGTAGCAAATCTGTAAGACAGCTCGTCCCGGATATCAAGGGTGGCTGGGAGGACAACTGTGGCAAGTCCTTCTTCGATCCAAAGTCCGACTGCACGGTTGTATCCGGCTTCAACCCGGCTATGATTTGCTTCGACGGGTCCAAACAAGCCCTGCTCGACCAAGTGTTTCAGCAGGTAGCTGACATTTTCAGCTAACAAACCCCGCGTAAACCCTGTGAGCGAGTGCTTTAATAGCGCTCGACTCACTCACATAAACAGCGAGACAACCCAAATGGCAAAAGAAGTGAACGACATTGACGAGCTGGAAGCGATGCTCGCCGGCTTGGACAACGACGACCTTGCGGCACTCGAAGAACTGGATGCGCCTGTAGCTGCAGCACCAGCTTCTGCAAAGCCTGTTCGCAAGCGTAACCTCAAGCCGCTGAAAGACTTCGACGAGCCTGTCGCTACTCAAGCGCCGGCGGTTCAAGCAGTCGTAACCGAAGATGACCTGGCCGGTCTGGAAGATCTGGACTCGGCGCCAGTTGTTGCACCTGCAACTTCGAAGGCAGCGATGAACGCGGCCGAACTCGAAGCCTTCGCTGTCGAAGTGATCGACCTGATCGGCTCGCTGGCAATCAAGTTCGCCATGACCGAAGAATTGGTTACCAATGTGGTAGCGCCTGTCATCGCCCAGATCGACGATACGTCCGACATCGACTCGGTGCATCAGCAGATGCTGGGTCTCCTGGTCCGCAAGCAAGAGCATGACAAGCTGGCTGACAAGCCGTTCGAGCCTGACGAAGCAAAGCCCCGCACTGTCGAAGACGTAACCGACGCCGAGCTGGCTGAGCTGGTCGAAACTGTCGAGACGGCCGAGCGGGTGATCAACAGCGGCTCTGCGAAGTCCGATGAAGACGAGCTGGCAGCTCTGCTCGCTACCGTCGAAGTTGAACCTGCTCCAGCGCCAGTCGTTTCCGCACCAAGCAAGCCGGTAGCTGTAACTCCGGTCGGTGCAGCCGGTCGTAAAGCCGGTGCTCTGAACACCTTCATCGACGCCGATCAGTTGCAGCGTGACCTGCACTTCACCGAAGCAACCATCAACGACGGCATGACCCGTCAAGCGGCGCTGTTTGCCCACTACGCTCGCCTGTCGGCCGATGCTACCTATCAGTCCGACCGTGCCAAGCAGCAAGTCGACCTTCTGGAAGCGCAGCTGAACCAGAAGTTCCGCGATGCGATGATTGCATCCGGTACCAAGTTCACCGAGAAGTCCATCGACGCGCTGGTCATCCAGGACAGCAGCTACCAAGCTGCACAAGAACGTGCCCACGAAGCGAAAGCAATCGCCTCGATGGTTGCATCTGCGGCGGACAGCTTCCGTCACCGTAAGGACATGCTGATTCAGGTAGGTGCAGACCTTCGCCTGGAGAAGCAGGGTGAACTTCGCATGAAAGAACATGCCGGCGAGCGCGCTCTGTCCCAACTGGAGAGCAAGTAATGGCTACACTGCTTGTCATCGCTATTGCCATATCGGTCATTTGGCTCGCCGGGCAGCAAATCAAGCTGCACGCGGCAATCGAATCGCTCAAGGCCGAGAACAGTCGTTTCAAGGTCAGCATCGACTCGCTGAATACCTCTGTTGCGACCCTTTCTTCGGTCGTTAATGCGGCCGACAACGCTCTGCACGAGCGTGTATGCAATCTGGAGAACCAGCAATGATCGAAACCACACTGAGTGAAATTGCGTCGGGTATTGCCCTCGCAACAGTAACCGGCGTGGCTATCATCCTCGAAGCGGGGCGCCGTCGTGCGCTCCGTCAACGTGATGAAGCCCGCTCTGACCTGAAAAGCATGAAACAGGCCGAGCAGACGCGCGAAGACCGTAATCGTCGACTGGAACGTGAACGCCGTGAGCGCGACCGTTTGCGCTCAACAAGTGGGTCTGGCCCATCTGTAACCAGTAGCCGTAGCGCAACGTCGAGCCAAAGTCGTAGTGACGACTCTCTGGTCAACCCGTCGAATCCAATCAGTCCGCTGAACCCGATTCACAGCACGCCGGCCCCTTCGTCCTCTTCTCGTTCTGGTTCATCCTGGGATGACTGCGGCAGCTCGTCGCGTTCTTCATCGTATGACTCCAGCCCGAGCTACAGCGGTGGTAGCTGCTCGTCATCGTCCAGCAGCTCGTCGTCCAGTTCTTGCAGCTCCGATTCCGGTTCTTCGAGCTGCGATTGATGCCTCACTTCTACCTGTAGACTCGTTTCGAGTGACTGCGTAGAATCAACAACATCAGAGAGCAGCAGCTCAGGTTCGAAGCCCAAGTGACCTGTTCTCTGATGAACAACCTGCAATGATCGACATAAAACCTTTTCGACATATCGCTATATAAACTGAGGATGTAAAAATGGGTGTATCCATTCAAGACCTGATTGCTGGCAAACAGAAGGATATGGCCGCGAAGAAATCGCGCCAGAATACTTTGAAACCTCAGCCAGGCACCCACACCTACCGCATCATGCCTTCGTGGCGCGGTGGTGACGACAAGCAGTTCTGGCATGACTTCGCCATGCACTTCATCAAGTCCAACGACGGCACGACCAAGCCTGCCGCTGTGTACATTTGCAGCGACAAGACCTTCGGCAAGCCGTGTGAAGTGTGTGAAGCCGCGAAGAAGCTGATGGCAGTGTCGACCAACGACGATATGACCAAGCAGCTGAAAGACTCCCTGTCCGCACAGCGCTACCTCCTGAACGTTCAGCACCTGACTGGCACCGAGCCAGGCAAAGTGCAGATCATGGAAGTTGGCCAGGGTGTGTTCGAAGCGATCTGCGGTCTGATCGGCGAGTACGGTGACATCACCGACCTCAACGAAGGTACCGACATCAAGATCACCCGTACCGGTTCCGGCCTGGACACCAAGTACACTGTGATCCCGGCTGCGAAGTCGAAGCCCGTTCCTGCGAGCGTGCTGACCCAGCTGCCGAACCTGGACGAGTTCGTTGCTCAGGAAAACCCTGCCGGCGAGACCAAAGCTCTGACCGCTGTCGGCGCTATCGCTGGTCTGCTGCCTGCTGCTTCGGGGGCTCCTGCAAAACGTGGTAGCCATCCAGCTTTGGCTGATCTGTCCTCGGACGCAGATGAAGTAGAGTACGAATCGGTGAAACCTACCGTCCGTGCTGCTACCGCATCCAGCGCAGTGAGCGACGCTGACCTCGAAGGTCTGGACGAGCTGGACGATCTGCTGGGCTGATCGTTCGACCTGTCTAAGGAAGGGGCTGAAAGGCCCCTTTTCTAATTCCAAGAGGAATGCACCAATGTCTAAGCAATACGACCTCATTCTGATCGACACCAACTCTGTCGGTTACGCCGCTCACAACGCCCGCGAACTCAAGCATCGGACTGGTCAGATTCAAGCCGTCTTCTTCGGCATGAAAATGATCAAGACCGCAATGGAGAAGTTCGCTACTCCGGGTCGCACCAAAGTCCAATGTCTGTGGGACAGCCGAGCGCAATGGCGCTATGACTTGTTCCCTGAGTACAAAGGCAAGCGTGACAACACTCCCGAGAAAGCTATCTCCCGCCGTGAGTACAAGCGCCAGGTACCAATCCTGCGCCAGGGTCTTGCTCTGCTGGGTATCGAGCAGACGTTTGCTCAAGGTGATGAAGCTGATGACCTGGCTTCTGCAATCATCCACAACCGTTCGCCCAACGCGAAGATCCTGTTGGTATCCGGTGATCAGGACTGGTTGCAGCTGGTTGATGAGGACGTAGATTGGTTTGACCCTCGTCGCACTGACTCGTATCCAGAAGGTCGCTTCGTGTCGTTCGCCGACTTCGAAGCATCCACTGGCTACAAGAACGTGATCGAGTTCGCTCAAGCCAAAGCTATGCTTGGTGATGGCAGCGACAACATCCCGGGTGTCGAAGGCATTGGTGAGAAAGCTATCCCTCTGATCTTCAAGAGCTGGGGTAGCGTGGCGAAGATGTATGCCTGGGCAGATGCTCTGCCTGTGAAAGCAGTTACCAAAGCCGACATCCCAGCTGACCTGTCCTTCTGGCGTTCCAAGATTGAAAAGTTCTGCTTCGGCCCGGGTCGTGAGGTCTTCAAGCGGAACATGCAGTTAATGAGCCTGTTGACCAAGCGTCATCGCGGCACCGAAATCCTGAAAAAGCAGGTGACGTTGAAGAAGCCATTCGACGAGAACGGCTTCATCGACTTCTGTCATGAATATGCCTTTTTGACTATCACCACCGATATGAAAAACTGGCGCAAGATTTTCGAATAAGGGGAAGAACATGGCTAAATCCGCATTGGCAGCAGCACTCGAAGGCGTGATCGGTAAGAACGCCACCCGAGTTGGTATCAAGAACTGGATGTCCACTGGCATCCCGGAGCTTGACGCTGCGCTCTCCGGCTTGTTTGAAAAGGGCGGTGTTCCAGGTGGCCGCATGATCGAAATCTTCGGTCCAGCCTCGTCGGGTAAAACCTTCCTCGCGACCATGATCATGAAGGCCGCACAAGATGCTGGTGGTATCGCCGGCTTCTCTGACCACGAACGTAGCTTCGAGCCTCTGTTGGCTCAATCTCTGGGCCTGAACGTTGACCCGGATGTCGGCAACTTCGTGTACAAGCGCCCTGAGACCTTCGAAGAAAGCATCCAGTTGGCGATGCACTTCTGTGAGCAGGTTCGCAAGCTCAAGCTGATCCCTGATGACGCACCGCTGGTATGGGTGTTCGACTCGGTAGCTTCGATGGTTCCATACGACAAGCTGTACGACGACAAAGGTAAACGCCGCGTCGATCGTATCAACATGAAGGACAAACTGGCGCTGGCAACTGCCACCAGTCAGAACTACCCTCAGTTGGCTCAGTTCGCTGAGGACTACAACATGACGGTGATTCTGCTGAACCAGATTCGTATGAAACCCGGTGTGATGTACGGCGACCCAACCACTACCCCAGGTGGTAACGCTGCCGAGTATTACGCTTCGATCCGTATCAGCCTGGGTCGCAAGATGATCACCAACGGCAAATCTGGTGACGACAAAGAGACTCTTGGTCAGGAAATCACCGCCAACGTGGTGAAGAACAAGGTCACTCGTCCGTTCCAGAAAGCGAAGTGGCGTGTGATGTACAACATGACCGGCTTCGGTGCGAAGGTTGATGTTGTGGGTTCGACGGTCGACTTCCTTGTCCGTAAGAACCTGCTCCCGCGCGAAGGCAACTACATTGTGTGGGAAGGGAAGAAGATCTACCAAGTTGCACTGGAGAAAAAGCTGCAGGATGATCCAGATGCAATGGCCAAGCTGCGCGCTTTCCTGCCTGCGAAGGTAGAAGAGTTGCAGAAAGAGGACGCTGAGTCCGCCAAATTGCCCACCGAAGGTGGCGAAATCGAAACAGGAGCGGTAGAAGAATGAAATTTCTCGTTGGCATGAAAGAGCGAGCCAAAAAGTGGCTGAGCGCTGTGTCGAATTGGGCGATGGCTCAGATTGACAAAGGCAAGAAGTCGCAGAGCGGCGTGTTGGGCTGGGTGAAGACGGGCGCAATCCTGCTGGCTGCGACTGTCGCTGTTCTGGGCGTGGTCGCACTGATCATCGGCTTCTTCCTGTTCTGCTTGTCTATCCCGGGCCTGCTGTTCGGCTCCATCTTGTGGGTAGGCTGGACCTGGGCAGGACTGGGAGCAGAGTTGTTCCCTCAACTTGACCCGCGTTGGCTGACACTGAACTGGCAGCAGTTCTTCTGGCTCACGATCGTCGTGTACTACGCCGGCAAGGCGTTGGGTATCCGTCGAGGTAAAGCGCCAGCGAAAAGCTAACCACTAGTTAGCTCTACCAAAGGGACAGTCGTGAACCCCACGCTGTCCCTTTCGTCATTATGTAAGCTTGTCACTTCTACAACAGAGAGCAACCCATGAGCATTCCATTCGGTATCATTTCTGATTGTCACAACCACTCCTGGTCACAATTCAGCCACATCTACTCGACGGGTATCAACAGCCGTCTGCAAGACATCCTCGATGCAGAGCTGGAAGCTGGTCGAGCTGTACTCGCAGCCGGTGGTAAGCGCCTGTACATCGCCGGCGATCTGTTCCACGTTCGTGGTTCTGTAAGTCCGAAAGTCCTGAACCCAACCAAAGATCTGTTCGAAAAGCTGACCGGTCTGGGTTTGGAGATTCGCATTCTCACCGGCAACCACGACCTCGAATCGCGTGACAGCGAGAGCCTGAGCAACGCCTGTGAAGCACTGTCTCCTATCGAAGGTGTCAAGGTGATCAGTCACATGACCATCTTCCATGACGACAACGTGGTTATGGTTCCCTGGTACGACAGCCTCGATGATGTCCGTAGCTACATCAAGGCAGCTATCGAAGAAATCGAAGACCTGGGTGACACCGCGTCCAGCTACACGCTGATGATCCATGCTCCAATGAACGGCGTGCTGACTGGCATCCCGGATCACGGTTTCTACTACAAGGAACTGGAAGGCTTCGGCTTCAAGCGTGTGTTCTCCGGTCACTACCACAACCATCGCAAGATGGGTGAGTCCGAAGTCTACAGCTGCGGCGCTCTGACCCATCAAACCTGGAACGACATCGGTACTCGCGCCGGCCACATGATCGTGACCGACACCGACGTCATCCACACCAAGTCGAAAGCTCCTGAGTTCCGTGAGTACGACATTGCCTGGGACGACGACACTGCGGCTGAGCAGTGCAAAGGCAACTTCATCCGTGTCCGTCTGGGTGAGGCCGACGAAGACGAAATCACCATGATCCGTGACCACATCACCGGTCTGGGTGCTCTCGGCTGTCTTGTTCAAGCTGTCGCTGTGCCGAAGGGTACCGCCACTGCTCGTACCGCAAGTGCAGCAGCTAAAGCTCCAACGCTCGGTGAAAGCGTGAGTGAGTGGATCAAAAACAACGCCGCAGCCTCCACCTCCGCTGAGGTAGACAAGCTGTGTGGCGAAATTCTGACCGAAGTACGGAGCGTGACTGTATGAAATTTCTAGGAATGGAGATTGAGAACTTTTCGGCGATCGGCAGTATCAAGGTCGAGCTGAACGACAAGGGACTCATTCTCATACAGGGCAAGAATGACGACGACACCTCACAAGATTCCAACGGGTCGGGCAAGTCTTCTATCCCGGATGCTCTGTGCTGGTGTGTATTCGGTGAGACCGCGAAGGGCCAGTCGGGTGATAAGCTCGTCAACCGTACCGCCAAGAAAGACACTGCCGTTTCCGTCTTGGTGGTCGACGAAGACACCGACGATGTGTACCGCATCAGCCGCTACCGCAAGCATAAAGTCTACAAGAACATGCTCCGCCTTGAGCTTGAGCAAGGTTCCTCCTGGAAAGACCTGACTGGCGGTACCGACAAGCTGACCCAGGAAGTCGTGAACCGTGTGATCGGTTGCAACCTGGAAGTGTTCGCTGCGGCCATCTACGCCGGTCAAGAAGCCATGCCCGATCTGCCAGGCATGACTGACAAGCAACTCAAGGTTCTGGTTGAAGAATCGGCCGGCATCACCCTGCTTCAAGACGCCCACGAAATCGCCAACCGCCATGTCAAAGAGCGCAAAGCGGTTGTACAGGACTTCGCCGGCAAGATCGCAACCAAGCAGTCGAACGTTGACCTGCTCAATGGCAATCGTCTGAGCCTGCAAGGTGATCAGGGTCGCTGGGAAACCGAGCAGGAAGATAAGATCGAAGCAGCCCGGGTGGAAGTGAAGACCGCCGAAGATGCGTTCGATGCCGACCTGGGTGACAAGATCACCAAGAAGAAGGCTGAGCTGGCTAGCAAAGCAGCTGACCTGCGCAGCAAGATCGCCGGGTCTGATGCCGAGCGTCTCCAAGAGCGTGTGCTGGCTGACGAAGTAGCGAAGGCTACTGCTGTCGAGTCCAATGCAGCCAATGCTGTTGATCGGGCGAAGTACAGTGTTGCCGCGCAAGAAAAGACTATGGCTCATGCTTGCGAGGATGACCGTTGTGAGGCTTGCGGTGCCGCACTCGACCCTGAAAAGCTCTCTCTTCGGGATTCCGCAAATGAGTCCTTGCTAGAGAAGCTCAAAACAGCGCTCGCAGACGCTGAAAAGGCACTCGCTGTAAGCTCGCAGAACGTCGATACAGCGACGAAAGCGCTTTATACGCATCGTGACAGCATGACAGACGTATCAGCGCTCACAGCAGAGCTTACGAGCTTAGGCGATAGTCAGCAGCGGCTTGATGCCGGGTTGACCAATTGGAATCGTCAGAAGGCCGGCGTCGAGGCTTCTCGTCAGCGCCTGGCTACACTTCAAGGGCAGGTTAACCCCTACATTGCCCAGATCGAAGCGCTGGACAAGCAGGTCGACACCATCCAGGCTGAAATGGAAGACCTCGAAGACAAGCGCGTCGAAGCGGCGAAGTCCCTGTTCGTTGCCGAAGAAGCGTTCCGTGTGTTCAGCCCAGCAGGCGTGCGTGCTCACATCCTGGATACGGTCACGCCAGCTCTGAACGCCCGGACCAGTCACTACCTGTCCACGCTCACCGATGGCAACATCGATGCTGTATGGTCTACAGTGAGCAAGACCGCCAAAGGCGAACTGCGCGAGAAGTTTGTGATCGACGTCCAGTCCCGTACCGGTGGCGAGACCTTCAAAGACCTGTCGGGTGGTGAGAAGCGTAAAGTCCGTCTCGCCTGCGCAATGGCTCTGCAAGACCTGGTAGCCAGCCGAGCTGGTAAACCGATCAAGCTGTTCATCGCGGACGAAATCGATACCGCACTCGACCCGGCCGGCTTGGAGCGTCTGATGGCGATTCTTGACGACAAGGCTCGCGACAAGGGTACGGTGCTGGTTATCAGTCACAGCGACCTCCGTGATTTTATCCGTCAAGCCGTGACTGTGACCAAGAAAGGCGGCAAAGCTACGCTTGAGTCCAACGGCTTCCTGTAATCTGCGAGGGCAAGATGCCTCTTATCAAGAACCTCAATACGTGTCCTGATCTGTGCGGCGATTCGTTCCGTCGCAAGGACTTTGTTCTCTCCCGCGACTTCATCCGTCGCGTGGAGATGGGCAAAGTAGTGAGCGTCCGTACCAGCACTCTCAAAGGTGCGGTTGTTATCGAGACGCTTCGCAAGATCAGTGAGCCAGATGTCGTGATTGGTGAAGAAGCGCTTCAAGCCTATGCAAACTCTGAGGACTGGCTCTGTCGCAAAATGCAGAGCCTGTTCCAGACAGTGCGTCACCTGGGGATGAATCCCGCAAAGATGAATTCCCAGGTGGCTTGTATGCTTGAGCCTGACGATCACTTCATTGCACGCGGCAAAGATCTAATCTGGATTCCGGTGGCAGCTTTCTATGTCGGTGACGAGCGTGTGTACCTGTTCAGGACAACGAACCTGGACTACGAAAAGAGCCTCATGCTCAACACTCGCAACACCGGCGTGATCGGCTACACCCGTGAAGCTTTAAACACGGTCAGTCCTGAGCTGGCCGCTTACATAGCCAAGCTGGAGAACAAAGCTATGGATGATCCTCAAGTGCGTGAGTCCTACACCAGACTTGGTTCGATCCTTCGACCAGAAGCCTACAAGCAGGAGATGATCGAAGAACGAGCCAAGATGTACGGCGGTGAAGAAAGCTTCGGAGGTTGGGCATAAATGAAGTACCTGCTGAATCAAATGCTCATGCCGGGTTCCACAGTCGAGAACTTCGTGGATACGATGATGACTCTCCGCGATGAAATTGGCGAGCAGCCTGTGAACATTGCCCAGATGCGCATGATGGAGCATCAAATGCTGCCATTCATGCGCGATCCAAGTGGCGCGTGCGCAGACCTCTTCAATTACATCGCAACCGCTCCAAGAGAGTTGTGCGCCCAGGCTTCTGAGTACATCAAGACTCTGGGTCATGACTCGCAGTTCTTGGACAAGACTACTGACCTGGCCATGCACGTTGCTCGGCTCGGTGAGGCTCTCGATGAATTCACCAAGACGTTGGTCAAGCGAGCGCCCTGGCGATACGCTTACAGCGACACCGTTGAAGTCACTCGCGTCTGGAGAACCAAAGAAGATCAGATAGCAGGCACTCCAGCAACACGGAAGGTTCAGAAAGCCTCTCTGCCAACTCGACTCGTAGGTCTTGTTACGGCAGAGCATGAGGATGGTAGAAAGCAGACTATGCTCTCCATGTCCTCAGCTCACTACAAGGGTGATGCTGGCGAAATCCCTTGTCGTGAGGACTTTCTTGTCGACATCCCGGAGTGCTTCGTTATTGGGTTCGGAGCCAGCACAAAAGATCGACCAAGAAATATCAATAATGAAACCGCTATGATCGGCCTATACGGCGTTATCTGCGACGCTCTGCCACTGATCAGTGGATGCGTGGGGATTGCAGAGAAGCTCGCTGAGAGAGGCGCTCTGAGCGATCCAGAGGGCATCTACAAAGGCTTCGTAGGGACTGTACGCAAGACGCTTAACCCAGAAGACTCACCAAACGCGCTGATAGAGATTGGAGGATGGGCATGAACCTAGTGTCTGAGGTATGGAAAGTCATCCCGGGTTACACTCGGTATGAGGTGTCACAGTACGGCCGGATTCGTTCCAACCGTACTGGCAAGCCGTACATCATCAAGCTGTACGCCGAGAAGTACAAAAACATCACCTACATGCGCGTCTACATGGAAGACGATCACGGTGTCGGCCGTAAGGTTCGTGTTCACCTTCTGGTGCTCGAAGCGTTCGCCGGCCCTCGCCCTTCCTCTGATCACGTTGGCTGTCACATCGACGGCAACAGCGTGAACAACTGGTTGCTCAATCTGAAATGGGCAACCAAGAAAGAGAACGAGGCTGACAAGCGACTGCACGGGCGTATAGTGTTCGGTGTTCGCATCAGAAGTGCGAAGCTCAACCCGGCTAAGGTGCGCATCATTCGTGCAGCCTACGCCAAAGGTTGGGATCGCAAGGTCATCAACAAGCTTGCTGCCAAGTACGGTGTCGATCGGAGAACGATCATCAACGCGGCGACAGGCAAGCACTGGAAGGAAGTAGCATGAGTAACCGTATCAAGATCGTAGGTGTTGACCCATCACTTCGCTCAACTGGCCTGGCAATAGGCTGGCTGGACATCGACACGCTCCAATGGGAGGTGGAAGAGGTCAAGCTGGTCAAGACTGAGAAGTCCAAGCTCAAGATGATCCGCAAGAGCGCGGATGATTATGACCGCTGCCGGATTCTCTATGAAGGCTTACGGGAAACCGTGGAAGATGCACAGCTTGCGTTCGTCGAAATGCCGATCGGATCGCAGTCGTCTGACGCCATGAAGTCCTATGGTGCGATGTGTATGCTAGCTGCAACCATCGACTGCCCAATGATCCAGGTCACGCCGGCAGCTGTGAAGGTTCAAGCTACTGGCGACAAGCTGGCCCAGAAGGAAGAAATGATCGAGTGGGCTACCAACAAGTGGCCAGATATCAATTGGTTACGCTCGGGCAAGCGCTTGATCGGTGCAAACGAGCACCTTGCGGATGCTTGCGGAGCTATCAATGCCGGCATGAAAGAAGGTGACTTCGATGCCGTCGTAGCCATGCTTCGCTCTAGTAATACCGTCTGAACCCCGTCTATACTCGACGCCCTCTAGATACAATGAGTTGTGTGTGCAGCTCATTGTACCCACTACATCATGTAAGGATTGGAAATGCAGGTCACTAAATCCAACGGCTCCAAACAAGAATTCGACATCAGCAAAATCCTGGGACACAGCGCATGGGCGTGCAAGGGTTTGAATGTCAGCCAATCTGAACTCGACGCCAGTCTTCGCATCCAGTTTTACGATGGTATGCCCACTAGCGAGATTGCAGACGCACAGATCCAGACCGCCAGCTCCCTGATTTCCCTCAAGCAGCCGGAATACGACCAAGTAACCGCGCGCTTCGTTCGCCAGAAGATCTACAAGCAAGTCACTGGCGGTGGTATCGAGTACCCTCACCTGCGCACCATGATTTCCCAGGGCATCTTCTTCCAACAACTGGATGACCGCCTGGCCGACCCCAAGCTTTTCGACCTCGAAGCTCTGAACGCGGCTATCGTCCCTGAGCGTGACGACAAGTTCGCCTATCTGGGTATTCAAACCATCGCCGACCGCTACCTTCTGTGCCGACCGCTGAAAGCCGGCGAGAAGAAAGCCATCTATGAAATGCCACAGCACTTCTGGATGCGCGTAGCGATGGGCCTGGCCATTCTCGAAGACAATCCTACTCAACGTGCCATCGAGTTCTACGATGTCATGAGCCAGTTCGATTACATCCCTTCGACGCCGACTCTGTTCAACTCCGGCACTCGTCACGCTCAGATGTCCTCGTGCTACCTGTCCTACGTGACCGACGACCTGAAACAGATCTTCGACCTGGGCATCACCCAAACGGCCATGCTGTCCAAGTGGGCTGGCGGTGTTGGTACCGACTGGACCGAAGTCCGCGCAGCCGGTTCGATCATCAAGTCCACCAACGGCAAGTCCAACGGTGTCGTTCCGTTCCTCAAGATCGTGGACTCGACCGCTGTAGCTGTGAACCAGGGTGGTAAACGTAAAGGCGCGGTCAGTCCGTACCTCGAAAACTGGCACGCCGACTTCCTCGACTTCTGCGATATGCGTTTGCAGACTGGCGACGACAACATGCGTACCCACAACCTGCACCCGGCAGCCTGGGTTTCTGACCTGTTCATGAAGCGTAAGAACGCCGGCGAGGACTGGTCCTTCTTCTGCCCAACCGATGTCCCGGGTCTGCATGACCTGTACGGCGAAGAGTTCGAGAAAGCCTACATCGCTGCTGAACAAGCGGGTCTGGCTCGCAAGACCATGCCAGCAATGGACGTGTGGAAGTACCACCTCGACAAGCTGCAGCGTACTGGCTACCCCTGGGTCACTTTCAAAGACGCCTGCAACCTGCGCAACCCGCAAGACCACGTTGGCGTAGTCCACAACAGCAACCTCTGCACCGAAATCACTCTGGTCAACAACGTGGATGAAGTTGCAGTCTGCAACCTGGGCTCGATCGTCCTGGGCAACCACGTTCGCAATGGTCAGATCGACAGCGACAAGCTGAGCCGGACCATCAAGACCGCGACTCGTATGCTGGACAACGTGATCGACCTCAACTACTACCCGACTGAGACGGCTGCTCGCAGTAACTTCCGTCACCGTCCGATTGGTCTGGGTGTGATGGGCTATGCTGAGGCTCTGTTGCAGTGCGGTATCGATTGGGAAACCCACGATCACCTGCAATGGGCAGACGAAACCTTCGAGCAGATCTGCTACTACGCTACCAAGTCCTCGATGGAGCTGGCCAAAGAGCGCGGTGCTTACGAGACGTTCCCGGGTTCCAAGTGGTCGAAAGGCATCCTGACCATCGACACTGCCAAAGACCAGAAGGTGAACGTGTTCAGCCCGATGGAATGGCAGCTTCTGCGCGAGGATGTCATGAAGTACGGTATGCGTAACAGCAACGTCACTGCTCTTGCTCCTACCGCTACCATTGCGAACATCGCCGGCGTCAGCGAGTGCATTCAGCTGCCGAACGAAATCGCAATCGACAAAGAGAACCTGTCCGGTCGCTTCACTCAGATCACTCCGCTGTGGAAGTATGGCAAGCCGGAACTGATCAAGACCGTGTGGGAAGTTGATCAGCTGTGGTCGATCAAGGCCAACAACCGTCGTCAGAAGTGGATCGACCAGTCGCAGTCGCTCAACCTGTACCGTCGCAAGGAAATCAAAGGTCGTACTCTCGACCTGTGGTACACCGAAGCGTGGGAAGGTGGCTCGAAGACCTCGTACTACCTGCGCAACCAGGGTGCAACCGATGGCGTAGGTCGCCTTGAGGATGTGGTCGCTGCACAGACTGTCGAAGTCCCGGATGGTCAGCAGGACGTTACCTCGTACTTCGAATGCGAAGCCTGCCAATAAGCTGAACAGGTAGCTGCTCTAGAAGCAGTTAACCCCAGCTAATCCCTCGACTAGAGCGCTACTATTAGCGCTCTAGTTCGTTGTATCACACACAAAAGAGAGCATTGCATGACCCTCAAAATGGAAACGAATGTACACGACATCACCATGTCCGAAGCAGAAGCTTGGGCTGTTATCGAACGCGCAGGCCAAATTCTCAACGTCCCGGGTGAGTTGCAGTTTGCCCTCGCTGATCACCCTACCTACGGCCCCGAGTACAAGGCCAAAGTCAAAGAGCTGCTTCACATTCTGGTAGACGGCTACGACATCGGCGAGTCTGTCGAAGACGAAGAAGGTGTAACCAAGATCGCCAAGCTGTTCAGCGACGTCACCTCCATTCAGATCAACCACATGCTGAATGAAATCTCCGAAATCGGCAAAGCCATGCACTTCATCCCGCTGGGCGAAATGATCACTGGCATCGATCGAGACCTGACCAAGCTGGGCGCTCTGACTGCCGAGCAAGAGCAGGAAGTTCGCAACCTGGGTGATGACCACAGTGGCGTTGGCGTTGCTGTTCTTGAGCCTCGTATCGCCAAAGTTATCTCGGCGGGTGTTCGTGCTGCCGGCGGCCAGGTTGAATTCGGCGCGCTGCAAGTTGAAGTGAAGACCGGCCTGCCGAAAGTAGTTCTCGAAGACGCTCATTCATCCTTCGCCAATCAGATCACCGGCGCGATGTCCAAAGCGATGACCATGCACGCTGTTGACCGCCGCATGGGTGTCGCACAGCTCTGTTCGACCGTTGAGTCCATCATCGCCGCCAAGCAGGCAATCGCCTGTCCAACGGTAGCGCTGTGGCATCTTAGCCCCGATGAAGTTGCTGAATGTGTACCGTCTTCGCTGATGCACTCCATTCAGCGACGCATGGGCATCGGCGAAGAGGCGATGGAAGAAAGTACGGCAGATATGCCGGCCGAAGCGAAAGCTACCTCCACCCTGGTTCAAGGTAACGGGACCGTCAACTGATGAACGCCAAGCAGCGCAAGCAAGCCGATATGATCCGGCAACGTGCGCTGCTTGACTCCGATGCAAAGCTTCGGAATATCGAGGCTTTGCAGCGGCAGTTGGCAGCGGACACAGCCAAGTTCGAGTCTGATAAAGCCGCAGCAATGGCACAGCTCGCTGATCAGGTTGTAGCTCACAACCGCGATGTTGAGAACCTTCGAAAAGCTAAAGCCTCTGCAATCTCAGACTGGATCAAAGAGCGAAACCTTCTCGAAGAGGTCAATATCATTCGCGAGGTTCTGCTCCAGTTGGAGCTGGATGAAGACCCGATGACCATCGCACTCAACATCCGCAAGCAGTTCGGCATGATCATCCCGGAGTGGTGAAGTGAATACCTACGACGAATACCCAGACGACTACTCGGACGATTACTCCACCAGGCCCGAGAGAAAGTGGAAAGAAACCGATCATGGTATCGGTTATGACTTTAGCTGGGTTCGGGATATGAAAGACCTGGCGATCGCCGTTGAGGATCTGGAACACCTGACCATCAAGGCAATCGACAAGCTTGAGTACGCCCATCGTCAAGCGAACATCATCCAAGAAAAAGAGAACACCTGGCGTCGTCGTGAAAACGAAATGAACCGCAAGGAGAAAGAGCTTGCTGAGCTTGGCGAACAGCTCGCCAACATGGAAAGCCAGCTCGTCGTTGATCGAAACCTGATTACAATCGAAGCGTCCGAGCTTAATGAGCGCCGGGAAAAGATTGCGAAAGCCAACGTCGATCCGGTCAAGGCTCTCGATGAAATCCTCCTGATGTTGGAGCTTGAGGAAGACCCTAAAGTCATCCACAAGTACATGAAACAACGCCGTGAAGACCTCGAACCGAAATGGTGATTCATGAACCTTATCAAGCGGTTACTGCACTGGTGGGAGCACCGCCAGCTCGCTAAAAAGGAGCTAGCTGTTCTGAACCACTACGGATGGGAGTGTACCTGCCCGGAGTGCAAGCGTAAGATGCACACCAACAACCTCGTCGAGTCTTTCCGTGCCACAGAGCTTCACTGGCACTACACCTGCAAATGTGGCTTCGAGTCACATTGGAGACTCGACACTCCATGTCCAATGTATGACCCAAGCTACAAGGAACCTGTTCAATGTCCAATCTCGTAGACCTCAAAGGTCGACCAATGACCTCAACCGAACGTGCGATGGAGGTTATCAATAGCCGTCGTGTGATCCTGGGTCCAAACGACGAGCTGATGTCTCCGTCTCCCAAGAAGTACGACAGGCCAATTGAAATCATGGACAAAGCGCTCCGTGATGACTGGAAGCACTGGCACGTTTCTCTGCTGGACGATCTGCGTGACTTCCGCACTCTCGATTCGAAAACCCGTCGTTCTGTTCAGATGAACCTGGGCTTCCTGTCGAACCTCGACGGCATTCAGCTCAGCACGCTGGCAAACAACATCCAGGCGCACATCACAGCGCCGGAGTATCGTATGGCTCTGACTCGTCAAGCCTACGAAGAACTGGTTCACGTCCTGACCTACGATCACATGATCACCAGTCTGGAAATGGACCCGATCGAAACCTACAACCTGTTCATGACCGACGAAGTTCTCGAAGCCAAGAACAAGCACATCCTCAAGATGGCGAACATCCTGGGTAACGACTTCACCGGCGAGAACTTCGTCCGTGCAATCGTCGCCAACCAGGCGCTGGAAGGTATCTACTTCCAGATGGGCTTCAAGCGCTTCTACATCCTGCACAAGCGCGGTCTGATGGGCGGCTGTGCGAAGGATGTCCGCTACATCCAGCGCGATGAAGGTTCTCACCTGCAAATCTTCAACAGCATGTGGCGTGACGTTCGCAAGGAGAACCCGGAGTTCTTCACGCCGGCAGTCCTGAAAGACTGCAAGGAAATCCTGCGTGTCGCTGCTGAAATGGAGATGGAGTGGAACCGTCATGTGAACCAGGGTGGCCAGCTGGGCTGCACTGATGAAATCACCGACGGCAGCATCATGTTCGGTACCAACGGCGTTGCTCGTGCCGTCGGCATCGAAGAACCGTTCCCGCATGTGAAGAAAGACCCGCTGGCGTGGACCGATGCTTACCTCAAAGAACACGGTGTCGAAACCAACTTCTTCGAGGACAAGGTTATCGACTACGAGGACAAGGGCCTCGAATGGTGACAGCTAGCTGACCAGAAGCCCGGCGTAAGTCGGGCTTTTTCATGGCTAACTTTCCGTTATTCTCGCCGAAAAATTAGGCTGGAAATTTTTTCTTCCTTACACAAAGCCCGACTACTCCCTTACAAAATCGCGCATTCTGTCTATGACAGCAAATCACGCTCACAAGGGAGCTATCTGATGCGCTCTATAAGCGTTTTTAAGACGTCCGCCTGCTTAGCGCTACTCTGCGCAGCGCTAAGCGTAAACGTCGCTGTAGCGAGCGCTGAGAGCGCTTGCCGCGATGATCACAAGCATCATCACGACAGCGACAGCGATACAGACTACAAACGTCCGCACATTCACGCAAAACCGCAACCCTATGTTCGTCCCTACTCAAGTGGACAAGGCATACGGGATGATTTCGAAGCACCAAGAACCCGGTATGATTCGGACTTCGATTATGAAGACATCCAGTCTGATCACCGACCCGATTACTATGACCAAGAAGACGAGTGAATAATGCCTAACACCCATGACACCATGTACCTGTATGGCTGCCAAAACGTGCTGAATCGGGGTCGCCCAAGCTCTGATCGCACGGGTACCGGCACTACCAAGCTCCCGGGCTTGAGTATGCGGTTCAACATGAAGGACGGCTTCCCTCTGCTGACCTCCAAGTTCACCTCGATGAAGATCATCGAGCGGGAACTGCGGATGTTCCTGAAAGGCATCACCGACAACGCTTTCCTGGCCGACGAAGGCATCAACATCTGGACTCCTTTCGCCAACGACGAGGGTGAGTTGGGTGAAATCTACGGCGCTGTATGGCGTGGTAAGAGCGAAAGCCAGGGTATCGACCAGATCAAAGAGTTGATGCACAACCTGCGCACCAACCCAATGAGCCGTCGGCACGTTGTAACTGGCTGGATTCCTGAGCTTTTGCCCGTAGAAGGTCGCGGTCACGCTGAAAACGTCGATGCCGGCCGCCAAGCTCTGCCGCCGTGTCACACCATGTGGCAAGTTCACTGCTGTGAGCTGACCATCGAAGAACGTATGGACTTCATGACCCGGAAGGGTGTCATGGTGTTCACCGACGGTACCGATGAAGGTCGAATCAAGGCGCTGGACGAGAAAGGCGCTCCAAAGTACGGTGTCAGCCTGCAGCTGTACCAACGTTCGGCTGATATGTTCCTGGGCGTGCCGTTCAACATCGCTTCGTACAGCCTGCTGCTGCACTACATCGCCAACACGCTGAACATGATTCCGATGGAGTTCATCTGGAACGGCGGCGACTGCCATGTGTACAACAACCACATCGAGCAGGTTCAAGAGCAGTTCAGCCGTATGAACGAGGCGCCGGCTTCCCCGACCATCAAGTTCAAGACTGTCCGTGAAAACATCTGGGACTACACCAGCGACGACTTCGAAATCGTTGGCTACAACCCGATGCCGGCTATCAAGGGGAAAATGGCCGTATGATTGCGAGCGACCATCATATCCTTCGCCAGGTCTCTGTTGCCATGACACCAGATGGTGTCATTGGTGATGGTCCCGATCTGCTGTTCAAGAGCAGGCTGGATCTGGCTGAATTCGCTGAGTTCACCAAAAAGACAGTATTGGTTGTCGGCCGGCACACCGCTCAGCAGCTGATCGAGCACAAGGTCTATCCAACGGAAGATCGCCCGTTTCTGGTGATTTCCGAAGGTGGCATTGTTACCGGCGGCCCATTTTCTGTAGGTAAGGCTGCAGATGACTTTGCCAAGTGCGAACGCTGGCTGCTGTACGCAAAAGACCTAAAAGAAGGCTTGAAGCTTGCAGAAAGCTACACCAGCTGCTTTAACCTGGCCGGCTACACTGTCATTGGCGGTAAGCGGGTCTACGACGACCTATTTAAGCTTGTGAGCGACGGCAAGACTCGGTTGAACCGAGCGTACATCTTCACTGCGGACAGCGCTGAAATCGCACCGTTGAAGCCCGTAAAGCTATCCATGAACTACACCGAGCTGTTCACCATGCTCAGGAGCAAGTTCGTGGACCCTTCATTCGGTATTCTGCAAACCAACGGTAATCTGAACATCAGCCACAAGACTGCCACCTCAAGCAGTCGGGCTGTTCGCGGGGCTGCGAGCGTCACCTTTGTAAATGACGATGACGTCATAGATACTAAGTACGCGCATCTAATGAAGACTCACCTCAAGGTTCGCACAACCACCGGTGAGTATCATTTCCTCCGCAGTGAAATATTAGGGTGGCATCCTATGCGCGGTTCGGAGGTCGTAGAGCTTTTCCTCAAGAATGGCACTACGTTCCAGCTTCGTATGAAAAACCCGCCTCAACTGGATTGGCTTGTAGCCACTCTCAAGCGTCTCTAACCCCAAAAGCCCTCTTCGGAGGGCACACTCTAAGGAAATAACCTGTGAAAGCTGAATTCATCCTGGCCTGCAAAACCTCCGTTCTCGAAGCCAACAACCTGACCGGCGTTGATATGCCGATCTATCAGTGTGATTTCGCCGATGTTCTGCCTCATCTTCAACATGGCGTCATCCTTGGACAGCGTGAAGCTCTCGAAAAGGACGAGTCCGCACGTCAGTTCCTGCCGTATGTTCTGCTGGCGAAAGTCGTAAACGGCGAGACCAAAGTCTTTGCCTACCGTCGTGGCAAGGGCGTGGGTGAATCTCGACTGTCCGGCAACGTGAGCATCGGCATCGGTGGGCACATCGATATGGTCGACGTTGTTGCAGAAGGTAGCGTGGTCGACACCTTCAAGACCGTCATGAAGGCAATGAGCCGTGAAATGTCGGAGGAAATCATCCTCGACAAAATCGGCGAGTCGTTGCAGATGGGCTCCTTGGGTATCCTGCTCGACAACAGCAACGATGTTGGTAAGGTTCACATGGGCATGGTGATCGTGGCTCAACTGCCAGAAGAAGCGACTGCCGAGTGCCGCGAGGAAGAACTCGAAACCCTGGGCTTCATGACGCCGCGAGAACTGCTGGACTCCGGTCTGCCGCTGGAGAACTGGACCCGTATTCTCTGCGAACACATCATTGCGGGGTAAGCTATGACCAAGCTAGTAGGTTTTGTGGGTGTATCGGGTAGTGGCAAGACTACCCTGTGCAAGCAGTTTGAGGATGCGGAGAACGTGGCCTTCGTAAAGACCACTGTCTCTGAAATCTACAAGCGCATGGGCAAAGACCCGAAAGTCGCCATGACGATTGATGAACGCCTCGACGTACAAGAGGTGATTCTCAAAGAGCTGAAAATGCAGTGGGCTGAGGCGATCGGCAACAATCAGGATAAAGAGTACGTCCTGACTGACCGGACACCTTACTGCTTTATTGCCTTCATGCTGGCTGAGGTGAGTGGTTATGGTGAGTTGACCGAGAAGCAGAACAAGCGGATCGTCCAGTACGTCATGGATTGTCAGTGTGCCGGGTTGATGTTCGATTGCATCTTCCACTTGCCACCGTTCCCACCCAAAGAGTGGAAGCGTGAAGAAGATGGCAAGGTGTGCGCTCAGACCAGTCCGTCGTACAACCTGCATTTTGACTTCATCATGCAAGGTCTGATGTCCAGCCACCAGGTTCACTGCTACAAGATTTACGGCTATCCGTTAGGTGGTCGCGCCCAGTATGTGAACAATATCCTCACTGAGCGCATGAAACACTCCGTCTAATCCCTGCGTAAAACTGACAGACTGTCTCTAGCAATAGAGCAGTCTGTTTTTATTGACCAAAGGAAAGTAGGGAATGATCAAGTTCAATTACACGCATGGCATTGCACTCTTAGGTGGTGCCGTTATGGCCGGGGTCGTCTTTATCTGGGCGGGGGTCATGGACAAGGGCTTGAGTGAGCCGCCAAAGAAAGACCCGAATGATATCCGCATCGAGCAGCACGCCAAGTGTGCCGGCGCTGGTATGGGCTCTCGCCTCGACGAGAAGTTCAACATCATCTGCGAACCTAACGAAGGTATGGATCGCATCAAAGATTACTGGGATAAGAAGCGTGCCCAGTACCTGATCGACAAGAACGAGGGGAAGGTGGTCGAAAAGAAAGACCCGAAATGGCCCTCTGACCCGAACAGCTTCGAAACCAAATCCAAAAGGGCCGAGTAATGAAAAACGCCATCATCTGTACAGGCATCGTTGTGCTGTTTGTCGCCGGCATCCTGGGCGCTGTAGCGGGCTTCCGCTATTTCAGTAGCGTCACCACCCGGGTTGATATCGTTCATCCGAAACCTGGCGTTGAGTGCGCTCTGGCTTCGACTGGCAGCGGTACCGCTCTGTCTTGCAACTGGCAAGTGAAGCAATGACCGTTTGTAAGCCATGTAACTGCGGCGATTGTGACCAGAGCCGCAGTGACAACAGCTTCTACACCAAGCAGCTCTTTGAGCAAGCCTCGAAGGTCATCAACATCGATCCAGACAACACCAGTTGGTTCGAGGTTGTGGATCTGATGAAGAAGGAAATCGAGGCTCTTCGTTACGACCTCCAAGTCGCTCACTCCGTTATCAACGCAAACAAGGAACAACAGTAATGACTACCAAAAAAGGCCGCCCAGTAAGCGATGCAACCAAGTCCCGTATCGAGAAAGGTATCCTCGCGGGTCTCTCCTACGAAGAAATTGCCGAAATGGTCAACTGCTCTGTAGCCGCTGTTAAGCGCGCACTGTCGCCGGCACTGAAAGAATTCACGCCAATCGACATCGAGCTGATGACCTCCGGCCTGTACCTGCTGTCTGCGCTTCGTAAAGGCGATCTGCTGGAAGATCCGGCAGTTGGTCCGTTCTCTCGCGAATACACCCACGTTAAGGGTTGCAGCCAGGCTCAGGTTGATGCTCTGTACATGCGCCTAAAAACCACTGGCCTGGATGTTGACTAATGAGTGTCATTGTCGAGCAGGCGTTTCTCAACGCCGCTGCCACTAAAGCTGTGGAAGATGCCATCAAAGCCTGCGCAGCAAACAATCCAGCTATAACTTCGGCCGTTGCTCAGGCTATCAACAACTCGATGATCACTGTGGCACCGATGATCACTGTGGCTGTAGAGAAGGCTGTGCTTGAAGTAACCAACAAGCCTGACTTTCTGCACACCTTGATCGAGAAAGCGATCCTGAACGGCGCTGACAAGCTTGGTGGTTCGTTCGATGCCAGTCTGCGTGCAGCAGGTAAAGGTCTGGCAATGGATCGTGAAACCCTGGAAAAGGTAGCGGCCGGCGTCAAAGCTGCGCTGCGAAATGAGGCTGAGGCTCGCATTGCTGAATACGAGCTTCGTGGTGCGGGTACGTTTGCATGAGCCAGTCCAAACTGGCTTCGATGAAAGAAACCGCAACGAACATGGTGATTGGTTCTGCCATCAGCTACGTCATCGTGTTCGCCTGCATGAAGTACATCACAGAACCTGCTCTGGCAGCCGGCGTGTCAGTAGCGCTCTGCACCGTAGCCAGCTTTGCTCGTGGCTACACCATTCGTCGTCACTACAACCGCAAGGAGAGTTCCAATGGCTCTAACCGATAAAGAAAAGATCAAGCTGAAACGCTCGGAACAACGAGCGATCCGCAGTGGGGCAAGGAAACAAGGTAAGAAGTTGCTTCATCAGGCCACCAAGTTCCACGAGGATGCTCTCAGAGCCGGCTGCAAGCTGAACCAGCTTGGTGCTAGCCCATACAAAGACAAGCACCCGGCATACGAAGAGCTGGTTCTGCCTCTGCTTGAACAGGCGAGTCGTCTGTGCGCGGTACTGGGTTTCGACGTTCTGTTTCAGGTTCGCACGCCGATCCCGGGTGAGCCTAACTTCACTGCCTGCGTAGCTGGCTTCCAGAACGAAAAGAGCCTTACTCCGACGATGAAGGCTCAGATCGATCTGATCCAGCAACGCCCTGTCATTGGCAAAGAAGATGGCTTCTCCACTGCTGCCTTCGACAGCCAGCCTCCGAAAACCGACGAGTAACTGCGATAATCACAGCTCATTAGCGAGGTAGAAAATGAGCGATTACTCCCTAGACGACGAGCTGACCCGGAAGACGGGTGAAGCGGCTCTCTGGCTAGACGGGGAAATCAAACGCGGAGCGGTGACTGGCCCACAAGCCATCACCGCTTTGACCGTTTTTGATCTGGTCACTTTGGGCTTGGTTGATCACAAGTTCAACGACTGGTCCCGTGAAAGCCGTGACGATGTACGTTCTGGCTTCCCAGACAAGGTTGTGATGCACAGGTTCGAGAAGTCTGGCGCAGAGACTGTGATAGCCGTTGAGCTTGATCGGGTTCGCGGACAGGTTGTCGTAACCCAACTCACACGAAACCCGGAGTTCACTTCAAAGGTTCACGCCTTCGAAGACGAAACCGATCCCGTTAAAGCTGCTTGCGCTGGGTATGTGGATATCATCCAACGACTCAAGAGCAAGGGCTGTATTGTGGTGGCCTAAATGACCTGGAAAGTTCTGACCATTGGCGACATCGAGACAACCGGTTTGGATGTGCAAGCTGGCCATCGCATAATTGAGGTGGCTCTGTCCTGCTGGGGCTACAACACTGTAACTGGCGATCGTCGCAAGATCGGTAAGCCGTACATTCAGCGCATCAAGCCTGACCGTGCGATTGACCCGGCTGCACAAGAGATTCACAAGATCAGCCTGGCTGATTTGCGTGGCGAGCCTGACTGGAAGACGGTAGCTCCTGTCGTCAACCGGATCATCGAGAAGACCGACGTCTTCATCGCCCACAACGCCGAGTTCGATGCGCCTTTCCTTGCATTGGAGCTTGTACGCATGGGCTTCCCAATGCCCAAGTTCAACGTGTACTGCACCATGCAAGAAGGCCGCAAAGCTACTGGCATGGGTAAAGTCCCAAACCTGGGTGAGCTTGCGTTCGCCTGCGGCTTTGATTACGACACTGAGGCCGCACACAGCGCCTTGTACGATACGCAGCTCCTCGAAAACTGCTACTGGGTTGGCGTGGAGCGTGGCCTCTTCAAGAACCCGGCTGAGCTGTAACAGCCGTCTCCTGCCTCAATGTGCGCTGTAAAATCAGCGCACATATCAACAACATAGAGCACACATCATGCGGCTTAACCGTTTAGCTCTCGTCCTCGCTGCGAGCATGGCCCTTGTTGGCTGTGATGAAGCCATCAAGATTTCGGAGAAGCGCATCACTGTTGAAGTGGTCAGCGTTCGCGTCAGCTCCAAGTCCAACAGCAAGGTCACTTTGCGTGAGATTCCATTTGGCTACATTTGGAAAGAGCAACGTCTGTCCTGCTCCAGTACCAAAGCTCGCAACGTCAAGATCGGTAAGAAGTGGGAATTGGTCGAAGCCCGCTACGAGTACCGCGAAAGCAAAGAACAGTTCTCCCGTCTGTTGGGCGTCCCGGGCATCTGCACTCAGAGTAACTACTAATGTCCTACATCTACCAAAACATCGACGGCACCGGCCTGAACGCTAAGGGTTGGGAAGCCAAGAAAGATTCTCCGGAGTGGACTCTCCGTGAGTACCGCAACGACAAGATCTGGGTTCGATTCCACTGGATCGGCCGTTATCGCAAGGATCTGCCGTCTGAGTACCGTCACTCTCACGGTATCCAGGTGTACAACCGTGTCATCGTGAAGAAGTCCGAGTGGGAAGAAGAAACTGTTCAGGACAAAGGCTGGGTGCTCGACCCGGCTGCCACACAGACCTTCCGCACCAAGTCTGCTGCCGAAGAAGCTTTCGAGGACATGCTCCTGCGCTACACCGAAAGCTCCATCGACGTGGATGAAGACGGTAACACCTTCTTCGTTGAAGCCGGCAATCAGCTCGCTCCTGTTGTTCCTGGTAGCACGCTGATCGCGGACGAAGAACAGATCGCCAAAGCTGCTGAAAAGGGCGTTGATATTGGCGGTTGGTCTTGAGCCATATGTTTGAACTGGAAGATGCTCCGGGATATCTGGAGCGTTTCCCTGAGTTACGCGGTAAGGCTCAGATTGGGCGGGGCGAGTTCTCGATAGTCTTCGAAGGCTCCTGCCAAAATACCGTTTACAAGCTGACTGTGGATGAAACCACTGTCAACTTGCTCCTGTTAGGCCGTATTCAAGGCTGCGACGGGCTGGTTGAGTTCATTGAGTATCTGGGTCATATGGGCTCACCAGAACACCCACAAGGAGTTCACCTTGTGGAGCTTCAAAGGCTGCAAACGATTGACCCGGATATTCACTCGACTCTCTATTACGAGCGCGAGTCTGTGATGGCTGCTATTCGTCACCGTATTGTCGAGAGCGACCGTCACATTGGCGTTATGCAAGCGCAGGAGCGTTATGCCAGTGCATTGCAGGAGTTGGCTGCATCCAATCTATTTAGCGCCTCAATTTCCAAAGCGCTGATGTGGATCGCCAACTTCATGAACGCCTCAACACTGGATCTGGTGCATGATCTGTACAACCCGGCCAACTACATGACCGATGGCAAGAAACTGATCATCACTGATCCCCTTCTCACAGTAGAGGGCTAGTTAATTTCGCCACGCTATGCCTAAAACTGCTGTGTATTATCGCTGCAACACAAAGAGACGCTAAGTAGTTGATTTGCTTAGCGTCCTAAAGAATAACCAACTCAGATCATTAGGTGGATGACATGGCAGTAGCACTTCAACAGGTTGAACAAGAACTCCCAGTTAACAACGAGGAGGAGATTGTTCTCGGCGGTCAGGGTAACGAAAACACGCTGGATCTGCTGGACGATATGTTCGCAGACCTCGAAGCAGGCGTTAACGCTGGTAGCGATTCCAGCATCGTTGTAGCCGGTCTCCAAGAGAAACCGTTGGAAGTGCCAACTGAAAGCCAGCTGCTCGAAGCCGGCCATGCTGCAAACATCGGTGAGCTGAAAGAACAGGCTCTCGCTGAAATGGACGAGCAGTCCGAACCTGCTCCCGATACGGCTCAGATGCCGGCGCCAGTACAAAAGAAGAAAGCGCCTATCACCAAGCGCATCAGCACCATCGGCATGACTAAGAGCGTGGCCCTCGCTACTGCTCTCGGCGACAAGCTCGATGAACTGCTGACCATCGACACCAAAGACCTGGCTCTGTCCGACGAGGAACGCTTCGACAAGCGTATCGCCTTGCTCGAAACCATCGACAAGATGCCGATCAAGATCGGTGAGAAGACCACCAACCTGTTCGCTCACATCGCCAAAGGCGCTGCGTTGTCGAACTACACCCGGATCGCGATCAACTTCCTGGTGCAGAACGACGAAATGTCCAGCAAGCAGCTGAAAGACGCCTTCTTGGCGCGTCCATACAGCGAAGGCACTTCGTCGAGCCAGACTACCCAGATGATGAATCTGCTGCCTGCTCTGGGTATCGCGATCAAATCCGGCGGTCGTCTGATCCCGAACCCCACTTCTACTCTGCTGCCACTTCTGACTTCGCTGAACCAGCCTGGTCCTACTACCGGTCCTGTAGAAACCGAAGAAGACGCAGCCGAGTAACAGATTTACCCTGGCCTTTGCCCTCTTCGGAGGGCTTTTTTATGGCTCTGATTTTTGGAGGCACTATGAGCACTGATATGGCGTGTGACCTTGATGTCTACAAACACGGTGAGCTGATTGGCGTCTATGACATGCCAAAAGCAGAAGCGGAAGAACTCCGCAAGAAACTCACCAAAGAAACTGGTCGTTTGCACGACTGGCACTACTTTGGTGGTCGCGTTGTCATGAAGGCTCTGCCAGAAGGGTTCGTCCCGGAGAGCCATAAACCGGAGAATCCCTGGGCATGAGCCTTCGTAAGAAAATTCTGATTCTGGTTGTGGATATCGCAGTCACTTTTGCCGTCTGCTATTTCATGCACCTTCTTTTGATCGCAGCTTCGAAGGCGACCCAATGAACAAGTTTATTAAGGCTCTTGGCTTGAGCATGATCATCTTCGGCTCTCTGACAGCCGTTTACTGCATCGTCCGCATGATCATGATTGCGGAGGGTCTGTCATGAGCCAATTCCATCCGTACCCGGAACCCAAGCTGACCATTGAGTTGGTCCCTTCCACGCAGTGGGAAGACAACCTGCGCAGCCGGCTGACCAAAGTGCAGTGGGACAGTCTTCGCGCGGCTTGCTACCAAAAAGCAGGTCACCGCTGTGAAGTCTGCGGTGGTCGTGGGCGTAAGCATCCAGTCGAGTGTCACGAAATCTGGGATTACGAAGACCATGCCTTGATTCAGAGGCTCACCGGGTTGATCGCTCTGTGCCCGGATTGTCACAAGGTCAAGCACATTGGCTTCGCTATCACTCAGGGTAAGGCTGAGTTCATGCGAGCTATCAACCAACTGGCTGCTGTAAACCAATGGCCGCTCGATTTGGCTATCGAGTACGTCGATCGACAGTTCCAGATCCACGCTATCCGCAGTCGCCGCAGTTATCATCTTGACCTCAGCTGGCTCGATGACTCTGCAAGCTACTTCGAACGCTCAGAGGAAGCTGCTCGGGACAAGCGCTCACAGCTCGCTGCTGCGACGTTAGCACGACTTGCTAGCGCATCTAAGTCTCACTAGCGAACGTCGCTTAAAACGCATCACAGAGCGTCACAGCAAACGCTGGGCGCCATGTGATGCCTTTGCTCTTTGCGTAAAATCGAAGCAAGCAAACAACAGGAGTGCCGTAGTCATGGCGTACAAGGGGAAAGGGACGACGTTACGCGCCCAGCAAGGCTTTCAGAAGATGATGGATGAGAGGCGCAAGAAGGTTGAGTCGGTCTTGGATACCATGACCAAGAAGTGCGTCTACTGCCAGGTATCCAGCAGCAAGCGTCGGTTGTTCAGCCTTGCTGAGGGTGATATCTGCGCACAGTGTGCAGCCGAACACATCCCGGTGAGCGACAAGACCCTCTATGAGCTTGAGGCTGATCACAAGGTTCACCTCGAAGCTGAGAAGAACAAACCAAAACCTGAAACTTACGGTGACTGGGCATGAAACCTGTACATGGGTGGAAATTCAAAGACTTCTTCGAGGCTGAGTTGAAGAAGCGCAGCGAGCCAGAAGAAGACTTCGAAGCCGATGAAGCTGACGAAATTACTCGGGCTAACCTCGACATCAAAGACCGGCTGTATTTCCACATTAAGCAGATGACAATAAAAGCCTCTGGTGACATCGAGTCTATTCGCCTGCAAATCAAAGAGGCTGATCGCATTCGTGTGGAACAAGAGGTTGAAGAACTTCTGGCTGACGAACAGCGATCCACTTCTATGGGCCAGTGGGCATGAAACCTCTCAAGCCAACCAGCCTGGCTGACATGCTCAAGGAGTTCAAAAAGGTTGAGAAGGGTCTCGCCTATGACTACGAGAGTGGCCCGGAAGCGACATTCAACGCCATCAAGAAAAGACCGCCTGGCGAATACATATACAAGCAGGCTGCGGCTGAAATGGAGGCTGATCACAAAGCCTCCATTGCAAAGATGGTTGCTGAAATGGCCGCTGCTGAGGCTGCAAAACAGGCAGCAATGGTCGAGTCCGAGAACAAGAAGTGGCAAGCCTTGATCGACGACATCATTGACGCCGGCTTGTATGAACCGCTTGAAACTATCGACCTCGTTACCAGACTTCGCGAGCGCGGTAAGAATATCGAAGACGCCTGGAACGTATTCGAAATCGCCATTGAGAGTGCTCGGCGAGACAAGCTAGAACGAGAACGTAAAGAAGCCGCTGCAAAAATCCCCAAGCCCTCTGCATATGGCAGTTGGGCATAACCAAGAGGTGTCACCATGAAACAGAACTGGAAGTATTGGCTCAAAACTCTGGCGTTGCTCGCTGCATTCGCCGTGCTTCTTCATATGTGGGCTACCACATTCGATATCTTCCTCGTTGCACTGGGCGGAACCATCCGGGGCGACTCGTATTACTACGACCAGGTTTCATACTGGTTCATCCTGACCATCGCCGTTGGTATGTTGGGCGTTCTTTGGTACAGCTACATGCACAACTTCGCCGCCAAACGTGCAAGCACCAAGATCTTCGAGAAGTACCTCGAACCCATAGAAGCAAAATGGAAGGAGATGGAAGCATCTTTCGAAGAGGAAATCAAAGACCACAAGGCTGTCATCAAGCTGCTGGAGAAAGAGGCCAAGCTCAATCTGGGTACCATTGATACCCAACGCAAGATGATCCGCGATCTGGAACAGGCTCTGGTCGGCCGTGTCAGTGAGCCGCCGGCTGGTCAGCACTTCGATGACTGGGCTCTGGACAAGTTCGTGGAGCACATGCGGGCGACCCTGAAAGTGAAGCGGGAAGTAGAGGGCAAGGGAGGCTGGGAAGGTACTCATGAGTACAACACCTATGCTCTGCTCATGAGCCATGTGACCTCACACAAGCGCGGTAACGCTGCTCACATTGCCAACTACGCCATGATGACCTGGATTCTGGAGAACTACCCAGAAGAATGCGAGGCTGAGACCTTGCGCAAGCAAGCCGAAGAGATTCGTGACGCCGCAAAAGCGACTGCGGCAGCCGAATAACACCTATATCTGCGCTGTAAAATCAGCGCAGATTCAACAACATAGCGAGAGGAAGCACCTGTGAAGATCGTCGGTAAGGCAAAGGGTAAAGCGCCAAAAGCTTGGTGCTTGATGCAAAACAGCAAGACCGGTCACTACTACGTCGGCTATGACGACTACTGGCCTCTGCATGGTAGCTTCGATGAAGTAACCAAAAAGGTTGCCGAACTCAAAGCGAACGCTAAACCGGAGCCTGTAGTTGGGCCGGAAGTAAAATGGCCTGGGTTCCATCCTCATGGTCGCCCCGCTCACGCCGCCCCGCTCACTCAACAGCAGCTGGACGACTACGCTGCCTACGAGAAGTACAACCGCGAAGTCTACGCGCATCAACAGTGGGAGAAGGACGAGGTTCGCCAGCAGATCGTAGCGTTCGATTACGTCCCGGTGTTCGAAGATATCCTCAAGTTCACTGGCTACACTCGCGGCCGCAGCTCCGTGACCATGCAGTTCGAAGCCAGTAACGGTCAAACCATCGAATTCGGCCCATCCGGCATCGACGGTCTGATCCAGGGCATCATCGACGGCGTAGCGAAGCCGGAGTTCATCGCAGGTACTCTGGAAAAGGGTATCAAGGCTCGATTCAAGTTCGTCAAGAAAGGCCAGAACACCTATGCTGAGCTGACGGAGGACTGATGGAAACTTTCGGTCTGTTCATCGGCTGGTTCGTAGTGACCGTCATAGCTATCATGGCTACGATCGGTACCTACGGGGTCATCATGCTTGGGGGTGGCAAGATCGACAAGGAGGGTGGGCTGATCATCATCGCTGCCTGTGTTCTTTGGTTGGCATCGGCTAAACTCTCCCCTTTTGGGTGGGTGGGTCTGTGAAGAAGTTCAAGGTCGACAAACTGACGGTTCATCGCATCATCTGGGCGCCAACCTTGATGACGCTCAAGGTGAAGCACTTCTTCCTCAAGTGCCAAATCGAGGACGCTCAAAGACTGGTGTATCGAATGATCGAGCTGTACGGTCACAAGAACGCCGGTCGTTACGTCAAGCATCTGGAAAGCCTGCTTGAGAAAATGGGTGATCTGGATAAGAAGATCGAGGAGCTATGGTCGGGACAAGGTTTGAAGAAAGGCTGACCGACATCGCCAGGGCAGAGCTTTGTGCTCTGCTTTGGGGTCGGGTCGAACAACTGGGCTATACACCGCAGGAAGCCCTTGCGGAAAAACAAGAACTGGAAGAGGCCATGCTGGTCGAACTCCAGGTTCAAAATCGTCAGACAATGGGAGCATGGGTATGAAGCGTTTCATCAAGCGTAAGATTGGCGACCTGTTCGGCTTCAACGCTGAGCTGGAAGCGAAAGAGATGGCTCTGGTTGCTATCAGCGTGGCTGCGCAGTGCAACACTCGGATGTCTGCCGGCGAGCAACGTCTGTCCGACGATAGTCCCTGGATGTGTGCGGCGGTCAAAGACGTTCATCGTGCCGTTGACCGTGAAATCGAGCTGCGCGATCAGGCTAACATCGACAAGACCGTTATCAATGACCTGCTCAAGCAAGTCCAAGAGGGTCGTGAAAATCTTGGCTATCAGATCAGCCGCAATGACGGTCTGCGTGACGCTCTGACCCGCAAAACCGAAGAATTCGATGCGCTGTCCCTCACCATCGAAGAACACGTTGACGCCCGTGTTCGTGCCAGCGAATGCCATGTGATGGTTCGTCAAGACCTCGAAGCGGCTCTTGATCGTATCGGCGACATGCTGAAAGCTGACGACGGCCAGGCTTTCAAAGAAGCCGAGAAGTTCCTCAACCGCTTCCGTAGCACCAAGAACTGCATCAAGTGTGGTTCTGAAATGATCCCGCTGCGCAGCGAGGACAAGAAGCTGTGCTCCAACGGCGCTTGTGGTCACGAAGTCGAATGGCCACTCGAAGAAGGTCAGGAGTACATGCACAAGCGGAACGTTGAGCCGTTTGTTGAAGACCGCAGTCAGGTACAAGAGAGCCTCGACGCATGATCAACCGTATCTTCAACACCATCGAGAAAGACCCGGGTCTTGCGATCATCTTGATCCTCCTGGTCATCCTGGGCTTCATGCTCGCCTGCGGTTCCTTCCAATTCAACTGAGGTTCACATGGCCGTTCATATCAAGACCAACGATCAGTCCACTCTGATCAACATCCAAACTCACCCGCAATACTTCAAGGGTGAAGGTGATCGCGGTATGCACCTCAAAGCCATGCAAGAGCTGGTGGGTGGCCCGATTCAGATCATCCGCTTGAAGAAGCCGGTGATTCTGGATCAGCAGACCTATCGCATCATGGGTATGAACGAAGAAGGTAAGTTCAGCGGCCTGAAATTCAACGCCGTTGCTACTCGCCTGGCCGCTGATAGCCTGTTCATCGGTGATGTGATCGTGGGTGATGCCATTCTGCTCACTGACGAGGAGGTCGACTGATGGCTAAGGTCCGGGTTATCACCGAAGAACAGCTGCAGGCTTTCATACAGTCGCTCCAGGCTATGCCTGGTTCGATCCAAAGCGAAGAGTACGACCAGTGCACCGATCACTACATTCAGGAACTGATTGGTGTACTGGTTCGTTTGCCTGAGCGTGAAGAGTAATGGTCAAGTCCGTCGAGAAGTCGATAGACCCACGCAGCATCATGCAGGCTCCTACAAAGTGTCGGTTCTGCGGCAGTGAGGTCAAATACACGACTCACGCCGAGATTTACAACGGCCGGACTTTCAGCGATTGGCCCTATATCTACCTGTGTACCAATAAGGCTTGTGGTGCTTCTGTCGGTGTACATGCCGGCACCACTCATCCGTTAGGTACATTGGCTGACGAGAAGACCAAAACTGCTCGTAAAGCCGCACATGCTGCGTTCGATCCTATCTGGAAGTCAAAGCAGATGTCTCGTGGTGAAGCCTACAAGTGGCTCGCTTACAAACTCGACATCGAGCGTTGGCGCTGTCACATCAGCTGGTTCGATGCTGATCTGTGCCAACGTGTGGTCAAGCTCTGCGCCCATCGGCAAGAGTCCATCTGAGTGTATTGGCTGTCATTTGGCAGCCAATCACACCCTCTCTAAAAGCTCGTAGAATCAACGCTCTGATGAATCGCAGCAATGACACGCTGCAATAACTAGGACGTCTGATATGAGCAAACAGCAAGCTTCCCAGCAGCAAGCCAAAGAGCATTACGAGTTCTGCTTGCAATGCAAACACATTGTGGACGAAATGCTGGCGCTTATCGAAATGGTCGGCGACGTCTCCAAGAACGAGCGCTACCTCGCTCTGTGCGCCGAGCTGATCGAAGCCGGCAAGAATCGTCAGGCTGCAATCGAGGCTGCTAAGTGAAAAAGCAAGCCAACAAGAACGTGCTTCCGATGAAGCGCCTCACCCACGAGTACGAAGCCATTCAGCAGTTCTATGGTGCTGACCGCGCTAAGCGCTCGGGTGTCCTGCTCATGAACCATATCGATGAAGGCATCGATATGCTCCGCATCATGGGTGCAAGTGAGTTGGCGATCGACGCCTACTGCTTGCACCCAATCATCCAGGATGAGGCTATCTTCAAGCCCAACTGGAAGCTCCTGATCAAAGATGAGGCTATCAACCTCGACGCTCTGTATCTGGCGCGCAGCTATCGCAATGCTGCCAATGCCTATCTGTGTCGTCCCGGTACCGATCACTTCACACTCGAAGACCTGCGCTTTCATGTGGGCTTCTTGAGCCAGGATCTGGTTCACATGCTGTTCGCGGACAAGATCCAGAACGAGCGTGATTTCAACCAGTACCACAAAGGTAAGCACGCCCGTAGCCGGCAGCTCACCAAATACTTCGCACTGTGGCTCGACTATCTGGAAGAGCTGGACGAAGAACACCGTAAAGAAAGACAACTTGGAGAGTTCGCATGA